CTAGTACTTAGATACACCTCTAGATCTCTTCAGATCCTCTTCAGAGATCTTATCTTAGTCTAGTCTAAGTAAAACCACTACTTATCTCATCAGAGTCCTTACAGACTCTTCTGAGAGCTTTTTATGATATCTTTATTACACGTCATTTCCCTCGATGGTACTCAGTACCATCTCAGAGATAATCTCGATGTCATATCACCTCACTCTACCCCTAGGGGTAGAGTGAGTGTAGTGATGACTATTTTTCATCATTTTACGAAAATTTTACGATTATTATATGGGATGAGAGTGGTGGTGGTGGTCCAGGAGGAGGAGGAGAGAGAAGGGTGTTAAAAATAACACCTTATTTTTCACCACTTCGATGGCATCAACGACACTCTTGCACACGGATAAAATAGCACCTCAGTAGTACCTATCAGTGGTACTACTGAGGATATATGCCGCGTAGCTGCTATCTGAGTCAGTCTGTAAGACTGACGAGGAAATGACGTTTATTCCTGGTAGTGGGTGTGGTAGAGATATTCTTACTTACGAGAAAAGATATATCTTGTCAGAATCCATGATAGGAAACCTGCCTATGAGTAACCACGATTATTTAGATGCCTTTTGTGAGATCCCGAGTCTTTCCGGTATCGGTAAACACATCCAAACCATGATTGGTGAGGTTCCTGCAACCTTTTCAATAACCAAACATAGAAACCAGATTTATAACAAATTCCATATCCGTTACCACTACCGAGGTAAACGGTATTTCATTTGTATCTTGGTCAAAGACCCTTATGGTAACTATAGAGAAGATGACTTTGACATGCAGATCCAGATGAGAGCAGGAGTGATGACCAGTTTTAACATCATCTACACCATCAAAAATGGTGGTAGGGATGTGTTCATTGATGCTAATCGTAATAGCATGCAACTACACTACCAATGTAATCCGGAACATTACGAGAAGTTTAATCGCTATCTAGAATACATCGTACCTAAATGGAGTAAACATGACTACCCAGGCTAAACAAATACCGTACATGACTTTGCCTAATCTCTACGGTGTGTCAGACCACCTAGAGAATGTGATTTTTGAACAAGTTCCCTGTACGGTAATTGAAGATGAAGAAGATCCTTATTACCGAACGACTAAGTACTACACACGCGTCGACTTTTTAGAGTACGAGACGGTTGTTCGTTGCAGACGTCTGCAATCAGGGTTCGATGCGAGCGTTATGCCACTGATAGAGATTGTTTTCGACTACAACACTATTGTAAAAAATAAGCTTAAATATCTCATCACCAGTGAGAGCGGTGATTTTCGTATTTACGATGAACACAATAAAGAAATCTATCGTTCTTCCGAACCAGATAGAGAAGGTATGGCAGAATTGGTCGAAGTTTTGGAAGGTCTTTGCCTTATGGACACCGTTAAAAGAGATCTACCGCGTGCCACTATTGATAGTCGTCAAATGAAGTAGACATTATACCAGTGAACAACTCTCTGTGTACGTCAACATAGACTCACGATAACCTGATACACCTACTATGGGTGTATCAGGGATATATGCCGTCCACACAACCCTATTTTCATAAATCCTTTCTATAAAGCTATATAAGACATCCTACAATAAAAGTAATATACTTTATTAGGGTAAACCTTTATATCGTCTTAGACGCTCATTCAGAGCCTTCTAGAGCATGATAGCTATTTTACTTATGTAAAAATATCCAAAAATAAAAGACGTCATATAGCCTAGATACACCCACTACAGGTGTATCTAGGTGTTTCTATTGATGTGTTATATCAAGATACCATATTGAACAAAGTCTTCTTCATGGATCAGAGGAGTACCTAACTTGATAGCTTTTTGGTATTTACTCCCTTGATCTCCTTCTCCACAGAGAAGATAGTCGGTGTGTTTACCGACACTGTTACTGACGATACAACCTCTTTTCTCAAGATAGTCTTTTAACTGACTTCTACCAACAGAGAAACTACCCGTGATACAGATATGCTTACCTTTCAACAAGAATGCATCATCAACCACGATATCTTCTTGGATATGGACTACCGATAACAGTCTGTCTAATGATCTTAAGTTATCTTCATCATGGAAGTACAGATGGATGTTGTTTGCCAGTATATCACCGATACCTGGGATCTTGGTAAGATCCTCCACACTGACAGATCTAAGATCATCTAAGCTGTACCTGCTACTGAGTAACTTACAGATACTCGGTCCACAGTTGTCGATCATCAGTGTCAACAGGACTTTCTGTAAGGAGAGAGTTTGTTTATCCTGGATGTTCTTTAAGATCTTCTCACTGAGTTTATCACTACCTGTTACTTGTGTTAATCTAAACTCATCGAGGAAATAGAGATCACTAGGCTCTTTTAAGTAGTCCAGATATACCAGCATATCGATGGTACTTTCACCAAGACCATCGATATCTAACACTTCTTTACTAACCAGATAACTCATCTTTGCTTTTACAACATCTAGACAACCTCTATTGATACACTTTAAATAACACCCTTCTTTAACTAATACGTCTTGACAACAAGGACATCTCTCAGGGATAGCATATTTCACCAGTGATAGATCTCTTTTCCCCAAGATCACCTCAGTAATCTGTGGGATCACTTCACCACTACGTCTGACAAAGACATAATCCCCGATACGGATATCTTTTACCTCAATGAGATCAAAGTTTGCTAGAGAGACATTACTGACTTTAGCGCCACCGATCTCTACTTCATCGATGACAGCTACAGGTGTGATGACCCCAGTCCTACCAACAAAGATCTGGATATCTTTTATTTGGCTTACGACTTCTTGACTGGGATACTTGACAGCGATAGCCCAGTAAGGATCTCTGTGTTTATATCCCAACCTTTCTTGTAGTGCAAGACTATCTACTTTGATGACACAGCCGTCGATATCGTAGTCTAGTTCATCTCTCATCTTTCCTATCTCATCAACACAGCGATATAATTCATCTATCCGACACCTCCTCTGTAAAGGAGATGTCTTAAATCCCAGTTCATTTAACCAAGATAACACTTCTGTATAGCTATCAGGGATAGCACTACTGTGATATCCTACGCCATAGGAGAAGAAGGATAACTGTCTTTCTTGGGTGATCTTAGGATCTTTGACTCTTAGACTACCACTGGCGAGATTACGACAATTACTAAATGACTTATGCTTTTCATTGAGGCTCGCGAATACTGACCTTTTGACATAGACCTCCCCTCTGATCTCGATCACCTCTGGGATCTCCATCCAGGGGACGATATTTTCAGGGATATCTTCGATCATGAGGACGTTCTTTAACACATCTTCACCGATAGATCCATCTCCACGAGTCGCTGCTGATACCAGTACACCTTTTTCATAGATGAGATTACATGCAAGACCATCGAACTTCTCTTCGATAGAGAAGTCGATAGTAGAGATATCCACATGCTCTTGTAATGATGCTAAGAACTTTGCTAGATAGTCTTTATCTCCAGTAGAGGGGATAAAGACATTGGAGAGTGATAACATCGGTGTGAGATGTTTGATCTCTTTAAATGAAGGATCTTTAGTATCGGTGATGGTTTTAGTAGGAGAGTCTTGATCTGTGTAAGTCAAGGATTCTAAATGTTTGAGTCTTTGCACTAACTGATCGTACTCTAGATCTGTAACTAAGGGATGTGACTCTTGATAGTAGTGATGATCAAGATTTTGGATGGTCTTCTTTAATGACAAGATCTCATCTTGGATATTCATGTAAACTCCTGTGTATAGGTACTTCAGAGATATGATTTATATCTGTATATGGATAGACGGCATTTCTTCGCCACTATCTACGATATTGTCTCATATAACCGCTACGCGGCATATATCCTAGCTACACCTACCATGGGTGTAGCTAGGAGTATGGACATATGACGTTTATTCCGGTATCGGCAATGGTTTAAAGACCTGTTGATCGTAAGTCAAGATCTTCTCATTATTCTTATCCCACATCTTACCGAGTGTATTGACGTGTAATACTACTTTACTGGCATCGTTAGCGAGCTTGATATCACCATTGATGTTTAACAAAGTACAAGTGAGTCCTTTTAGCGCATTAGCATCAAGTGGATACTGCACACCACGAGGACTACGATAAAGGGGTGTGACCGTATGTTTCAGATAGATCCGCTTACGATCTTTGACGTACCATACAGAGAAATAACCAAAGTAAACATACTGGCTACTGCTATAACCTTGTTTCTGTCTGAAGTAAGAGACTTCGATACCGTAGTGGTTGAGCAAAGTGTTGTCTATCTGATACTCTTTACCACCACCCATCGATCTTAACGTCACTTTAGTACCTGATAAGGTAGCGGTATTATTGATCTGTGTTAGCGTTGCAGGAGTAGGTTTACTGGTAAACTCTATCAATGGAGATTCTCCTTTGGTATAGAGATCAGGATTGTTTCTCTGTGCTCCCATGGGCTTGTTGTTGTAGTAATAGACGACCTGATAGACGTACTTACTAGAGATATCAACGCCATTAGCCTCATTGACACGTAAGATCTGTTTATTACGCGTGTATAGTTGGTTGTTGCGTGCGATATCATTTACTGCATACTGTTTTACCCCACGATAGTCTACTTGCAGCTCTCCTTCATTGGTGACTTCACCTTTGATATACTCCCCATAGGCGATGTTACCTCTGGCGAGGTTGACATTGGTCGGCAACTGATCAAAGGTGAAGGGTTCTGAGTAGGCGATCTTTTTCTCACCAGTAGTATTGTTCGTGATCTCGTATTTGTTACGATAGACGAAGAGATTACCGACGTATTGCTCTTGACCAGCACTATTACGAGCTCGTTCGAGTTGTTCTGTGTCAACCAACTTGATCGAATAAGGTCTTTTATATCCCGTAAACTTCTTGAAGTTTTTATAGTCGAAGACTACAGCTTTGTTGTTATCCACTGCTGCTGTGATAGATTTCTTCTCGGCTTCCGTGATGGGGTGATCTAGATAGATCATCTCCCCATCAACAAAGACTCTCCCAGCATCATTGATCCCACGGTTACTACCTGCAGTCTCTGCATAAGGGTGGTCGATATTACCGATCTTGGCAAAGACAAAATAGACAAACTGTGTCTCCATGTACATCGGCAGGTTCTTCTGGTCTTGTAAGGTGAACCCTAACTGCGAGATATAGTACTTATCTGGACATTCCCATTGACCATTTTCAGTGAAGGCATAGTTCCATCTCACATTAGCGTTCTCTGCTATATAAGGGATGATTTTGTTATATTCAGCTTCACTAGGCACATGACCAAACTTCACAGGTTCTGATTCCATCTCAACCGTTCTGTCAGAGCTGTTTTCTCTGAAAGTGGTGATGACGGTATAGATGTGTTCATTGCTGTAGTCTTTATCGATACCGATCTTAGTGATTTTATTACCGAGCTTCTGTGATACCGGTTGATATGCTAACTTAGGATCTTTAGGATAAGCTACAAATCGATCATGGTAGAGGATCACAGGCATGTTGAACTTAGCGTTATAAAAGACGTTATGTTCAGATCCTTCTTTGGGTTCTATTGGAGTGATATTAATCGTCCAGTAATCCGTAGTCCCAGTAGCAGTATGGACCATGTTTGAGATCATGTCATCTTTGTTGACAGGATCACTACCACCATCTTTCTTATACTGATCGATATTGAAGAAGTGTTCTTTAAAAGCACGATAGATCTTGTTAGACAAATCTTTCTTACATTCTACAGTATCTGTGATCGGTTTATTGTAGGTGAGATAGATCTCTTCACCTCTAGAAGACTTCACCCCTTTCTTTTCGTACTTCTCGGTATTCTCAAGTTGATCTTTGATGATCTTTAGTCTGATAGCATTCTTAGGTGTTGCTCTATGGTATTTGATATCGATCTCACCGATGAAGCGTTTACTCTTCTCGGTGGATTTGATCTTGACGATGGTGTTGGGTTTGACATACTTGTTATACTGAGAAGCATCAACCTGAAATACTTTCTTGTCTTTAGTACTTTTGTCAAGGATAAATTTATTATCATCCAGTACAGGATCAGCTGATCCATCGATATTTCTAACATTCTCTACTTCGAAGTCTTCTTCTTCGATATCGATGTTCTTGCTCTTTAGGTACTTGACGATATGTTGTTTAAACGTTAAATCTTTCTCAATGAACATGTTTGAGTATTCCTTTTGTGTATAAGTTCACATCATGCATCATACAACCTCAGTAGGACTATCATTAGTCCTACTGAGGTGCTCTGTATGACGTGTAGCATAGTGACATCACGTATTATAACGAAGACCTGAAGAGGCGATCTCTTTAACGAGATTTTCAGGTTTAGGAACAGGAACAAATATCTTTCCCTTGTACCCCTTGGGATAAAAGTCAAAGCTATTATCCTCCAGCACATAAGGAGATACCGGAAAAGTCATGGCGAACTTCTTCTGTCTCCCAGGTGTGGTTAACTTACTTTCGATCTCACCATCATGACGTAGGTTCAAGATCTCCTTGAACCGATCACTGATGCGTTTACGCTCGAGGGGGACATTTGCTCTACTGACTGTGACGGATACAGATGTCTTCCATTCTTCACTCATCCCTTCACTGAAATCCCCCCATGTAGGACTCAGTCGGTTTAACAGCTCAGCTAAGTTCAGTCTACGGTAATGGATCTCAACTTCCACACCATTAACGAGTGCAATCACTTTAGTGTTAGGTTCGATATCTCCATCGATACTCTTGATATCAGGATGATTAAGGTAGTAGTCTTTCGGTAGATCTATACTTTCCACCTCACCTTTCAAGGTCACCGTTAATTTACTTTCATCGATACCGAGATAGTCTTGGTAGTACTGCTTGATCTTTAAGATCAAAGCAGACTCCCCTTGACTAAGGTCTAATACTTCCTTTCTTCTTGTCAACATAACTCAACCATATTCAAATTCATCCAAGATGATCTGTTTGATCTCCAAAGTAAGAGGATACTCAAGATCTAGCATCTGGGTATTCTTGATCAGACTACCAAGATCTTTCTTAGCTTTGTAGGTCTTGATATTGACCAAACAACCACCCGTGTAGATCAGGTTTTCATATTTCGGTATGAGCTGCATCAAGTACCCACCACCATTACGATAGAATCTGTATTCCAAAGCATCAGCGATAAATCCTAACCCCAGACAAGTGTGAGTAAAATACGCCTCATCTATGTCTTCAGACTCATCCTTAGGAAGTAGACTCTCTTCTATCCCTAAGTACACGGTAGAAGGATTACCGACAGACTTTGTGTAAAGATTAAGCTGTTCTCCCAGATGGATCCTTCTATAGACTACCGTAACCTCACCAGCGTAGCCTTTCCCAGCAACGACTGAGAAAGTCACTTTAGTGTTGTTGACCACTGTGGTATTGACATCGTCTTTTTCGTAATTTTGAATCCCTTCTTCAAGTTCTTCGACTGCTTTTACTTCGATCTCTTTGATATCGAAACTAGGATTGCTGTCTTTGATTAGCTTTAAGAAGTTCTCTAAACTACTCTTATTCGGATCTAGTTTAACCATGTGTTTCTCCTAGATCCGTGATGTCTAGTGATCCCATAGGTGTGACATCATAAGCAAAGAAGTCATCCCATACACCAGGGATGACTTTACTTATCGCTGGTTTCACGACCTTAGGTTTAAAACCAATGATCTTCTGTCCTGTGAATAAGTAGCTATCTTCCTTAGCAGTAAGTGTTACTTTACCTTCTTCACCATTAAGATCAAAATCCATATCTAGGAAGTCTAGTTGGATCGGAAAGACCCTAACAAAGAAATCTGTCAGTATCCCTTCTTCGGTTAATCCACCTACGTATTTTTCAGGAGGATAACGATAGAGACTGTTATCGGTCTTGAAGATGATCTTCCACTGGTCTTCGATACTAAGCCTTCTATACCGCAAAGTACAGGATCCTGTCACCAAAACACTATCATCTTTAGCAGTGATGATGACTTCTGTGTTAGGTTCGACATGATCATTGGGGTGATTATAGTCGAGATGACTACTGATCTCTACAGGTTGACCGATTTCAAATTCATCTTCATGTTTACTGAAATCAAAATCAGTCATCTGTCCTTCACTACGGCTTTGCAATAAAGCCAAGATATTTTGTTTTTCGGTTAACGCGATATTGATTTCCATGATAACTGTCTTTATTCGTCTACAAAAGGTTCTGAAGGATCATGTTCCGGATGGAGAAAAAAGGTAGTTTTGGTGAATACTTGTTTACAAGCTTCACCTACCAAAGTAACCTGATACTGGGGCTTACCACTTGATGTACTAGAGGAGATCCTGATGACATCGTCGTTGTTAAGATGGCCAGACATGTTGTCCAGATCAAAGATCTTCACCAAGACTTCTCTGACCTTCTGATAATCCCCACTATGAGCGATCTCTTGGTCGTGATATTTAACAAAGTCTTCCCAGGTAGGGGTTCTTAGTTTCAATACCAATATCGGATCGATACGATGGTATTTGATCTTACCGATCTTAAAACCAAAACCCGTTAAGTTCTTATCAATCTGCATCTTGTTATGCAAGATCTGATCGGTTTGAAAAGATGTGTTACTTGGCAATTCTCTATTGATCTCACGTGCTGTTTTGCCATCGTAGAAGTTAGCAGGAGTCTGATCATCTGCAGTAACAGTAGCACCACTAGTAATGACACTATCAGCTTTCCCTTCTTCGATACCAAAATAAGTCTCAAGATACTTATTAACAGCATGTCCTAAGGGATAACTCATCGCGATTTTCTGTGTTCTCGTGCTCATGACTCACCTACACTGTAAATGCTTCTAAAGTCACCTCAGGGATCTCAACGACAGTCTCATACTCGAAAGTATTGTCATCATTGAGGTGGATACTCGAGATATCCTGTTTACGACGAGCGTATTCAAGATTGATCTCGATCTTATTGCCATCTGTGGTATACAAGAGACTATTACTGATCGCATCTAGAGTGATCTTCGCTTGCTCATCATTGATCTTGGTGAACTCATAGCTGATCTCACTGTCGACATGATAGAGGATGTTATTGATGTGTTTCTTGACATTCTCTTCAGTGAGCTCTGAGATCATCTTCTGGTTATATTTCCAGTTAAGACGCGTTTTCCCAAATAACAAGGTCCATTGGTTCTGGAGATTGATTCTGCGATATTGGATCTCTTTACTGCCTTTGTAGCTAGTGCTATCACTTTTGGCAGAGATGACTATTTTAGTATCAGCTTCGATAGATGTGTTTATATTCCCTGAATCGATACTGACTACAGCTTTTAAGACAGAAGGTGTACCGATATCAAACTCATCGATATCCCCCTCAGGGATAGAGATCATCTTAAAGATGATCTCTTTTGCAGTTGCATTCTTAGTGATCTTCATCTACTATCCTTAGCCACTGAAGGTGTAGCCATTCTTAGCAGCATACTCTAGATCATACTCGAAACCACTCAAGCTGGTGGTGAGGATGACTTCTGGGAGCTGGATCTTATCATCACGTTGGACAATGATCGTAAATGCTGTCTCATCTGCAACATAGACCAGATCATTTTCTTTAGCGGTGATCGTCGCAGATGCGTTATCACCAGTGTTGATGGTGACAGTGATGTCTACTGAGGATTCGATTAGTTTCAGTTCACTGACCAAAAGACTCTTAATAGAGCTTTCATCAAAGGTGGGGATCTTAGATTTGATCACCGTCAATGTAGGATTAGTCGATTCACCGATACGGAACTGATATTGCTTACGGATAGAGATTCTTCTATATTGGATCTCTACACTGCCTGCAGCATTACCTTTACCGGTCATGGTGACTTTGGTATTGACAGCAAGGCTGGTGTTCGCAGTGGTTTTGTCATGTGGTAAAGAAACACCTGCGATTACAGAAGGTGTACCAAAATCGATATCTCCTTCAGCAAGGCTGGTGCTGTTGGTCTTATTGACAAGTGTCAGGAGGTTTACTTTGGCAGATTTGGTGTGGTCAAGTTTCATCAGGGTCGTCCTTTTTTAAACAACTGGAAACATACTAGAGATACTTATCTCTAGTATGGGTGAAAATAAAAAATACATGTCTTCACAGGAGTCCCCGGAAAACATCATAGTATCTTCGTTTACCTTCCTTACGGTAATAACAATACTACTATGCTATATAGACGGCATATGTCCTTAGTACTGCCTCACAGGCAGCACTAAGGAGAAGGGGGTTTATGACGTGCAGTAAGGATAGTTTTATTTATAGACGTTAAGGCTGGTTTTTAAGTTCATACTTAAATCCATCCAACTTCAACGTCTTTACCTTAAAAGTGACCGTGATCTCAAACTTACCGATGTATAGCAAACTACCTCTTTTGGCAGAAAGCTTGATCTTCTTGATGTGATCTTGTCCTGTGACAGAGTCATAGACGATATCTAGACTCTCTTTACGCAGTTTGGCTTTAGCGATGATAGCATCACAGACAGTGTTGATTTCTTCTTCACTATAGCTCTTGTTGTGGGTGGTACTATCAGCACCTCCTAAGAGCTCATGCTGCAGATGGATATCGATCCGTCTATATTCGATCCCATCAGGACCATCGTAATCACTACCACCACTGATACTGACTTTGGTATTAGAGACATAGTCCTGGTTGGGAGCACTCTTACTGACGGTATCAATACCTACGCCGTCAATGACAGTAAGATCCGTGAAGCTAAGACCACTATAGGTCTTAGCCATAGCAGTATTGATCAGACTGGTGACATTGTCTACTTCATTTTTCGTGATATCTATATTCATCTATCACCACCTGCTGAAGATGATATTACTACGACGCGCTTGCAGTTTTCTTTCCTCTTCGATAAGCGCTGATAAGTTCTCTCTGACATGGATGATGTCGTAAGACTCAGCACTTACAGATGGGATCTCATTGAGTCTATCTAAGAACTTCATGCCATCGACTCTGATCTGTTCGATCGACTCGATAGAAGGTGTCAATAACTTCTCGGCGTTCCAGATACCTGGCTCGTTGACATAATCAAAGGTGATGATGTCAACCAGTTTCTTGATATAGGTACCATCCCCTCGAGGATAGTCTTTGGTTAATGACCTGATCGAGAAACATACCTGCTCACCAGGAGACTCAAATGCATGAATCAAAGCTTCTCTGTAAGGACCAGAGGGATAGATCGTTCCCATGACAGGTACGATTGTTCTACCTCTTTCATCTTTTAATTTCTCAGGTGACAACCAGATCTTGCGCCAGGTACCACAGATCATGGTCTCTTCGATACGAGTATATCTGATACCATAATCGTATTTGTCTTTGCTCCCTATGGGCATCTTGGGATGACCATATTCAGCTCTGAGCACTCCACGATTGATCCGTCTATTAAAAGAGGATTGTTGTTGGAAGAACCTAACGCCTGCTTCTAGATCGTAGAAATCCTCCATGCTGTTGTAAGCATTAAGACCACCGATCACTTGGGTATAGCAACCATCAGCATCAGGTTTGATGATACCTTGTTTACCTGTACCACGGAGTCTTGTGCATTCAAAGAAGATCTCCCTTCCAGGAGACCTTCTTGCTGTTGATAGATATTGCATTGATATTTTATCCTTTCTTATTGTCGCAGTAAGCTCTCGATATTACCCTTACGGGGATATCTTCGAGTTTACTCACTGACGGAGTAAACTCTCGATATTTTCTAGTCTTTCTGTCGGGTTGATCAAGGCAGATGCGACACCTTCAGAGAAGTAGTTGCCACCAAGCTTATTGAGCGTGTTGGTGGCACCATACTCGATATTACTCATCTTGATCCATTCGAGATTCTTACTCTCAGGATCATTCTCAACTACCTGACGATAGTAGATCCTTTTATCTTCTTTGGCTCTTGCGATCAAAGAGATCATGAGTTGTACGACTTCTGGTCTACTTCCTACATTGGCATCAGCATAGCTCTTAGAGGTCTCAAATAACCTACACATGTCGACATAGCTCATATACGCAGGGATTTTACCTTTGGAGATAAAGAGATCGTAGATGTGATAAGGTAGAGTATCTTGTTTGACGATATCAATGTTCTCAATCACCGTGTCTCCTGCTTCAAAGCTCAGTTTGTAGTAAGGATCATTACCGTACTTGATCTCTTCTATGGAAGTAGGGTTGAATGTGATCATGGCGTTGACACTCAAAACTGCGTATACGGTACCTACCGTGATCATGACTACCCCTAAGGTGTAGACATGATCACTTACTTCAGCAAGACCTTTAAGCTTATACTCGACAGGGAAATAGATCTCACAGTCCTTCAAAGCCACCCACCTTTTGTTGATGACTTTGAAGTTGCTTTTGACGACATCACTATCACGAAGATAGCCGAACATATCCCCTCCTTATCTAGAGATAGCTATATCACCAGCTACCGCATCAACCAGATAGTAGATCGCAGCTATAGAGGCTGCTTCTTTGACTGTGATATTGGGATATTTATAAAAAGCTGCATCGATACTACTTAAGAACAACTCAGCATTTAAACTAGGATAAATAGGAGCCAGTGACCTTGATACCAGTTTCAATGTCAAGACATGGATGTTTTCGATATCTTGTTGACGGACGTATTGCAAGAGATCTGTGAAGAGATTAGTCACTTCACGATACTCTTGTTCACTGGCATGGAAAGGATCTTCACTGATCAAGTGGTGGAAGTTAAACTCCAGTGACTCTTTTACACGTTGTACCATGTCATCAGAAGTGGTCCTTGTGACATTGTTGACATGTTCTTGCCAGAGAGATTTCAGCTCTTCTTTGTGTTCATTGATCTCTTCAACAGACTGATAGGTATTTCTCTGTAATGACAGACCTAAAATAGCCTCGACATCACCACCTTCTTTGATCCAACCATGATAGGTGAAAGGATTGACTCTGATCTCGTTATTAGAACGGGAGCTGATGATAATACCGTTTTGAGCTTCTTTATCGAGCTTCTCAAGATAGCTCTTGATCGCAAGACCTGCTTGACCTCTTAAGTACTCAAGATTGTCAAGGATTTCATTAGGAGATCCAGTACTACCTTCAGGAAGATCATTGATAAACCAGTTTGAGAGAACAAAGACAATCAAAGCAATCTTCACATGCTCTGGATGATATCTTAAGTAGTGACCTAAGCTATTTACACCACGCCAGTTCTGTCTGAACACTCCATGATAGACTTCTTTGACCAGATCATCACTAAGATCTTTGACCAGGAGCCCACCAATACCAGGGTATCCAGCCAACCATCCCATCACCACACTACTGTCAACATCTGCAAGTACTGGAGATGCTGGGATCTCACCTTCAACTACTTCAGAATGAGAGAATCGATTCAGTAATTCTTGGAACTGACTGTCTAAGATCACATCAGGGACTACAGCAGTATTGACTTTGGTCTTGATGAGATCTTTAGGATCCAGTGATGTGATCGCATGTTGTACGGAATCTACCAGTGCTTTGACAAAAGGATTGATCTCACTTCTGACTGTTTTCAACAGTACTTGAAAATCAGGGATCGTAGTGCTGACGATATCAGACAAAGCACTGTCGTATCTGGAAGGGATGAACTCCTGTGTCTCTACAGGGACTTTGTTGGTTATACCAACAACATCGTTGATCACTTCACTGTCAGATAAGTTATTCACGACGTCTTCTGGAGGAAGACTGATTGCTTCTACCAAAGGCCACAGATAAGAGTCTTCTTTGATAGTTAAAGTAATGTTCTTATCTTCTAACTGAGAAGATACCATTAAAGCTTTAGCAAGATCATTTTGGGTAATCATGGATAGTACTCCTTACATCTGGGTGAAATGGTCTTGCAGTCTAGACCAGACGATATCTTTGACAGAAGACAGACCTTGGTCTTGGATCTTATCAGAGATGTCATCACCTGCGACCCCATGGATGGTCGTGGTGACGACATCATTCAGTGCTGCCAGGATAGCAGCATTTTGTAGCTTAGTGTATAACATCGGTATACCTTTTCTAAATAACTAAAAACATGCATGTAAGATATCCATAAACGGATACTATACGATTGCAAACAGCTTTTCTCGCGTAGACGGCATATGTCCTTAGTAGTACCCATGATAGGTACTACTAAGGAATAAGGCTATATGACGTTTACATAATCATCGTGGGAATGTCCCTGGGACGAACAACTTGGCGATGTCAGCAATAGGGTTATTGCTCGCCATCATACCCCAGTAAGAAGCATTAGAAGTACTGTCCTGTCTGGCTAATCTTTCTCGCCATTTACGTACCAGTTTAGGGAAGAAGTAGATCTGAGCTGTCATATCCAAAGATCCGAGTACTGCCATGTAGTCACTAAAAGGGCTATCAAAGTCGAACCATCCACCTTCTAGTACGTTAGGTCCATCGAATATCTTTGCTACCTGATCAAGACCTGCTTTCAACATCCCTTCAGCACCACCCATGTTCTCTACCATCGGCATATGGAGCATCGTCTCCATATCCTCGACGTCTAAGGTTACTCGGATATTCAGAGGTTCTTGGTATTGCGTCCAAGAGACATTACCGGTGCTACCTCTATTGATCGATATCGATTTCACCATACCCAGTCTTGTTTGTGCACGACCTTTATCAAAGACCTGACACAAGAAAGGTTCAGTGTAACTGTGTCTCCCAGTAGATCTGGTCAATGATCCTGCAAGCAGTAATGACAAAGGCATGTAGATGTTGATCAGCTGTGAGAAGACATCTCCATAAGGGGAGATAAGATCTATCGTGTAAGATTTGGTTGAGAGTTGTGCATCTGCTCTATCCCAAAACTTAGGTACTTCTGCATAAGCAGATCCTGTTAAAGCAAATAGACCACCCATCCCAATTTGTTCAGCAAACTTGCTGATGTTTGACATAGCACCAGATACCATACCTTCGATACCATTGGCTACAGCACTATCACCGATGTTACCATAGTTAGCAGAGAATTTAAAAGACCTTGCTGCAGAAGAAGTATTATTGATCCATTGTGCGAGTTCTGATTCTTTAAAAGAGTTAGAGAAGGATTCCTGTGCACCACCAGTCGTTGTGACACGAAATCCTACAAACTCAGCACCATCATGCAGACCAGCTTTAACAATAGACATAAATGAATCAGGGTCAGAACGATCCGTAGCAGCCTCTGGGGTTATAAGTCCGTCGTTAGGATCATCTACCGCTTGACCTAGACTAGATCCAAACCATCTACTGGTTGCATTACCTAGGTTTGTGATATGGGGATCCATGACGTTACGATAACTAGCTTTGATCCCAGATTTGTAACGTTTAACCATCTCTCTTTTCAGATCACTGCTGCCGGAAGCATTAAGATCATTCAGTTGTTTCATATACGCGCGTTGTGCACGGGTCGCAACACCATAAAGGTTGATATTACCTTGCTCTGTGATCACAGATCCAAAGTGACTTCTAAGATACTCTAACTCAGCACCACTAGGTGTCCAACTAGGATCTCGATCTGAAGTAGTGGTATGTTCATCTCCCCCTACACGAGGTGCTAAGAATCCTTTATTGACGGCAATATGGTTCAATATCCCTTGTGCTGCTGACCAGTACAATGGCATAGTAGGCTTCAAGTAGTACAACTGAGAGGTCTTGCCTGACAAGAATGATCCTATTTTGTTTATCGTATCTCCAATGATACCAACAGCACTTAACCCCAGTGATACAATCCCTAAGGGTAATGTTACCGTTTGTCCGATCAACTGTCCGACAGAGTTAGCTAAACTAGATGCAAGACCACCAGTTCTGACAAATCTTCCGTACGATGGAGAGTAGAATCTACTATAGAAACCAGTGATAGAGTTAAATACAGGAACACCGAATCTAAAATAGACTACTTGTTGATGATCATCGTACATCTCCGAGTAGTATGGAGAGAGAAAAGTCTCTGTATTGTACTTATTGGCATTCTCTCCTTCTTTCAGTACTGGTGGGTCTGTCCATCTTGAAGGCTGTGGTAAAGGGTTCACCGCCAGACTCCCACCAGGAGTCGTATCGGTAAACTTCATCATCGCTGTGTTATACACTCTTGCAAACATCACTTCAGGATCTACACCTTCATTGTGTTCAGTGATGTTGCGCATGAAAAAAGCCCGCTGTACCCAGTTGGTACGTTCATCTTCACTACGGGCATTGATTCTGTCGGTATCGATCATGTATTTATCCTGATATCATTGTTCTCAATCACGACTCTCCCAAAATCTCTTTTGATTGCTGATTTGACAGAGCTTCCTCCTAGACTTAACATGATCAAGAACTTCTCATCATCCAGTCTGGTATTATCATCAGCATTGATCTCATCTTTGACACTGTCGTTGATATGTTCATCTGTCAGTACCCGGATACGGTTACTGACCTGACATCCTTTCTTGAATAACTCCTTGAACCTATCAGACGCAGAAGTATAGTCTTTGGCATTGATGGTAAGATCATTACCTCTTTTGGTGTATAACCAATCCTGATCTACAGAAGTCTTCTTCAAGGTCTCTTTGAGATCTTGATAGACTTCCATGTTAGATCTATCTGTAGACTCGTTACCCTTCTTCCAGTTAGAAGAGAGTACATTCCTGAAGTTACCTTGCTGATGAGGATTAGAAGTAAGCGTATTGAACTTCTTGACACCAACAATATCAGTCATCGCACGGATAGAAGAGAGATCTTGTTTATCTACAGCTTTGGGATAGACATCTTTGACGATCCTATCTCTGTAAGGGTTGTTCTTGACGATGTCTTTTAAAGCATGCAATGATCCTGGGATATCATTATCCATGATATCCCGCACAAGCCCTGTTAAGTAATCCGCTTGTCCACCTAGTTTAGATAAAGAAAAGACATCTGATCCTGTCAACTCTTCTACCATACCAAAGAGATTACTGACCTTAGAGAAGTCTGTATTTCTTATTCTGGATAGAGTATTGTTGATATTACCATAGATCTCACGACCACGACTTAAGCTATCTGCGATATTGGGGAGGTTATTCACACCCATCTGAGTCAAGGTGGAGTGAGAGATGTTTGCTATCCCTGAGAGTTTATCAAAGATGTTATCTCCAGATAAACTACTTCTGACTTGATCTACCGTAGAAGTGATACCAGATAAAGCATTACCGATACCACCTAAGAATCCTGATATCGTCGATAAGGATACCTTATCTCCACCTTTTAACTGAGAAGCAACTTGGGAGATCTTGTTGGCAATACCACCAAACTCAGAGATGTACTGGCTATTGCCTTCCTCACTATAAGCATCTGGCGCTGCTTTTGAGTTATCTCTGATCGTAGACCAGGATCCTTTAGGGGTAGGATCTGCGATAGGTGAAGATCCACCTTTTTTACCATTGTCTCCTTCGATATTCTTGGCCATAAATACCCTCAAAAAAAATAAAAAAAAAGATGATGGTCTACCGAAGTAGACCACCTAAGTAACAACATAGGAGTTTTATGTGTTTTTTCCCTGCGAAGCAAAGCGTTTATGATGTTTTAAGATCGGACTGATATCCGGTACAGGTAGTACCAAATTCTCATCTCTCTGGTAAGCTTCTCGAAGCTTCACCAGATTAGAAAGTCTTGGGTGGGTCACATGGGTATCATTAAACCATGTTCTACCATCCTCATCTTCGGTGATGTAATACATCTTCAAAGGAAGATCAGACTCAATGAAAGCTTTCTTCAATAATGGAAACTGTTCGATCTTTAAGTAATTGGCATATCGGATATGTTCATAGAAGTTAGGGATACGCACCTTGTGGTAGTTACCGGCAAGACGCATATCACGGATCTGTTTTCGACATTCATGACCTGAGATGACTTTCAATAACTCTATCGGTCGATCACTACTGATGAAATGCCAGAAACCTTCTGTGTTGGTAAACTGTCCTAATCCTGGATAGTAGAAAGGAGAGATCCATTGACTATCCAACCATCTCCCTAACTTCGTACTACCACGATTGTCGATACGGATATGGTTGACTCCATCTTCACGGATCAGCTCCTCCACACTCTCAGGACTGATCAGCTTCTGATGTTTCTTCTGGAGCATGGTTTTTCCCTTTCTTACTGTCTCTGACATGAGGACGATGGATCTCTTTTCTCTCTGCTTTACGGATCTTGTGCATTGAGTCTGCATAGTAGTCGATATTACTCTGGATATCCTGTTTGACTTTCTGACGTTGTTCCTCTAGCACTTTTAGATATTCAGGATCTGCAGTATGGATGCCGTGATCCTTACGCCATTCTTGTAAGTATCGTAAAGCATCTTCTTTACCCATGAGTAACACATCTAAAGAATGGGTAGATTTAGAACCATCAGCATTGTGTAAAGTGATATTGAAGTCTACCTTCTCAACACCTAATACTCTCAGTCCTTCTAAGAATACCTTCCAGGTAAACTCAGGTTCACTGAACTTCTTATGGAAACTACCTCTAGCATTAGAAGCAGCAAGGTTGTTATTGGGATAGATGATCTCTAAGTATCTTGACAATGACTCACTGAACCTAGTACCAGTGATCTTGAGATCGTGTAATATCGTGCGATACCAGCGTGCTAGTATCCCACCAGCACTGCTATTGGTTTCTTTGCTCTTTTTATCTGGGCTATTTAAGATCGGATCTAAGGGATTCTCTCCAGATCGGATGGTTTTCTTCATAGTGACCTCTGCTTAACAGGATTTTCATCAGTGTTCTACTTACTGATGTAGCTTCTTAAGAAATGACATAGTGTCATCTGGCTATCACGTAAGACATCATGCGAGAGTCTTTCTTTGATAGCACGTCTAGCAGGATTCTCTTCTTGAGAGATATCCTGTAATAATAACGTTATCTGATTAATGAGATCGAGTACACTGTCTACTTGGATCAAATAACTGCCTTCATAGACGGTAAAGTAGTCCAAGGCATTTCTGTCTTGGTACTCTGCTTTATAAGGATCATGAGTGAAATGCTCAAGATCCTGATAGTGGTGTACGCGATATCTGACGGCTTGGTAGAGATGGCTGATCGATGGATAACTGGTTCTGATATCATCAAAACCAGAGATGATGGTATCCAACGTCTCTTGTTTTTGCTTAGCTATAGATGCCTCCTTCTTCACCAGAGGAAGGATCCTTCGCAAGCGATCCACGTGATATCCTTTAAGATACTGTGAAACTACCGCGTTGATGAACATTTTTGAGATGATATTCACATAGACCTCTCCTGTGTTTGTTAGAACAGAGTAGGACATCCTACTCTAGTGGTATAATGTATATCTTAAAATTATTTATTTTGAGATATACGCTCTGAGCATAGCGAAGACATGTATATTTCAATACAGGATATAAAGACATGACAGATGTAGTAGAAACTCTAGATCCCATAGAAGAGGATCTTAAATATACCCAGACGATACGCAAAAGTATCGTCACAGCGATCACCAACCAAGCTCCTTATGAAGAACTTATCCGTAATGAAGAGTTCTCTAAGCTCTTGATGCAGACTTTACGTGATATGGATCATCAAGCACTGACCAATAAACGGATCAAGTCTGATGATGCCAATGTTGATAAACTGGTAGCCAATAAAGCATTGGTAGCTGAGATCTTGTCAACACTATCTCCTAGAGATGCTATCTACAGCAATGGCAATAACCTTAACCGTACTTCTTTAGATGAGACAGATGGAAAGCGGGATTACGTCTTAGACGAGACCATGGTAGGAGAATCCAATCTCAATGTCGATGATTTTCAGCAAAGACAAGCAGCATTGTAATAAAACATACTTATACCTCAGTAGTACCTATAGGTGGTACTACTGAGGACATATGACGCGTAGACGTCGTTTTCAGATAGCCTAGGCGTCATACATCCCTAGAGTACCATGATCGGTACTCTAGGGTGCTCTGAGTGAATGGAACGAAGTGACATCTAGTACTTGTACTAAATGGAACATAGTGGAATGAAGGAAGAAAAACCCTGTACACCAGATCACTCCAGTGTACAGGGTGCTCTTTCAACTTAACTCTTTCTCACTTGTGTTATCCGCTTTTACATGCTTTGCATCTATACGCTCCGCGTTTATCCTATCTGCGTAGTCATTGATCACACAGAAGTGATCTACCGGTAAGAAATGGATCTGTAGTAATGGCATATAGGTCTTCTCAATAAAGTCAAAATGATCAAAGTCATTGACCTCAAGCCATCCTTTCAACTGCTCTATCTCTTCCTCAGTAGGTTTTCTTTCAAAGAATATCCTTGGACAATACAAACTGATATAAGGAAGTCCTCGATGGGCTAAAGCTTTTGCTCTTGCATTTAGCCAGACATCGAAGTGATACATGAATAAATGCGATACATGCGTATACACCCAAGCACAATCCAAATCCTTTAAAGACACGTCAATAAACTCAATCTTTGCCATATCCAAGAGATGTTGTCTTAACACACCATGGAGATCACTTTTCTCAACATCACTTAGTTGATACGGATGGATATTGACATAGACGATGACGTCGTTATACAAAGGATGTTCATAGACCTTGACCTTAAGATCAGCAACAGCTTCTTTTAAAACAAAGATCATATTCGATACAGCAGAATGTTCTAGTGTATTCTGATCTCTTCTCGAGTAAGCTTCATCAAAGACCTTTTTATCAAAACCAGGGAATACTTCTTCTACACGACAATAGTAGCCATCATCATCGATAACCACCATCCCTTGTTCAGGATCTAGCATCATCATCGTCCCCATACGGGTATCCAAGAGGGTATCGAGATCTACATAGATCCCGATCCCTCTTTTCTGATAGACTTCCTCACTCATAGTCCCTGGATATCACTGATGTTGAAATGTAGGTTCAGTAAGATGATGGGGATCAAGAAGTCATTATCCTTCAAGATACTCTCCATCTCTTCTTTAGTGGTCGTGGTGATCCGTTGCATCAGGCTATTGGATATTAAACAATCCACACCATCTGGGATACGGATCTGATATACGATCTTCTTGAAGAAAGTGTGGTATTCATTACCGGGAAGATCTAGTAATGCAAAGAACACACATCTTAAGGTCAAGATGAGATCCATATTGGTCTCATTCTTGAATATCGACTCTAATAGCTTCTTCAAGACTTCTTTATTTAAAAGCGTGTGTACCTTGAACCTAGTGATGATATCCATGAAGATCTGCTTCTGCTGGGTACGGATATCAGCATTGGCTTTATCACGACTGACTCTTTTATCTAAAGTTAAAGAGATCGCTTCAGATAACACTGCTTTGATGTGACCGTGGTCTAAAGAAGTATCTGCTCGCGTAGATTTCACGTAAGGTTCAGTAGACTCTTGACTATAGGTCTCGGTCTCACCAGCATTAAATCTGCTACCTGGAGGTAATAATGCCATAGTAACTCCTCCTTAGAGATTGTTCTTAAGATGCATCGATGTCAGATGTACGTGTAAAGCATCTGTGGATTTGACTCTACCAGAGTAAGGTTCTATCGCTTTCAAAGAGACGCCACCAGTGTTGTTGATAGAGATGTTCATCTGTTGCATCCCGTATTTATCCCCACCACGATATTTCAAGAACTCTGTTAATGTCTCATTCAAACCTGTAGCTGCTAGCATCTGTACTTCTGGATAAGAGATCTTAGCCCCTTTAGAAGATCCTGCAGGTTGTCCAGTAAGGTTATCGATGGTTTTGTTGTTATCAGGGATGGATTTCTTCTTATCAAGGATCTGTGACTGACGTCTTACGGGAAGTCTTAAGATCAGATACTCATCTTGAGTGAGGTAATGACCCCTGTTGTCAGTGGTCTTGAGCCACAGTCTTTGATAGAGTGGGATATTGTATTTCTTAGCTACAGCAAAGTTTCTTGCAAGATCTAACTTCACTTCAGCACCATTGGGTGCGATCACAGAGAGATATTCTTTCTCATCATTAAGGTCTTTAAGATACTGCTCAAAAGCCTCATCACTGAGGCTATTTAAGTATTTATCCATTCTATCTCTATTGAAACCATCAGGTAAGATATCATCAATGGCTTCTAAGATGAAATCCGTGACAGCTTTTCTTTTGATGTTACTCACTGTTGCCATCACCATCACCTTTATCTACTTTGACTTCGTCATTCGGGACTTCATCGTCTAAGCTTTCCAAAACCTTCTTATCTCTTTTGGTGATGAAGTTGATGGTTGGTTTTAAGTTATCCACCCAATCTTCTTTACTACCACTGTCTACCAATAAGAACCTCTGATCACGAGTATCTTCTTCGTACTTACCCAGTTTGAGTCTTAATGCTCTATTGATAATAAGTCTCTGATAACTCATCGGAGATCCTTTAAGATCATCAGGACTTAATCTTCCTAGTGTCCAAGCATCAGGATCTGGATGACCAGCACGTTCAAACATCCCTTTCACTTCTTGATAAAGATCACAGTCTCCTGCATCGATATCATGCTCTTCACGAGACTTCATATCTGCTTTCAACTCTTCAAAAGCAGCTTCTACGTTGTTATCTTGCACTTCTTGCATAGTCATACTCACTTTTTACCTTTACTTACATTACCTGCTTTAATGGTTTTCTTATCATCCTCTAACCAGTAAGGATGATACTCACCGACACGCATCTTTAACAGATCCAATACGGATAAGAAATAACTATCCTGGTGTTGATCCAAAGGACACCACCAGCCTCTTGTCTGACTTAAGATCATATCCCAATCATAACCGAGGTTCTTGATATCTTCATAGAGCACCTCAGGCTGACAAGCTAGCCTTGGATCAATCTTCGCATATCGGATACATTGTAATAACTCTGCGCAGATGTTGATCGCTCTTGCAAGCTTAAGATCTTGATCTAAAGCAGACCTTACTTTCACACGATTTAATTTCACTTCAGGATAGAGTGCGCAATGATAGTTTTTATCACCACCGATCAAACCAAAGTAGTTATTCTTGCGCAGATAGTGGAACTCAGTTAAAGATCCCAACACACCTTGTCTCTGTGAGATGATGACATCTAAACTCATGTTAGAAGCACCAGATTTAGATCGAAGTTGGGTCACATACACGAGATTAAGATCAGTATCATCTTTGACTCCTTCTTCTCCTTGGATCGGATACTCACAAGTACGGTCTTTACTGATCAAAGGAGATGATCCTGCGAGCCACCAACAGTTCATCGTCAGGAACGTGAAGTCCGGTGGTGCTTTGATCTTTAAGTTGTTCTTAAGAGCTGGTAGTACTTTCACCTGTGGTGCATAAGGGTCGATCTGGATCTTCTCGACTACGTGTGCGGTCATCGTCACGTAAGTAGACGATGCACCACAGTAAGAGTGAGTCTCGTTGATGACACGGGTATTGTTTCTGTTCTGGGTCATGTAGAGCATGTTAGCTTTACTGTCCCCTATCGTGACATCATCACGCATCTTAGTAGTATCTTTGGTCTGGAAGTTCGTGATAGAGTCTAATAGTACAAACGTAGGCATAGGTACTTTTAATGGATTCACTACTCCCTTATCATTGACTCTGTCTCTAAAAGGTGTCTCTACCAAGATCTCTTTACTTTCGATCTTACTCTCCATGAACGCTTTAAACTCATCAAACCACACTTCACCAGGTACTGAGTCTTTATCAGAGACCGACCATTTGCCTTCTTCGATCCAGCTAGCGCCTTCACCATGGGTGGCTTCATTGATAAACTGTTGTAGTCTAGACTCCTGGATGTTGACTTCTGTATCGTAGACGGAGATAGAAGCATTATCACCCATGCGATAACAGCCTACGATGTTTCTGTAGTGGGCTAAGGTAGATTTACCTAAGTTACCACTACCGATGATCGCATCAAAGCGACTCATCCCACCATTTAAAATAGACTCTCCATGAATACCCGTAATAAAGGTCCCTGTGGGGATGTCAAAAAGACACCCCACATTGATCAAGGGTTTCACTGGAGATGCTAGTTTTGTATTCATACGCACCATGTTCATGTTGTTCTGTACCTCTTATTTGAAAAAGCTCATTACATAATCCTCTCGATTAAAAACTCTATGAGTCGTACGCGACACATATATCATCTTTATCTATCTTTACTGGAGTTTATCGTCTTATGCGCTATATCGATACCTTGGATCATGAGTCTCTACAGCATATGCTGACTTATCGCTTAACACCTTCTGTAGAGTCTTTTACTTACTCAGAAGAAGGATTCTTAGATGCGATCAAACGTATCATCCCGTCTATCATTGATAGCTTTAATAACTTTGCGAGGAAACTAGGCTTTGATGACAAACCACTGTCTTATCTTAGTCATGTAAGACAAGTGGATGTCAGAGAAGTCTCTAAGTCTCAGTATACTGATATCATGGACACTATCATCCCGATCCCACAGTACTACACAGGGACTTATCTTGCTTACATCAGTCTTTTGAATAAGTTCTCTGATGTCCATAAAGAACTCTTGTTCAATATGGAGACTTTCCAGAAGAACTTAGGGATAGCGTTATCCTCTCCTACAGGACTCAATCAAGATTTCTCTTCTGATCTAAAAAGAGTAAGACAGTTAAAGCAAGAAAGACAATCTTTAAAAGAAGAGATGGCGGCATTGTTCACTGGACGTACTAATGTTGTCAAGACAAGCTATGGTAATGTCATCAAGCGTAATGCTGATGTAGTAGAGTGTGCAAAAGTCATGGCTGAAGTGGCAGATAAAATCAATGCTATCGATAATAAGAAAGTCGTCTCTACGACGAAAGATCTAGCAGAGCAGCTCAATGCTTTCAAAAAGCATATCTCTAGTAAAGATGTCGTTATCAATGGTAAAACTGTACCGGATTACTTTGTAGAGTCTACACTAGAGCTTGCTGAAGAGATCGAGTTTTATGCATTGACTAGATATCAATATAGCATCTTCAAGTCTTTATTTGAAGAGATGCTGACTACAGTGATCAAAGCACTACGATAAATAAGCAAAAGACGTAGTCTCTCTGAAAAAAGAATAAGCGTCATACATCCTCAGTAGTACCTATCAATGGTACTACTGAGGTGTTTCTTTATTCACATACGTTCATGCAGAGCACCCTGATACACCTATGGTGGGTGTATCAGGGATGTATGACGTGTAGTTTATATCTAACTATGCTTGAGCTTGTTCATCATGTTCTTCTAAGACACGGAACAAGATCACGACATCTTTCTCAAACTGCATGTAACTGTATCTCAGCCAAGGTGGCATGATGTTCCAGACTCGCTCTACTTTACTGCGATCCACGCCAGTCACCAGAGTCTTGATGATCGCGATACCACTCTCACCCCAGATCTCCTGACGCATCGCCATCGGATATCTAAGCGATTTGATCTTATTCGGATCTACGGTAAGCTTTAGTGCCAAATTGATCCGTCTTAGATCCTCATCATCTATCGTGTCTTTCAATACACGATAGATCGAGGAGAGTGCTGTTGCCCTTTTCAGTCTCTCTGGTCTTCTTTTCACCAGGAATTGCAGTAACCAATATTTAAAACTACGCATAATGAGATTTACCTTTTCTTATAGTAAGTGGAGGAATACGTGGCTTGGTAGATACACCAGTCATGGTTCTTTAAGATAGTCATCACTGCATAGTTCATGAACAAACTATCTTCTTCTGACCAGTTGAGTAGCACGACTTTGTCGATATCTTTCTCAAGCTTCTTGTAGACATTTCTTTCTAAGAGATCTATACCAAAGGTCAATGTGACGGTTTTCTCTATCTCTCCTATGTTGATCTTGGCTTTGATAGACTTGACATCGGTACCGATAGCTTTCTTGAACTGTATTTTACCTTTATTGCTTTCTTCATAGAGGAGCTCTGTGATATCCACAATCTCTCCAGAAAACTTATCCTGCAGATAGTAATTTGCCATCTCTTCCAGTAAGGTGAAAGAGGATAAAGTACGCATCGCTAAGAAGGGTGGATCCAAGATCAAGGTGATCTGATCCCCATAGAGAGATTTGATCTCAGCTCTCGTGTAGCCTGGGGACTTCAATAAAACATCTTTATTCGCAAGAAGATCAGGATAGACTTTAGATTTTGCGATATGATCAAGCATACCTGCGACTATGCAATCTGTATTGGCATCGTTATCCTCAAGATAACGAGCTTGCTCTAACATGATCCGATCTAACACGACATCACTTTGACGCAATGAACATACAGCAAGTGCCGCATCACTGATCTCTTTACCGACAAAAGTATCTTCGACTTTGCTTCCTAACTCACCGAGATAGTACTGGACAGGCTTACCATTTTTGATCTTCTCTAGATGATGTTCTATCCTACTGGGATTGAAATAGAATCTCTCTGTCATCAGGAAAGGATGAATGGAGGCTTTACTATCCACCCGACTTAAATCATAGTCCTGGATACTGTCATCTTCGATGACACCGAGTCCTATTTTTCTTCCGATCGATGCTGCAATAGTTGCCAAGTAATCCGCTTGTTCATTACCGGGGTGGCCATCATGACCTTTGATCCAGTGTAGTTTGACTTCAGTATCTTTGCTTTTGATATAGCTTAGCTGATCATGGATGTCTTGCCAGATATCTTCATACTGGACCTTGTTACCATCTTTCTTACGAAAACCATTAGTAGACCATTGCGGGAGATAATCATTAAAACCACTGACGACATTTTTACAGTCTGAGTACACATGAGCTACTGCTATGTCATCATCAACCGTCTCTTTCTTGATGATATCCAAGCTATCTCTGAAAGCTCTTAACTCAGCACCTATGTTGCTATCATGGATACCGACTTTGCTATACTTGTTGAAGATCTTGACAGGTTCTACTCTGACTTTCATAGAGCCATTAATGACATTTTGGTATTTATCATCGGTCTTCTTAATGGTGCTAGCGTCATGGATGTCTTCTTCAGTCTCTTTTTCACCCAGCTTTACGTAACCTATCTGGGTGTATTTGTATTCATCATTGTAGTTTACGATATCCTGACATGTCTGGTATGTATACCCATGGATACCATAACCTATCATTCCAGGGTTTTTACCATGGTTACCACCGTCACAGTAGAGGACGATACCTTTAAGCATATTTCCATCCTTATATTCACAAAAACGCTATAAAGTATCCCTTATGGTTTATCTTTTTCATCATCGATACTCTTTGGTGCTGGTAGCGGTGCTGGAGGTGGAGGTAGTTCAGCAGGGAGATTGGGATCACGACCAGTATCATTTAAGATCTTCTTCACTTGTTGGTCTTCTTTCTTGACGTTATCATCAGTCTTTTTATCTTGCAATGCAGCATCTGCTACTTGCTGGATCAGAGATTTCTGCATCTCTTTCATGAACTCCAGTTCTCCTTTCATCGCATCTTTCTCTTCATCGGAGAGATTGGCATCAGCGATACGCATGAACATATCCATGCCACTTTCTAAGAGCTTGGAGTTGATCTCTGTGAGATGTCTGTTGATCTTGATCAGACGGTTATTGTTCTCCATGGTGAGATTGTAGTTGTACTTTAGACTCGCGTAAGCTGCTTCCCATTTATGATTAAGGACGGACCTTGACCTTAAGTTGTTACCGAGTACATAACAGAGCCCCACCAAGAATAACATCAACCCCCCAACGGAGTATAAAAACCAAGGTTTCTTCCTTTTCTCTGGGTTGTGGAACCCCTCCCAAATAAAACTAAAAATGTATCTTATCAATGACCACATGTATCTGTACCTCGCATTATCGAATTTTATAGCTTGTCCCTAGACCCCTAGGGATATATGTATACTTACTTCTCTTATAGGACATCTGTCACATGACTATCTCTATCAAAGCCTTTGCATCTCATAGTGCCCTCAGAGCCAACAGTAAAAATGATGTCTACCCCATCGGGGAGATCTCAGCATATGCCATCACCTATGCCAAAGATCGTGGGATCTATGCCAAAAAAGATGATGAAGATATCACTCTATATACGTTTACTTCTGTCGAAGATGGTAACTATATCGAACTCTCTGATACTATCTTAGACAACATCTTCACCATCGTCACTGACATCTACAAGAAAGTATTGCTAGGTCAAGCCTCCTGGGCAGATCAAGTAGAACAGTACTTGATCAAAACCTATGCATCTGTTGCAAACAGTTTCACCTGTGGACAAGTCATCAAGAGTGATAACTATGCTTGCCCTGGTTGGATCGAATGGAAGATCAATAACCAAGATACGACTATCCGCATCTGGTTTTCTGACAAAGCATTTCGTGCGACTTATGATGAGTACGAGATCTCTGTCGTCACTCCGATCAAAAATGTCGATGATTTCTTCAAATCTCGACAAGAAGTAGCCAAGTTTGTTGCTGACGAGAATGACCCTATCTCCATGTCAGAAAGAGGTCTCATCGTCCGTGACTATAAACCAGATACGATCAAACTGACCTTGATGTTCAAGTGGCATGATCGCCTAGATCCTACTTTCACTCTAGATACCAGATGGGATGTGTTCATCTATGGTGAACGTGGTAACAACCCTGATGCGATCAGAGATGCTATCATCAGACACATCTTAACCAACTCTATCCATGACCAAGATGACTGGAAGCAAATCTTCCCGGATATCTTTCGTCGATCTGAATTTATCATCATCCCGAGATTTGATCAATTTGCTATCCCCAATAGACAAACTGTCTCTGGGATCTATACACCACTGGCGAAGTATGCAGAGATCGTCCCTACGATCAAGCAGTTTGCACAGCGTACTTATGGTTATACGGATAGCCATATCGAGACTTATGCCTCTGTACTTGCGCATCCTTATCGGTCATTACAGTCACTAGTCATCTCTCATCCTGACAACAGAGATAACTACCACTACTTAACGGATCTTTATCCTGATCTGATCGCAGAGCATTCTCTATCGCAAGACTTCAACCGCATGAGAGCAACTACCCGTACTTTTGCAGAAGCCTTGATGGAGCTTATCATCGCAGCTGAGTCATTTACCCTGTACTCAACAACTCCAGCGAACGCCTACCGTATCGTCAGAGATGGTAAACTCTATCTCTCTAGGTCTTTCAACAACATCAACTTCCTGGTAGCTGCCAAAGCTAACTTTGACTGATAAGGAGAAGTCATGAACAACGTGAATAACTTCGACTAAGAGGAGAAGTCATGACTACAGAACTCCTCCCTCAGATCTACTCCTCGGGTATCTTCAAACTCAAAGGCAAACTCTCCACCTATCTCTCCTCTGAGACCTACTATACCACAGTAGCCATTAGAAAGATAGAGGAGCTAGAAGCATCTGGTATCGATGTCTATAAAGCCTTCTATGAATCCCTACAGCTCACTGAAGACGAATACACCGAAGATCAGTTAGCCAACAGATCAGTAGTTACTCTGAAGTCATCTTCAGGTGAACTCTATCACATCCCTTCTTCTTATCTCTTATCCTACCCCAATGGATCAGGGATCATCTACTCGGTAGTAGGGATAGCTTTGGATCTAGGTGCACTACCTGTAAACTTTGATCTCTCAGATCTCACGGGTAAGCTCAAACAAGTTGTCTTAAGTGAACTAGGGGTCATGCCAAGATCCCGAGTACTAACCCTCTCTAACCAAGAGATCATCTCTCAGAAGACACATGAAAGGATAGAAGCAGCAAGAATAGCTAAGAAAGCAACACCTGTCAACCAAAAGAAAGTCATCCAAGACCTCACCACTGAGAACAATGCGCTTAAAAGTAAAGTCACGATGCTAGAAAGGTTCATCGTGGATTATTTTGAAGACATCAAGAAACAGTCTGTGGTCATGTATGCTGATGGCTTTAATGATCTTGATGGATAAATATATCCAATCTCTCTGAGAGATACGTCTCTGAGGGATACGTGAAGTATCCTGAAGAAAAAAGAATAAGCGTCATAGATCCCCTAGTAGACCATGATAGGTCTACTAGGGGTATATGCCGTATTTACGACTACTACGAACTACTGTTCCAGGTTATTGATCTCGTCGACAAGCATCTTCTTTATTTCATCTTCTGATTCTTTACCGATCTCATCGATAACCATTTTTGCAAACTCATCAACATCACAACCATACTGGGCTTCACCAACAAAGGTTATCTTCAACCATCGCCACCAGTATCTTCTATAGATACTGGTGTATATCTTCTTTTTATGACGCTTTGCATTCATTTCAGATAGACTGTAAAATCAGGTTTAATATAACTACCCGCATCTATCGCTGCTTTCTTAGTGACTTTATTAGTATCATCTAGTACCAGTTTACCATCGATAGCCTTAGAGTAGTTAGAGACGATGACTTCATTGAAAAGCCTTAATCCATCCCCATACTGACAGAGATGACCATACCCATAACTGATGATATCAGTCAATAGTTTACTATATTCTCCTTCAGCAAAGCTTTTACCATAGTCACTACTCATTAAAGTGTTGTCATACTGGATGAAGAATGATAAAGACGCTGTCAGTAAGTCGGAGAGTTCACCGTCATTTAGTGTGTAGGTCAGAGGTGTGTTTACTTCTTTGTCAGTGTCTTTGTATACACTGTTACCGATAGAGACCATCATCATCGCTACCCAGATGACGTCACAGATGCCATCAACGATCTCGATGGTGATATTCTGTCTATAGGCTTCTGCAAGCTCTAGGACCTCTTCTTTTAAGCAGTGATACTGTCTTTCTAAGATCTCTTCTAGCGACCAGTCTTTATCCTGATGTTGATCAGGATAAGCCATCTTACGCCAGTTGTCTACCATGCGATAGATCTGATTGATCTCGGTCTTCATAGTCCCGGTTTTGATATTGATTTCTGGGTTTATTGGGTTCATAATGCACCTTTTGTGACATGAAAATAAAAGATATAGAGAGAGGTGTTGTAGAGATCATCCCACAACACCTCATTGACATGCCAGTTTATCTTAGACCGAAGTCATGATAAGTTCTTACTGCTATTAATATTAACGCCATCATACCACTGGCACGAAGTGATGGCGTTTTTATAGTGTTTAGAATGCCTCCTTAAACACATGTCATAAACCCCTACCCAGGATACTAAGTCCTGGGTAGGGGTTTATGCCGCGTAGCGGCTATCTGACGAGATATGTCTGCTGTCTGAGATGGTACTAACAGTACCATCGATGAAATATATCTCGGAGGACTTCCTCTGAGATGACGACATCATCGTCATCGATGAAAATGCCGCGTAGTATCTAAAAAGATTATTTTTCAGTCAGATCTTTACTGTCATTACGATCATCTTCTTGGAGGAGCTTCTGGGCTTCTTGCCAAGCTTTCAAGTCTTCTAGTGAAGTAAGTACTATTTTCTTTTGTTTAGCCATGTTAGTTAAGGTTCTCAGTGATAACGATTGTACTGTTCAGTAATAAAATCCTTGAATACATCGATGATATCTAGGATTTCGTTACTACTCTGGATGAGATGGTTAAGATTATCTACTAAATCTTTCGTCATCATTTACAGATAATCCTTGATCCGGGAGTTTGGATCTATCCGATAAATGGATGGATACTTCTCTTCGAAAGAACCAGTTTTTGCGTTTCTTGCGAGTTTATCGCGAAACGCTTGATATCTGCGTAAGAAGCGTTTCTTCTCTAGACGTTTTGAAATACGTAAGTAGAGTTTCTTCTTTGTCATAGGTCGGTTCTCGTTACTCGTGTAAGTGTTTAGTTGACATGATACGCTTACGCGTCCGTGTCTCGATTGTGTTCTTTAAGGTATCCATAACAGCTTTCTCTCGATGCTTGGTAAAGGTATTCAGGTGTATGGAAACGTTGAGGTCTGATGATGCCTTTAACGAAATCTATTTCTTCTGTAAAGAAGACAAAACCTTCATTGTGTTTATAGATACCTTCAGACCGATCAAGTCTGGTTATGGTAAACACATCAGTTGATTCTTTCATTTCTTACCTCTGAGCTCCTGAACAAAATCTTTAAGACCTTCAATGAAGATAGCTCTTTCATGTTCATCGCTGGGGTTTACGATGACAGGGTCTTTAAAGAGTATCGGTGTGTCATCTACTTGGAGATCACTAATTCTTCTCTTAGGATGCTTTTTAACATTAATAGCGTTCATTTTCCAAATATTGATAACGTTCACCTCCAATCATGTCATCTATAAAGAGAGATCCATGTATAATACCTTTAGCATACAAGACACAAGCCTGTCTCATTAAAGACGATAGGTCGTCTGAGATGAACTCCCTTATGTCATCTAGGATGAAGCTATTGCCATCGATAAAAAGATCTCCGATATTGGGTGCATGGATATTAACACGTTTTAAACCTTGATCAACATCGACTAAACAACCATTACTGATACGGATGACATAGTTGCCTCTGTATATTTCGTTAGTGACGATGGTAATCAAATACATGTTGTTGCCTGCAGCCATCTTCGTCATGAAGTCATTAAAGGCATTTACGATGTCTTCCTCTGTATACCTCATCTTCCTTTCCTTTTATGTTGTTTGATGAGACCTTTAGCTCTGTTGTACTTCTTTACCCATCTGATCCATTTAGGATCAATGGTTATCCATTCAAGATGGTTTCTCTCAACAGTGATCACAAAAGAGTAAGGTTTCTCTCCTTCAGCCACAGTGACTTTATCAGTAGTACTGAAGATCGTATTTCGATTAGCCTCCACCCATTCATCAATCATGTCTTTGAGATCTTCTTTAGATTGAGGTGTATTAAAAGTCTTTTTCAATTCTTCTACATGGGCTTTGAAGAGAGCAGCTTTTACAGCTTCATCTATAGGTTCATTGTACTGCACATTGTACTCCTGATTGATTTTGATATTTACCATCATAGAGCGTATCACTACCGGATGTACGCCAGAAGATCATCTGTCCTATACCTACACCTGCATAGAGGATGATATCTCGAGGAGATCCATTAAAGATCTCCACGACGAGTTCTCCTTTCCAACCAGGTTCAGCTATCGTTGGAGGGAGTATCAGTCCCATCCTAGCCAAAGTAGATTTACAGTACAGACTTCCGACAATATCACCGGGTAAATCAAACGTCTCTTCAGTGACTCCTAGAACAAAGCATCCTGATTTTAGAATGAATGCTTCACTCTCTCTTTCCTCAAAATACTCCTCAGTGTTATCCAAGATAGATACTGGATCAGGATAGCGATGCGGTCTTAGATTACCTACACCATCGAACATGATCTCTTCTCTTGCAAGTCTACTATGTTTAGTACTTACGGTATTGCTGTAGTATTTCCATTTAGGCTGTAATACCACGTCGTATCCTGCATGACTCAGTCCAAAAGAAGGTACTCGATAAAAAGTATCGCCGATGATCTTACTAGAGATTTTCTCATCACGAAAAGGATGTATCATCCCTTGTAAGGCAAGTTCTTTGATCTCTCTGTCTACTAATACACTCATGTTCACACTCTACTGTAAATAGCTGCTTAATACCTGTTGTTGACGATGATCCTCATCAAGAAGATAGTCTTGGTTTTCTAATATCAGTCTTGATATCTGATACAGTCCTTCATCTTCGTTGATCCTGTAAGGGATCACCAAGACGTAGTGGTGATCTCCACCATAGCTCATGAAGTCATAGCCGTATCCCCAGAAGAGTCTTCTTAGCTGATGTTCAGTTAAGTTATCTTCATTTAAGGAGAATATATTCAAGAAGCGTTGTAAGTTATTAACGATACACTGTACCAGTGTCACTACAGTCTGATCTTCGATACTGTCGATATCAAGTAGTTTTAACCCAGTGATATCGACTTTTAAGTAATTCTGATACGTGTACAAGGATCTTAGTCCATCTAACAACTGTATCGCGGTTAACAGATACTCGTTGTGGAAGTACTGCTTGAGAATCTCATAATCCAAGATAGATTTGACCTCAGCAAACCTTTCACTTGGACTAAAAGCATTAACCTTCACTCTACCACGACTCTCGTAGATAGAATCCCCGTAAACGTTGATAATCTCACCATGTTTCACCTCTTGGATCTCATGGCTTTTCTTAAACAAACTAAACATACATAGACTCCTATATTCAAATACTCAAAAATCACTGGGATAGTTACCACATATCCCACCTTTACAGAGCTCACCGAAGAACTCCTCGTTCATCCCGAGTGACGAGTAAGGGATGAACTGTAAATAGATAGAGCAGTTAAAGGGGTATCTCGGATGAAAATACCCACTATGATACTCTAATTTACCACATAAACCTATCCCATCTAAGTAATGATAAAGATAGTCTGCGATACTTGATATCGCAAGAGCACAAGCGATATCGATATCACTATCACTGACATCAAGATCCACAGAGATCCCCATGTTCTCGATCATCTGTCTTTCGATATCCCATGGTTTTGTGTCAACATTGATATAAAAACTAAATAAATCTCTGACTAATGACTCTCTTGTGAATAACTCTATCACATCTGTCGTAATCGTGGGTTCCCAGGTATCTAGATAAAGCTTGTTGATGAAGTACAATATCTCGTAGTAAGCGACATGGATGATCATGCTATCTTCCTTGGTGATGTACACAAGCATAGCTGATCAAGAGCTGTCTTTGATCCATACAGACAATGTCTTCTATACAGACTAACTCTACCGGAGGATGGGAGATTAGAAACTCATGTAAGAAGAAGATATACTTATTCATCAGAGCAATCACAAACCACTGTACCTTCATCGGAAAAGAATAAGGAACATCACTTGGAAGATCACTTAAGTTCAACTGCCATAGATCAACAAACTGATCCATGATCATCTCTGATAACATCTGGATACTAGGTCTTTCTCGATATAGCACAATCTTAGAGACAGATCTAAACTCATCTGTACATAAGACATCCATCGCATCATGCAAACTCTCTGGATCTAATACAGAGATCAGCTCACTATAGTCGATTAACATTAAGGTTTGCACATAAACCACTCCTATAAAACAAAGTAAGCGTCATTTCATCGAGGTTACTTACAGTAACCTCTCAGATAGCCGCTACGCGGCATATATCCTAGATGGAGTACTAAGACTCCATCTAGGTAGGGACATATGACGTCTATACAGAGGTATAAACTTAGCCACCAGGACTGCCAGCCGGAGGTGCGGCAGGTGGGGTACCTTGTGCAGGACTACCACCTTGTTTCGGTCCTTTACCGCCACCACTAGAGCTAGCGCCACCCTCTGAAGCAGCCGGTTGACTCGGCGGCAGGCCTGACTGACTACCAGGAGCTACCGGCGGTACTTTGGGGGCAAGTACAGGTTTTTCTTTCGGGACAAGATAAGCTTCAGTTGCCATCTCGACCTTACTCATGACACGGTTGTTGTGGTTCGGACCGACTTGGACGAGATATGAACCAACATCCGTGATCAGGTAACGACCATCGATCGGCACGATGACTTTGTCAGAGTCCAAGAACTCTACATCTTGGCCATCCGGCAAGAGTTTCTTAGCATCTGCTTGGTTAGCTTTGACCAGTTGTACCGCTTTAGCGACATTACTGGAACCTACAAATTGATACAGAATAGGATCTGCCATATTGAAATATTCCTTCTTCAGTTTAATTAAAAAGAAGCTTAAGGATCAAGCCTCATATGCTTTTCACCAAAATGACAGTATCTTATTTGGTCAAAGATAACCGTATATCCTGGTACTGGTAGTTGACCAGCCAGGATATCGGTATACTCAGTATGTGCTTCGATGATGATAAAAGGGATGTATTCCCCTAACTGTGCTGACCACACACCACCACAGTTTTTCAAGTATTCATGCAGGTCTATCACCAGTGTTGGATCTATCAGTAGTACCAGATACTTGACACCATAAGGGTCAGTATGCACCTTATATCCCAGAAATGACTCAGGGTGGATGACCAGATGATCAATATTTGCTAATTGCACAAATACTTCATCTTCGTAGTCTATCTCTGGAAATCCTGCTATCTCATCGTAGCTATACATCAAAGTCACATGGGGTTTCTTTAAATAGCTGTTTGTAGCAGGGATATGTTTGGCTCTCCATGAATACCAATACTGTTCCAGTGGGTAGGACATACAGTAGCTGACATGATCAACTAGCTGTACATCATGGGCAAAAGGATCTCGATGGTAACGTTCGTAATCAGTATTCATGGATACCTCTCATTGTCAGTAAAGATCAGAGCTATCTAAATCCGTGTAAGATAGCTCATCACGGAAACGTGCTTGGTCTTCTGCTTTGCCAGGATAGTCCTCAACAAAGTCATCTTCTCGATCCCAAGTAACTTCTCCAGTATCACGATTGTAGTGTTCTGACATGGATATACTCCTTTTAAGTATTGTTAGTTTTTGATATATGACGTATATGTCCTCTATATCGCTCTGTAAGGCGATATCAGACATTATCCCTATAACAACTATTACTTAGTCAAGATAATGTCTTAAAACAGCGTATACAAAGGAATAGCAATATACTCAATATACATCATAGATCCCCTGTAGAGATACACTCCGAAAAGTGCACTCTACAGGGATAATAAATATCTCTATCTCTTTTATTTACGTACTGACAGGGATCACGAGTTTATCGTGATACTGATATCCTGTCAGTTCGATATCATCGAGATCAAAATCATCAATACTCTCATGTTCCCCATGGATCAATAACTTCGGTAAAGGATAAGGATCACGAGAGATCTGTTTGGTGAGTACGGATATCTGATCTTCGTAGATATGCATATCTCCGATGGAATGGATAAACTCAAAGGGGATATGTCCTGTGAGTTTAGCGACCATGTGTAGCAGTAAGCTATACATAGAGACATTCCAACCACCAGCAGCACCTACATCTAAAGATCTCTGATACAGCATCAAAGAAAGACCTGTCTTCTTTAAAGGATAGTTAGAGTAATCTTTGGTAGGATTACTTCTAACGTATTCTGTCACGATACGAATGCACTCCTCTTTCTCCTCTGTCTCACAGCAGTCAGGGTCTTCATGGATGATGAGTCCTTCTTTAGAGAGATCGTGACATAGTGCTGATAAAGTAGTTCTGTTCTCAGGCATCGATAATGCTTCTAGAGTAGAGAGTTCTCTTACTGAGAACTGCATCAATGTTGGACAAGGTGCTAATGCCATATTCCCTTGTTCGACATTCTCAATAGGACTGTAGTTCGTATCTGGAAGATAGGTAGGATTCCAGTAGGAGATGACATGACGTCTTGAAAATGGATCAAACTTGATACCATTTATCACCAGATCTAACTGATCGATGTTTGCTTCATACCACATCGATCCTGCGATCATGGTTTTCTCTTCTGATTTGACCAAGTACTTCGGATGTGGGGTATTTCTGAAGGATTTGTAGTTTCTAAGCTGTACTGGGTATAATGGTCCAACAGAGTTCGTGTGAGGATCTGTCCAAGCTTTCCAGATCTTCACGTCATGTTGGTCTAGGTAAGTACATTCACTAGAGCCTGTGAAATACCAGAATAGCTCAATAGCAATCTTTCTAAAATCCTGATACCGGGTTGTCAGTATCGGAAAACCGTCTTTCATGGAGTAGACATACTGACGACCGAAGACTGATAATGTCTTCGTGTCAGTACGGTTGCTGGTCAGGTGGCCGTTGGCTAAAATATCACTGACCATGTCGTGATAGTTCTTCATGGATTCTCCTTATTAGAATCTAAAGGAACAGGTACACAGATGCTCTCATCTCTCCCATAGATCGCAGTACTCATCTTACCAGTAATGTTGGCAAAGATCTCTGTGATCAAAGTAGGATGTTCTTTAAAGATCGCTTCTGCTTTCTCATGGGTGCACATGATGTCCCATTCATTGGTTTTGGTGATCTCATTGATCATTCTAGGGATCAATAAAGTCTGATCGATGATCATGCGTGTGGTGTGATCGACGATCGTGATACAGAGATTACGATCGACATCAACAAACACGAGAAAATCATAGTTGTCTTTATTAAAGACCATAGTTAAAACTTCCTTTCGGTATCATCTTTGTTATAGATATCTCCATCAGTAGTAGTATCTACAGGATCTACATACTCAGGTCCTACAGGCTCGGGCTGTACATCCTGAGTAGTCTGTCCTGATGGATAGGTCTGTGGATAAGACTGAGTAGATCTTGGATACTGCGTGGGGTACTGTGTAGACTGAGTGGTCTGAGTAGAATGATTGATATTCCTCGGACCATGTCCTGCCTGGATATCATGGCGATACAGGTACATGATCAAAGCTAAGATAAAAACAAAGAGTACTAGGAGGAATCCTGAAATGTATTTCAGCACCCTCCATTCATGCTCTGTAAACATAGGTGTCACCTCTTTTTATAGTGTTCATAGATGATGTTTAATTGATGTTAGTACTTACCACCCTAATCGGCGGTAGGTATCTTCAGTATTTACCACCGAACAGACTTGCCAGACTCATCGCAGGTGAGCTATTTGATCCACTCCCACTCATCCATCCTTTTGCTCCTCCTTTTAGTTTCTTGGTGTAAGCTTCAGGAGACTGGACATCGTTCTTGACTAATAACGATAAGCCAGTATTGGTCACAAAGGTCTCTTGGATGAGGCCTTTCTGTGGGAGATATGTCGAATGATGGGCTTTCACCACCACACCTTCTAAAGATAAGGTCTGACCTGATTGATCCAAGTAATGGATCTTAGCCAAAGTACCAGGCTCGATGATGATCGGTAAACTGTTCTCCCAGAGACAGTTGACCACACCAAGCTTCGTTGCTGACATATCGGAGAGCTCTTTATAAGGATTGATGGTAAAATGATTCGGTGCATAAGGAGAGGGTTTCTCTTTACCAGGTAATTCTAACTCTTCTTTCTTATTTAGAACATCCTTAGAGAACATAGCTTTGTTACCTGATCTCTGTGGATAGACTTCCTGTAAAGGCACATGGGCGTGAGAGTATCTCACCCCTGAGCCTACATTAAGCTGGGTAGGGTTGACATGGTTTTCTAAAGTGATCCTGCCTGTACAGAGGATCTTGTAGTGTTCTCCGTCTTTACGATAACTTCTGTCTACTGATGGTAGCGAATCAGGAGGGATAACAAAGATCGTGATATATCGACTACCGATAGGGTCCCTTTCTAGATCATGTCTGGGATAGATATACCAGACTTTGTTCTGGATATAAGAAGATATCCCGTGTTTGTATACCCCATGGAGTCTATTTTGCAGATAGTCTGGGATAGAGAGATTGCTTGTCCCTTGAGGGATAACAATCTGCTCTATCTCTTCTGTGTTATCAGGCTCTATTAGATCAATACCGATGATCTTCTCATCTCCTGCAACATCTATTTTAGACAGTTCATGCGTGAGCCAGGTCTGCATGAACTTCTTCACCGTAGTCTTTCTTGCAATACAACCCGACTGACTCATCCTTAATAAGAATATCGCTTTCTCTGATAACTGGAAATTCACGGTGATCATCCTCACCAAGTCCATCTCATCAGTCTCTGCAGTCCCCTGCGAGTCTGGTGAGATACGAGGATTATCACCTTCTATGATCTTGGCGATATATCTTCTTTGTACGGGATTCTTTTTCTTCTCTCCATCTTGGGTCAAAGTAGCAGGAGTAGCTTCTAACGTAAACTCTAGATTCTCTTTGTGTGGATAGATGATATCCATGTAAGTCCCTATCGGAAATACACAAGACACCGTTAATTCATCCATGTAGTTATTCTCGTAATCACGGATGATATCTAAGTTCATGATTCTGACAGCTTTGACATTGATATTAGAGTCTAAGAGATGTACCGTACCTGATACAACCCGTATCGGTAAGGTAACATCATTAGCAAGTATCCTTGCGATCTCAGAACCCATCGGAGATCCTGCAAAAGGAAATGACATATTCTTATTCCTTATTTACTAAAGATGTGCTGACGACGATAGTTCATGCGATCTTGTAATGATAGCATGTCTTCTTCGTGTGGTGGTTTTGGGATATCGACGGTATAGTCTTTCTGATAGTACTTCTGATCGAGTTCTTTTTGTTGTTGGATCTCTTGATCTTTGGTGACTTTCCGGAAGATATTGTCAAGATCAAATAAAGGCATGCCGTAGTCATGACCAACGTCTTCTTTATTGATCTCTTTATTTAAGATATTAGCTACCAAGGGATAGATCTCAGAGGCAAAGTCAGACAGTACTTGTAGATCTTCCATCGGGACGTTGTTATAGGAGATAGAAGTCGCGAGTTTGTCATTGAAATCTTTGATGTGGCGGTGGATGACTTTGTACATCTCAACGAGATCTTCACTATTGATGACTCTTAATGATATTCCTTGTTTACGAAACTCTGCCATTTGTGCGATAGTGAGATATTTCTCGATCAACTCTTCTGCAAAATAACGGTCACCGACTTTACTTCCGGTAGTCGGTAGACCATAACGTTCGATATACTCTCTGCTATAGCCGTCGATGTTGTGCATCTTCACGCGATAGAGTTTATTGAAGATGATCGACCTTGCGGTATAGCCTTGTTCTAAACTAGACATAAGTGAACTCCTTGAGTTTTAACGAGAGGAGTGAACGTATACTTCGGATAGTGTTCTGTGAAACAGGTTACTATCCGAAGTATATAAGACTCCTGATTGATGATGATCACATATATCACACATCATACACGTCATTTCTTCACCGTCATCGTAGATGGCGTATCAGAGAGCCTAGACGGCATACATCCTAGATACACCTATCATGGGTGTATCTAGGAGTAAGGCTTTATGACGTTTATTTTACAAATCACGTATACTAGCGTTTATTTCATGGACGCCTTACCCATCAGAGGCTCATAGGTCTCTGATGGATGCGTTCATACTGACGGAGGGACGCTCCTATACGAGACTCTTACAAGTCACGTATAGAGGCGTTCATCAACATCAACAATATCGGTGTATAGTAGAACTGTTCATGTGGATACCAGTTCTGCCAGTCTGCGATCATCGCTTCAATGATCTCTTTGATGATGTTGTTGCTATCTAGATAACGACAGGTCTCTAACTCCAGATGAGAGAGTAACGTTCTCTCATTCTGGTAGAAGTAAGGGCTGAAGATATAGCTGTTATTAAGATCTAATCTTGGTAACAACTTGATCCCTTGGTACTCTGTCTCCGTATAGCCATTAAACGTAGGTAGTGGTGAAGGAGACAGTGATAACTTCGCCTGATATTTATCCTTCGTGTCTACGGAATAACTGAGATCTATCGGATAAACCAGATAATCGAGTCCCACTCTTGCGATCTGTGGTATCCGACCATGTGTTGCATACGCCTGTTCAGAGACCATCCCTACTTTAGAGAAGATAGAAGATATCGCATAACCATCATGATCTTCTATCAAATCAAAGATAGATTCTGCTTTAAAAGCTTTGATGTTCTCAATAGGCAGTACTCTTAATTTAACTAGCTTATAGTAATCCGCTGGTGTAAACCATCTTGACACTGCTCTAGTCAGGAAGTGATCATAGATCATCATGTCATCTCTTGGTAACACCATACAAGCATATCTCTCGGAGAAATACTTCTTAAAGTAGTTCTCCGCTATGATTGGATAGTAATGCTTTAAGGTATCAAGTAGCTTCTTCTCTGATGGGAGTATAACAGGATTCTGACCATGCTTGACAAAGTCTAGTTCAAAATACCTAGTGTCTACCACCTTTCTTTCAAGATCTACTAGTCGATCTCCTTCAGCATAGTCGATAGACTGATATTCTACTCGATAGACTGATTGCTTAAACAAAGACTGTTGTTCAGAGACGATTATCTCAAAGATCGCTGCAAATCCATCTCCGATGTCTGCGATAAACATATCACCGACATTAGGGACAAAAGGTGGATAGATATACGCAGATCCTTGAGCATAGCCTGATTTGTTCTCGTTATTCTGCGTCCAGTTTAGAGCAGTATCGACTTTCAAGATCATGTTGATGATCTTGATGTACTGCTGATACAGTCCTTCTTTATTGGGATTGTGTCCAGCAAGAGCCGTATGGTCATCTACCACTTGTTGAAAGTAATTGACTTTCCAGTTAGAGCCTTCGATGTTGGTGATAAGATTACTTAAGTTCTCCCATCTGGAGTCTACGACGATGGACTTATGGTGCTCACTGTAGACCTCAGGTCTCGTGAGCTTCTCTCTTTCAGGAAGATGTTGACGTTTAGTAATAATAGATGCCGACTTCACTGCGGTCTCCTTCTAAGTTGTGTGCATCGATAAACTGTGTCTGTACGGTGAATATAGACTTCTGATCAAATCTCGTGTTAGAGACTCTTTGGATCACCTCCCACCAGAGGTGATCTGGGACTTTATGCCATTTGTCCCAGATGGTGTACTCATCCTCTTTCGGAGGATAAGTTAACACCCCTTGTTCATTACGCCAGACTTTAGCATCGATCCCACGTAAAGCATTCTCTGTGTCGATATGGTGGTATTTCTCATGCATGCCAGAGAGGATATGATTCAGTAAACCAATATCAATCCCTAGGAAATCCAACAAACCTTTAACGATCTTAGGATGATTCTGCAGTCTTTTTAAAGCATCTGCAGATAGCTGTGTCCAGTCATGGTAGACTGACAGTCTGACATGATAACAGTTTCTCAAAGTCAGTTCTTTCAAAGAGGCTAACGTCAGATCTTCTTTGACTCTGATATAACTCTCATGGAGCTGTGACCATTGATTATAGAGCTGTACTTGGAATACAGACTCTCCTCGTTTATGCATGTACTTACTTTCCCCTTGCATGAACTCCACCATCAGTTCACCAAAGGTCATGTCTTCTATGTCATCGATGATGTGGATAAGATCATTAGGTTCTTTGTTTGACAAAGATAACATCACGTCATAGATGCGTCTTGCACCTTTGATGGTGTCCTTAGGGACAAACTCATCAAAGTCAGGAATCGATATCCCTTTGACAGCAGCTCTTCTTCTCCGCTCTTCTTGTGCAGAGAACATCTCTAAATTGAGTCCTGATAATGAGAAATGTCTTTCATCTCCAAGACCCATATCGTACATCTTGTCTTCCCCTGAGGGGATGTAAGGGACAGGTAATAACTGTTGATGGACCATTAAAGGATACATGAGTACCATTTGGGTAGGTCTTGTATATCTAACACGATAACTAAAGTTTGTCACCCATGCGGTGGTCTCCATCTCTCGACCCCCTCTATCAGGGACGACATCAAACTCAAACTGACCAAAGACTCTTGTTTGGTTCTCAGTGATGGCAAGTCTTTTATTGTGTCCTTTGAAGTTACTTAGAGTAGTTAGTCTTACACTCCCATGAACTAACCCTTTAGAAGTAAGATAGTCCATGAATGACTCGTTATAACCATCGATGTTCTCACGAAACTCATGGATCTTTCTCAATACCTCAATAAAGACATCTGGGATTAAGTAATGATATTTCAAGTTGTGTGGTGTCAAATGACCATAGTCGCTCATTTTACTACGGATAGTATTACGCCACATCTCCGCATGAGCTCTATCTTTAGTTCTGTATCTGTAATTGATATTTAATACACAAGGCATGTATACTGGTTTCATGATGATGTTTAAAGCATCATCTCTAAAGACTGGCATGTATTCAGTCTGCCATACTGGAGTAGAAGCGACTTCATCATCGAAGACTTCATCGACTTCGATGGTGATAAGTTCATTGGCATTGAACTTAGCGCCATGAGGTTCATTCTGATATTCTTTCTTTAAAGTAGAGCGATGCTGCATGATCACCCCTGCTTCATCAGCATACAAGATAGGAAGATCAGTAGGGAAACCCATCTTGATGTTTAGTTGCGCTGTGATATCTGTCATGATAGGACGCATGATACTGTCTTTGGTATCTTGCAAAGGAAACTTAATAATCGGCATAGCGAGATCCTTGTAAGGGAAATTCTGGAATCATAGCATCCTTAAAAGAGATTATATCGAGACTAGGCGTCATAGACCTCTACTAGGACTATTTAAAGTCCTAGTAGAGGATAAGGGATATATGACGTTTCGCTTATGCAGCAGCGTATCCTAATTTCAAAGTCGTATCTTGAGGGATATCGACTTTGGCTTCACTAGAGATACGATCTAGCACCAGTGACAGTGACAGCGAACTCATCTTCAAAGCATAGAAGTTGTAGTCCTTGACCACAGACAAAATCGTAGAAGTTGTCTGTTTCAACATCATAGAGACCTTGAAAATGATCAGGAGACCATACTGTTCAGCAAGAGAATCTGCTGTGAATATCCCACTGATACTCTTAGACTGGATCTCCTTAACAAAGCTCTTGTAGTTTCTGTTAAGGTCTTTCAACATGTCTTGATCTTCTTTGATCAGTTTGGAGATATGTTTAGCCTGTTCACAGATAGTTTCTAAACCATCAAGACCCACTTCTTGATAACTAATACCATCAGGGATATCTCCGACAGAGACCATGTCAGATTTGATCATACCGGATGCTTGCATGCGCTGATTCTCAGGGACTTGCTGTCTGGTATACTTCTGCATATCACGGATATCGATAGCATAACAGATCTTCTTATTACCTGGCAATGTCTCTGTCTCAAAGTAGTTGTTGTCAGGTCCTTTATTAAAGTACTTAGGTGCGCTAGAGACAGCTTTGGTGATACCTAATGCGTTATTGAGGTTACCAACGATAGACATGTAGGGACTGAAAACATTAGCATCCATCGCACTTTCAGACGATACATACTTGAAGTTCTTCTTCATCTCTTCACACATCTTGGTAGAGACATTGAGTACAGCTTTAGGGTCTAATAACTCAAACTGGTTGACGATACGTTGCATGGCGTTTGCGACAGAGACTTTATCATCGCCATAGTAGAACGCTTTAACATACTTAGCTTGCTTCTCTTCTGAGAGATCATGGATGGACTCTGCTTTCTTAAGAGCTACAGAGATCTTCTCAGCTTTCTTAGCATTCTTATCAGCGACACGAGAAAGCCCCATCACGAACTGATAGACTTTCTCAGCGATCTTGACAATGAAATCCCAAATCGCTTGGAAGAACTTCTTAACACGAGATTGTTCTTCTTCCATAGAGACAGTGATATCATGGCTTTCACAAGAGAGATGTTTGACATCGATACCGAGTCTCTTATAGAGAGAGGCTTGTGCGTTACGATAGAGTCTTTGTGTGTTAGGATCAAAAGACTCATGTGACTTAACATCAACTAATGTCTGATTGAGATCTAGGATACCAGAGAAAGCTTCTTCTGCGTGGTCTAGTGCATCAAACATGGTGTTGATATAGCCATCTTCTTTAGAGAATTCAATATAGTTCTCGATAGAGACACTACCGTCTTGTGGTTCTACATTGACCGCAAGATCATCTTTGACGTCTTTATCGGGATTGTGAGGAACATCACCTTTCTTTGCTGTCGTAGTAGTATCTTTAAAAGAAGGATCGTTGTCGATATTGGTTGTCTCAAGTACGGAAGTCTCTTTGATAGAGATCTCTTCATTCTTAAGAGACTCCTCAGAAACGTTAGCTTCTTTATCTCCACCCTTAGTAGAGATAAAGACCATCTCTAACAACACTCTTGCCACTTGGACCAGATATCCTGCAATCTTAGAACAGGTGTTGATATAGCCTTGACAGAACTTGTTGTAAGCAGCAAGTATTCTAGTCAATACCTTATCATTAGCTTTCTCATCACTGTCTGACTCATTAGGCTTACTTAATTTAGCCATCATCTCGGTGATGAAGGTGGTTAACTTGTCTCCTTTGAACCCACGCAGCATATCAGTGACATCTTCGATGACATCAATGACATTTGCGACCTGATCACAGGCGGCGACTGCAGTCGCTTTGTCTGTGATCAGTTGGTTATCATCGATGCCTTTACCTTCATCATCACCGCGACTGAACTTAAGACCTTCTTTTTCATTGATACTGATCGTGATACGACCTGGAAGTTTCACGAGCGTTGCAGTACCACCTATAAGAGATACATCGATGCTATCAGCGTAAGCATCAACGATTTTAGCAAAAAGACCTTCTGCGGTTTCACCTGAATTGCTCTCTGCGATATTGGCAGTTTTATCCTTGTTAAGGATCTCCCAGGGTGCCTTACCCAGGAAGCCATCAATGAAACTATCGACAGTACTATCGAGAGAATCACAGACTTTTTTGACGGATGAAGATACACCATTTACTACCAAGTAATTCGCAAAACGATGTTTCTGGATCTCAGTAGGCTTACCAGAGAAATCACTGGTCTTACTGACTACCTCTTTTGCTTTCTTGAGGTTGGACTTCAGTCTTCCTGTGGAAGTAAAGAGTTTTGCAATAAACTCTTGGATTTTAGCGATCAGTTGTTTAATGAAGTCTTTAGAAGTCTCAATGAACTTCTGGAAAGTATTACGCTCTTCTTCAAAAGAAAGAACGACATTACTGTAATAGAAAGACTCCATCGAGAATGACTCGATGGAGTGGACGGCCTCATTGATCTCTTTATCAGAGATCAGAGGAGCTGATGTGTAGTCTTCTTGACTCAAACGGTCAACTGCCATTAAGGCTTCTTCTAACTTGATACTCATTCTGTTTTATCCATGTTGATTTCAGGGATATCTTTCAAAGCTTTATTACCACCGATCGCATCGATGATGATATCGATAGCTTTATTGGCAGCTTTCAGACCGACATAAGAGAGATCTTTACTGGTTGTGAGGATGTCCCCTACCACAGAATCTGATTCTTCATGGAGATGGGCCAGCAGTTTGTAGGTTCGGTGGACAGATTTATTCAACCAACGAGAGAGAATACCAAAAGTATCAATAGATTTTTGGATGTCATTATTGGCTTCTTTGTTAGCAAGTCTTGCGATCTCTTTATAACGATCGATTGCATCCAAGATATCTTTTCGGTTACCCGCAACAGTATCTGCGATCTGCACCACAGATGCCAAGATCGCTTTCACGTCTTTCTTATCGATCGGATCAATGACTGCGTCACGATCACGTCCTAGATTCACGAGTTTTACTTGGATCGCAGAGATCGCACCATCGGACGCACCTTCATCACTACCATAACCCTTACGGGCGAAGACGATCTTACGGTTACCAGGAAGGGCTGCAGATTCGTAGACTTTACTGTTATCTACTTTACGGAAACTACGGCTGACATACTCAGGTGGAGTAGAGAGCTCGTTGGTAAGACCCATGGATTTAGGGGCAACATTACTGAAACTACGATAGAACTCGCCCAGATCTTTGATCTGCTTCTCGATCTCTGTGGCTTTATCTTTTTTACCTTTTGCAGCAATGATATCTGTAGTAATACCGATAAACTTGTTAGAGAACTCTACGATAGAAGCAACGACAGGCTTTGCATGGAAGCTTGCCATAGCGTTACGCAGTCTCTGCAGACCTTCTTTGACAGAAGCACTATCTTCGGTGACGAAGTATTTGCTGTATTTACTGCGTTGACTGTCAGTGAGATTGAACTCTATATCTTTACCGGTCGCGATATACTTATTTACAGCAGCAGCTTTGCTAGAGATCTTACCAGCCAGTTTATTAAGGTTGGTGAAGAAACTGACGACTTTATCAGCGATCTTACCGATGAAGTTCAAGATCCCTTGATAGAACTTCTTGAAGACAGACTTCTCTTCTTCCAAAGATTTTACTACTGGACTATCGTAGTTCTCCAAAGAGAGGGTGTTACCAGGATAACCAAAAGAACGATAGATACTGTTTCTTTGGTTACGATACATTAGGTACATGGATCTATCGAAATTGCTGTGTTTCCTACCGTAATCTTCGATAGACAGCAGCATAGTCTGGAAATCCTCTAATGCGACGACAGCATCGTCTAAAGACTGACGCATATTGTCGATCTCACCAGACTCCTGATCGATATCTGACATATCGGTGTCTTCAAAAAGATCACCGTCTCTTTCTTCTAATCTACGAAACTCTGCTTCTTCAGCAGATTTCACCAGGTATTCAAATATACCTTTTGACATGTTTTTTCCTTATATAAGGTTGATAGAAACAGTCATAGTCGTCACCATGACCAAGGATACAGATATGTGTTAACATATCTGCGTGAGCATAACTACACGGCAAGTTTACCTCAGTGATACCACAAGTTGGTATCACTGAGGATTTATGACGTGTAGTTATTTTAGCACTTTACGGATATACTCCAGTGCTAGTTGAGATTCTTTCAAGCTGTACTGGGAGATCTCTTTGCCAAGATACATCAGAGAAGTCAGTAACGTCCTATTTAAACGCATCACTAACTCTACCCAGCCCGTATCAGCGTCCCAAGCATATTTTTCAAAACGGATACGCAAAGCAGTCTTCTCGTAAGCTTTAGAAGCTTTGCTGAATTGACTTACGATATACTCGACTTGTCTGCGATGCTCTTGGATGGTCTTCGTGATCTTAACTACATCATCCGTAATGCTCCCGATATCACGATCTGTGATCTGATAAAGTCCGTTATAGACGGCATCCCCTGTATGGACAAAGTTTGCCTGATAGCTATCTAAGATCAATTCTTCTTTCGTAATCAGCTCAAACTCATCATTGGGGTCCTCTACCCACACAGTCGCTTTTTTCTTGACATCGACCATACAGACTTTCCAGCCACCAGGAAGTGACATGGATTCAAAATAGTCACCTTGACCGAAGTTGTAATACCTGGGAGCCTTGGAGACAGAATGTAAACCAAACATCTCTCTTAGAGGGACAGAGAGTTCTTTCTGTTTCTTACTGATCTCACGTCCAAGACTACTCAGTTCTTTAAACCATGATCTATCACGCTTTTGATAAGTATCTTTGGTCGATGTGATCATCTCCATGTACTTATTCGCCATATCCATGATTGCGATAGATCCATCGACAGCTTTAGGATTGTTGAAGAACTGGGTATAAGAAGCAATGATCTTCATGGAAGTAGCAATATTAGTCTCTTCCTTGCCATCAATGTTAAATGCTTTCAGATATGGGAAATCTTTACCATTAGCAAATCGACTAGTGTCTATGGTCTTACCCTTAGCAAAAGCTTTAAGATCTATAGCTTCTTTCTCGATGACCTTAGCCATCTTGGTGATGCTACCAAGATATCCTAGTATCTTATCACCGATCCGACTGATAAAGTCCCCGATCTTACTAAACAAAGCAGAGATCCTGGATTGAGATTCCTCTAAGGACATCTGGATCCTGGAACTAAAATGTTCGTAGCTGATAAAAGAGATCTCTTCCCCCATACGAGCATATAGAGATCTTGCAGATCCCTTATACATCTCGTAAGAAGCTCTATTGATTCCTTCTTCTACATAAGCAGACTCTAGTGACTGATGAAGATCACTTAACTCTTGATAAAGTTCCTCTGATTTACAATAATCTTTGTATAGATGATCGATCGCGTAAGACTCACTGGCGAGATCGTTGATATCATCTCCTAGTTCTTCTGTAGGTGCTGTCTCTGGCACAAGTTCACCATTAGAGATCGACTGTCCTGCAAATACTTTCATGTTACTCATACCTCGATAGACTTATTAATAGCTAGCATTGCTACTCTTCCTGCTCTGACAGCATACAGAGAAAGCTCATTGATGATCTTGGTGATATCTATCGTAGCTGTCCTGACATGAGAGAGCAGTTTAAGATAGTCTTCGATGATCTGTTTCTTGGCATCACCTTTCTCTATCTCTTTAAGGAACTTACTAGCAGCGATACCTTTTCTTCCTGCACGATGGATATCAGTACCGATACTGTCTATATCTCTTTTGCTGTCGTATACGTATTTCACGATAGCTTCACAATGACTCAAGATACGATTTGCAGCATTGTTGTCGATAGGGGTGATGATCTCTGGTTCAAGTTTACTCGTCTTTTTAAACACTACTTTGATCTTTTTACCGACAAAAGCGGTCTCTTGCACACCTTCAATGTCTTCTTTATAACCCAGAACCTGATAACCTCCTGGGAGTAACATAGACTGTATATATTCTCCTTTACCCTGGTCAAAGCCATCGATCTTACTATCTTCAGGGACTTCTACCAGACCGAAGTCATCTTTGATCTCGTAGAAGAGGCTGTCGATATCATCACTACGGTTCTTGAGATACTTCTCATGACTGTCGACATCTTCTTTTTTGAGAAGATTGATCTTATCGATGGTGTTATTCATGATTGATTTAAGATCATTTAAGGTGTTTTTAGGATCGATATCACTTAAGTATTTGTCAATAAGACCTAAGCCATCTGAGACAGAGACATTGCTGTTACCGATAGAGAAAGTGTTTCTTACTCTACTGTAGATCTCATCGGGGACTTTCTTGAATCTGACAGGATTACTTAGGATGTCTTTGGTTTTATCTAAATCATTTTTCAGTTTTCTGGCAGTCATGTAGACTTCACCAAAGTGTTCTTTGATCTTATCAAAGAGGTCTAGGAAGTAATTAAAAAGCTTCTCTAGTACTTCGGCGACACTATCCATGAATGATGATACAGACTCTTCTGAAAAAGAGAGTTGTTTATAGAGAGATGATCTGGTCTGTTGATAGAAGCGTTCAGCAGAAGGGTTTAAGTGGATATGGGATGGAAGCGCAAGAAGCCCCTGAAAAGCTTCTTCAGCGCGATGATATTTCATAAAGGTGATTTCATTAGACATAAGTCAACTCTTATTAATGGAGAAAAGGAAGTCACAGTATACTCGTGTGATCATCAGCGGAGAGCCTGTGCGGCATAAATCCTAGGTGTCCTTTTCATGGGACACCTAGGATCTTAGCGTATATGACGTCTACTACGTATAAAGATTAAGCTTCTGCGGAAGCAGCATCTTCTTGATTCTGAGAAGCACCTTTCATGCTAACCTCAACGACCTCAAGATAGACACGAGAGAGGTTGGAAAGATAACCACCCACTTTCGCCATCGCACCCATGTACTGGCGAATAAAACTACCCATGGTAGAGCCGATGATGATACCATTCTTCTGGATGACAGTTGTTTCATCATCACCTTCTTTAAACTTGACACGATCGGCTGCAACATTAACGAGACTATTAGCGATTTTTTCTTTCAGGCCAGTCTTTGTCAGTTCTTTCAGAGCTTCAACTTCATTTAAGAAGTTAGTAAGAAGGGTCAACATCTCTCTAGCTTTACCGGCATCACGGATCATCAGTTCTTTACCGATCTTGACTTCACCAACGTCTTCGCTTTGTCCGAAGGTGATACCTTTGGTTTCACTATTGACACCAGGTAATTTTAACTGGTAATTAGCTGGGAAATTCGCAAGTACGACGTCTTCTTTATCAGCATTAACACCAAGTTTATCATTGAAAGCTTTCTTCATCGCTGTCAATGCGTCGTTTTTATCGATAGGTGTAACACCATTGCTACCATAGAGGTTAGTAACAACCTCACCGACCAAACTAGCCAGATCAAGTTTGCTAGATAACAACAATGCTGTTTTCAGAACCGCTTCTACAGCTTTTTCACCAGAAGTATGGATATCGACGGTTTTACCTTCTACGACGAAGTACTTACCAAGACGTTTTTGTTGTGCTTCAGAGAGCGTGCCTTCAAAAGAAGCTCCATCCAGTTTACTAACGAGTTTCTCGGCACGTTTACGTACAGCGTTATTGGTATCCAAGATCTTCAAGATGAAGTTTTGGATCTTCTCAAAGAGATCCAACAAGAACTTCTTCGTACCTTCCAAGAACTTCCTGAAGTTGGATTTCTCTTCTTCCAGAGATCTTACTGTTGCGACAACGCGTGTTGCTACATCATCAAACGCTTCCATCGCAAAAGACTCGGTGGTTACACGGATACCTAGACGTCCATAGATGGATTTACGAGAAAGCTGGTAGAATCGTGCAGCTTGACGATTCATACCACCGTCTTGCGCGATCATCTCCAGTGACTCGATGAGTTCTTGATGGTCATCAAGAGCACCTTCTGCATCTTCCATAGCGTCATCCATCTCATGGATCTCTTGCTCTTCTGCTTGTGCTTCGAGCAATTCAGTCTCTAATTGCTCATTCTCCAATACTTCTGCTTCTGCTTCAGCAGCATCTTCAGCATCTTTAACCTCTTCAGCATCAGCAGGAACACCTTCTACAGGTGCTTCTGCTGGGGCATCAGTAGCTTCTACATCAGTTTCTGTAACTTCTGTAGTTTCTGCATCAGTGACCTGATCTTCTTTTTCTTCAACGACAGTATCACCCTCTACCGGAGCATCTGTTCTATTTTCATCAAGATCTTCAAGACCTAAACCATAGCTAAAAATACCAGCCATAATTACAATTCCTATTTTAAATTGAACAAAACGTTTTGTTTACAAGATCACTTCGACAACACATCCATCATCGTGGTGATCTTTGCTATCGCATCTAAGGTAGCTGCTTTATTAGAGCTTAAGTCAAATGACTCTAAGCTATACTGCTCTACCGGATGATGTTTGGCGATAGCATTAAGATGGATCATGATGGCTTTGATGCCATCACGACTCAGTCCACCTTCTTCTAAAGAGGCGTTTAACAGCCCCCTATAAGCTTCTAAGGAATCTAAGACCTCAGAAGCATCATCATAAATGGTCGGTTCCTTGAGATCTTGACCGTAGTCACTATCAAGATCTTCTAAGGATTTACCAAGAAATATCGGACCTGCCATAAATCCTCCTTTAAGATTTAGTTGCATGAATGAGTTTAGTAAGCAGCATTCTTTCCGAATAAGAAGCCATCTTTGACAGATCAAAGAAAGGTTGCTTGATGGTTCTTGTGATATAAGAGATTGCTGCCATGTTGAAAGAGAGATATTTAAGATCACTAGTCTCTGTAGCATTAGACTCACTAAGCTTAAACTTCCTCAGTGACATTCTTAGTTTGTCCAAAGCAGTGTAGATACGATCTGTGTAGTTCACTACTTGACTACCAAAACGAGAGTAAGACTTCAGATCCGTAAATAACTGCTCTAACTGGATATCACTTAAGGTCAAAGTGACATCCCCCATACTCGGTTTACTCGTCTCCATGATCATCGCATCAGACAGACTGAGTTTATTGATCGATTTATCCGTAGACGGATTGAAATGTCCGGTATCTGGCATCACAGCTTTTAACCGATAACCATTAGGAAGATCTGGACCGATATACTCGTATAAGTCAGTCGAAGGATTATGCTTCGTACTGACTATTGGGAACACAGGTGTGATATAGAGATCTACATAAGCCCTGACTTTGGTCGTCATCGACATCGCTGATGCGATATTCTCAGTGACATGGTTGTCACTGATGTAGAGCTCAAGTAGGTTACGATATCTTGCGATCACATCCAGCGGATCAAAAGTCTCTTGACCACTATTGTCTTTGATAGTAAAATAAGCACTCTCTTTTCCAGTAAACACGACTTCACAACCATGGATATCCTTACTTGACATCCTGGCGATGTTGCCTCTTAACCTGTCAACATACCTTCCTGTATCAGTGAACTCACTTTTGATCCACAAGAAGAACTTTCTCAGGATACTTAAGAAGACATCTAACACGTTGGTGATAATAAGGAGTACTTTATCTGCAGATCTTGAGAAAGACCGATCATCAAAGTTATCAACAAAACCTTCTTGTGATCTGACGCTATCCGGACATCTCTGATAGAAAGTACGCATCATACTCGAGATCATGGCTTTCTCACTATCCGAGAAAGCCTCACTAGAGTGTGTCTTATCTTTAATAGAGACCAAGGTATTAAAACAGTTCACCGCTTCTTCTAAGGATTTATTCACCTCAGATAGAGAGATGATCAGATCTCTTCCTGTTTCATCATGCTCAATATTGACTTTCTTAAGATCATCAGGAGAGAGCAACGCCTCTCTTGTGATCTCACGACCATAGAGTCTTTCACTCATCATGCGCTCCTGTGAAATCCCCGTACATCAACCACAGTGTCGATAACAATACTCCATAACCACCAGGCCTGCGCACAAATGCTAAAACAAAGTCAGTGACTGTTCTGATGTTATTCTCTTTGAGCACTCCATCGATAGACTTCTTCAAGACAGACTTGTCTACTCTGATACTATCTTGACCCATGAGGAGTCTGGCATCTGTGTTTTGGTTCAGTAACATCTTGCCATGGATCAGGTATTCTAACAATCTCTTTAAGTACTCACTGTGGTTACGACCAAAGCTACCATACTCAATCTGGGTAGAGATGAAGACATTGATGTCTTTTACCACACCATCAAGAGAAAACATCCTTTTGGCTTTCTTGATCACTCTTTCTCTGAAATCAAAACGCATGATCACGGAGTCATTCTCAATGAAAGCCTGATAGAGAGATTGGATCTCTTTATCAGGGGTGACTTTGGTAGACTCCTCGTAGTTAACCTTAAAGGTCGCACCTGCGATAGAGACTTCTTTCTTACTGGGTTTGGCATCTGGGTTATCGAGTATTGGTCCTACAAACCCTCTTGGGTATATCTTAAGCATTATTCCCTACCCTCTTATTGATAAGCTTTCTCAGACTTCTCGATCTTGTACTGTAGTACCTGTACCTGACCTTCCAGATATTCGATCTGTTTAGAGAGTGTTGGATCTTGATTCTCGCCACCATCTTCTACTTGTCTTCTTAAGTAGATCAGTCTCAGTCTGATCAGCTCTCTTTCTTCCAAAGCTTTCTCATACTCCAAATGATCTTTCAGTGCTTGACGCATCTGTTTCATGTAGAAAGGATTGCGTTTCACGTCGTAGAACATATTCAGTCTTAAGGGATCGACTTTGTTAGTCCCTAAAGTAGACTCTACCACTTCGATGTTCTCAGGGACGATCAGGACATCTGGAACCTCTTCTAAAAGACGCATCACTTGCGGGATATCTTGTACAAAGACTCCTGTCAGAAGACAGAATGAGTTAAAACCATTCTCGACTTGCTGGATCTGTGCTTTATTGAGTCTTTTACTGATGGTGTTACCAGGATCAAATTTAGCGGTCTCTGCGATGATAAGATAATCCAAGAACTCTCTGGTGTACTTGATATAGAACTTGATCGCATCGATCAGTTGCAGATATTGCGCTTTCTTATACGTGATGGCAGAAGCGATATTAGCATCTTGGAAGTTACGTTCAACGACTGGTCTGATCTTCTCAATCATCTCAACCAAGTTGTTCAAAGCAAAATGAGTAGTGGTGATGATGTTACCAGGACGTTTCTTGACTCTGACATTAAAGGTCGGCAGAAGTCTTTTGATCTCAGTAGAGTGGAAATCGTATCCTGTAAACTGCTGATCTGCATCTTGGTAGATGACCAAATTAGTCTCTTTCAGCTCTTTTAAAGCATTGACGATCGTGTCTGTCAGATCTCTTTTGTAGAGTGTAGGGATCAGCAAAGAGAGCATTTCTTTTAATTTCATCGGGAGTTTCTCCGTATATACGTAAGGTTATTCAGAACAGCACTATCAGAAACGAGGAACTTGACCCATCGCTAAAAGCTGTGCGATAGCTGTGATATCAGGCTCTTTCTTCCCAGCAACTTTAAGATCATTGAAAGAAGCATCCATGTATTTCTCCATGGAATGGAAGTAGATGCGCACCATGCGATGGTCTTCATTGACCACGCAGAGCATCATGCAACCGGTGATCTCCATCAGTTGGTTTCTCTTTTGGAAGTTATCCAGAGAGATATTTAAGTTCTGTTCTAATGCTTTTGCAGTCGCTTCTGTCAGTATAGCAGTTGAAGTGATGTGTGCACCACTGTCTTTGCCAGAGAAGAGCTTGTATAAGGATACTTCGCTTGCACGTTCCATCTGTGCTTTCAAGTATCCTGTCTTATCACGCATCAGGTCTTTTCTGAACTGCTTATAGAGGTCTTTGCAGAAGATCACGTCTTTGACATAGTCGATCTTACCGAGTTTATATGCCATCTTGCGATCAAGTTCAGAGATGTCTTTCTGTCCGAATGACAAGAGCTCTACCAGATGGTTGTTTCTGACGTATCCTGTCATCATGCGGATACCGATAGGAACAATTACTGTCTTAGTGACATCTTTATCCCCATCTTTCTTCGTCTCAGAGATCTGTACATTGACGACTTTACCGACAGCGAAACGATCATCCAAGATGCTATCTAGACTCGTCTTGACTCCTGTTGCATTCTCACCACGGTCTTCTTGAGATACGGTATCTCTTACTCTGCCGGTAAATAAGTTCTTATCCAAAGACTCAAGGGATGCTTTCAGTCCTTGATAGCTATTCTGCTTAACGAGATAAGACTCTACAGACTGAGTTACCACATCACTTAAGTGACCTTGATAATCTTTCTGTTTGAGGTATTTGGCGGTAGCATCAGTAAAGTCTTCTTGCGCCATCGCCATCTCAGCAGTTTTATTAACTACTGTGTTCAGCACTTTCTTTGCAAGATCTGTCTTGATGTCTTTATTGGCGATCTTAGTGGAGTCGATGACAAAAGGTGCAAGTTGAGAAGCGACATTGACTTCTTTACCAGACATGGCGATCGCTATCGCCTGTACATAGAAGCCAGAGAAGAGATTCAGTAATGTCGCCTGCAGATCAGCAAGCATATCTGCACCACGTAATGACATATCCACTAGACAACTCGGTTCTATTCTAACCAGCTTAGTCTGTTCGACAAAGCTTTTATTGCTTTGTTGGAGACGATTATAGTAACCGATGATATCCATGATCGTCGTAGCCAGCGAAGATGCTGTAGATTTCGCAAATGCGATAGAGGTAGGGTTCATTGAGCCATTCCTATATAAAAGTAAAGGTTCCATCTCTTCTTTTTTTGAAAAAGAAGAGACATAGAAAAAACAAATCTTCTCTAAAAGACTGTCACTGTATATTACAAGAAAATCTGCTATATCTTATTTAGGGTACATCAAGCTATTTTTTGAACTAGACGTCATACATCCCTGATACACCCACTATAGGTGTATCAGGGTGCTCTACATGAGTGAATACGAATGTGGAATAGCCCCAGTGATACCAACCTGTGGTATCACTGAGGTGAACAGTTTATTCTTAACCAGGACTCCCATGGCAACAGATCCTTATAACAAAATCACCATCGATGATGTCATCAACAAGATCTCTAACAACCAAAGAACGGTCAGAGACTACATCGATGAGATCTTCTTAAGCTTTGGTCGAGGGAAACTCACGACCATCAGAGACAAACAACTCAGTGGTTTTAACCACAGACAGACTGCGGTGAATTTACCAGATCATGCAGATCACAATGGATACTGCTTCTTTGTCAGACCTACCATGAACCTCTCCCGCTTCAACGCCATGCGGGATCGTCATCTTGCTCAGCTGATCACTAACATCCCTTATTCTATCCAACAATGGGTCAGAATGACTTTAGATTTCACATTGGAAAGTAAAGAACAGTTATCTTCTCCACTGATCGATAATCAAAATGTCTTTATCCCACTACTGTCTAACTCTTTAAAGACCTTAACTGGAGTACCATCGATCGTCGCAGGTACCCACTCCTCTGAACGTGGGATCGCTAAAGAAGTCTTTACCATGATAGATGATAACATCTACAACTACGAAACCTACACCGTCACAGCAACATTCCGTAACATGAATGGTAATCCTTTCTTACTACTCTTCTATTCATGGATACTAGCAGCATCATTGGAGTACATGGGTAAGATCGTAGCCTCCATGCCAGATATCATCCAAAGAAGGATGAACTATACTAGCCGTATCTATCGTCTTATCATGGATCATACCAAGACTTACGTCACAGGTATCTGGGCACCCGCATACTGCTATCCTGTCACTCTAGAGACAGGAAGCATCTTCAAGTACAATATCGAGGAGCCATTAAACCGTGATATGGCAACTATGGATGTACAGTTCCAATGTGCGGGTTCTATTATTAACGATGATCTATTATTCCATCAGTTCAATACAGCTGTAGCTATGGCAAACCCAATGATGGATAATACTATCCGTAGTCAAACACTGGTGAAGCTAGATCGAGTAGAAGTAGATGTACTAAACTACTATGGCTATCCTAGAATCAACCCAGTGACTACAGAACTTGAGTGGTGGGTACCACGAGAGATCTATCAGTCTGCAGCAGAAGCACTGAAGAAACAACTCAGATTCCCGAATAACAACCCTGATCCTCAGGTAGAAAGAAATAACCAGATCATCGAGGAAAGAAAGAATCAACTCATGAACCTCTCCTCATTTGTCGATAAACTGTAAGGAGTCTACTTATATCTCAGGCACCCCACCATCGATCACGTATTCTCCTTCCATTTACAATTACAGGAGCCTACTTATGGCACAATTTCAATATGTCTCTGATATCATCAAAAACACTAAGGATTTCCCTGGGAACCCTTTCAAGATCCAAGCTGCAGTATACGAACATCTAAAAAACATCATGGGGGATAAGATCCCTGATAAGATAGATCCTACTTCTCCTTTCTCTTTTGATCTTGAGTCTGCTGCTGTTTTAACATCTGCTTTTATCAGCTACGACAATGATCTCAATCGTAAGCAGTATCCTGCAGCTGCGATGACAGAAGAAGATCTTTATCTACACATGTGTGATAAAGACTACATTGGCAGATTTGCTCTCCCCACGACTGCAACATTTAACTTCCTGATGCGGGTAGATGAGGTATCCTCACACATGGTCTACGACCCTGATGCAGACCTCAGAAAAGTCATCATCCCGAGGAATACTTTCATCGTAGTCGGTGGTACCACATACACCATGGAATATCCGGTAGAGATCCGGGAGATGAAGCATGGGGGTATCCAGATACTCATAGACCACAAGATCGTCTCGCCGATACAGGTTTTGAAAACCAACACCGTAGACTTTGATATTAGGCTAGAGAGATCTGATATCCCGCATGGTCGGGATATCAAGTGGTTGCAGTTTAGTCTAGAGCTCACTCAAGTAACGGTAACACCATACGAGTTTCCTGTATCCAGAGCAGTTGCTTTCAATAGAAGAATAGATCTCACGGATCACTACTACTACGCGAGAGTCTTCTATCAGGATCAAAACAGTGTCTGGCAAGAGATGTTGACCACACATGCACCTGATGTCTACGATGTTGCTAAACCTACAGCAGTACTGAAAGTCCTTGATAACTCACTGCGTATCTCTATCCCGCAAGTATACTCAGATCTAGGGTATCTCGATACCAAGATCAGAGTCGATGTCTACGAGACCAAAGGTGAGGTCAATATGGATCTCTCGGGATATGAACCAACAGAGTTTAGTGTCACATTCCGTGCTATAGATGGCAGAAGAGATCGTTCTGCTTATACAGCACCTATGTCTAAATTGGGCACTTTTACCGTATACTCTAATGATCTTGTCTCTGGGGGACGTGAACCCCTCTCTTTTAAAGCCTTACGGGAAAGGGTTATTGAGAACTCTGTGGGTATCAGACATATCCCGATATCCAATATCCAGATAGAAGACTATCTGGAAGACAACGGTTTCCGTATCATCAAGAACATCGACCAAGTCACCAATCGTGCTTATCTGGCATCACGTTCATTACCACCACCGAGTAATGAACGTTTACTCACCTCAGCTGCAGCGTCTATCGAAGCATTAAACACTTCTTTAGATGGACTCATTGCTACTGGTTATGTCTACCAGAATGAAAAAGCGATCACCATCTCCCCAGAAGCAGTCTACGAGTCTAGTAAAGGGATCCTCTCTATACTACCTAAATCAGAAGTAAGATCTATCTTAGCACTCCCTACAGATGAGAAAGTCTCTAACATCAACTCAAGAAACCTCTATCGTAGTCCTTTCCACTATGTCCTAGACATGAGTGAAAGGGTCTTTGACTTTAGATCTTACTATCTTGATCATCCCAAAGCGGATAACAAATCCTTCGTAGACAGTAATGATACTACCCAGCTTCTCCAGATCACCATCACCAACTACCAGATCGAACGTATCGAAAAAGGCTATCGATTAGTAGTGGTAGCTAAAGGTGATGCGATGGTGGCTAGGATCGATGACAGTAAGATGTATACACAACTTGCTTTCATCCCACCAGGTGAGATTGATTACGCGTATATCAACGGTAGATTCATCGGCAAAGAAGGTGAGAATCGGGTATTTGAATACATCATTGAAACCAACTATCATGTCAGAAAGACTGACTACATCGAGCTTACCAATGCGAAGATGTATAACTTAGATGATCGTATCGTGCCCTCACGTCTCATGGAGGAGTTTGATATCTTATTTGCGACCAATGAAGCTTTGTCACAATCCTGGAGATCTTCTCCTATAGACAGAAAACTCGGGAAGTTCTTACTGCCTACAGATACGAAAGCTATCGTCAATGAACGTATCCGTATCACATTAGGCTATCCTTTACATGCGCTATGGAAGAGATGTCGCACCCTTGCAGGCTCTGAGGTCTATGAGACCTGGAATAGAGATGTCTATCTCACCTATGATCACGATGTCCTGGATACTGATACTGCATCATCACTGTCAGTAAACAACGGTAATGTAGAGTACAAGATCAAACACCATAAAGGAGATACCGTACTAGGACCTAATGGTAAACCTATCTTGAAACACAAGAAAGGGGATATCAAGTTCAAGAACTCCTTACCAGTACTGATCAACAACAGAAAGATCTTAGTACAGCTCGATGTGATGTTGCTCGAATGGGTGTATTTCATTGCGGATCATCCTGTCATCCAAGAGTATCGTAAGAACATGATCGATATCTATGTCGACTGGATCGTCGATAGTCTGGAAGATGTCAATGATAGAGTACTAGAACAAACTCGTATCTACTTCTATCCACGTGCAACACTCGGTCAAGTAGAAGTGATGTACAATGATGGTATCCAAACGAGAATCAATGCAGCACAACGGTTGACTATTGATCTCGTAGTAAGACCTCAGGTATATGCGAACTATGCTTTAAGACAAGAGATCACTAAAGCGACTACCAAAGTCATCAACAGTCAATTAGACGCTGGTATGGTAGCTACGAACGAGATCTTGTCCTCTCTCACCAAAGAGTACGGCTTTGATGTTATCGGTGTAGACATGCATGGTCTAGGTGGTAATGATCGCATCATCACGTTTACTGTGTTAGATGACAGTAAACGTTGTTCATTGAAGAAAAGGATTACAGCTGAGACTAACGATATTTTGTTTATCGAAGAAGACGTCACTGTGAACTTCATTGAACACGCTAAGAAGAAATTGTGATTTCTTCTTAGCAGTCCGCTACTTCGTAGTGAACACGCTAAGAAGAAATTGTGATTTCTTCTTAGCAGTCCGCTACTTCGTAGTGAACACGCTAAGCGTAAGCTATAGCGTGTCCCGTGAGGAACATGCCAAGAAGAAGTTGTAGCATGTCTTGATAAGCAAAAAAAAATTAAATAGATGTCATAGTACCCCTAATACACCTATGTTGGTGTATTAGGGATATATGACGCATGTTAACGGTTTATGGTGGGGTATCATGGGTTATTATAAATAGATATTAATTAAATGACATTAGTTCACTTGGCTTCTAATTGAGCCTTGAACATGTCATAATGCATCGCTTGATAGAATAGTCTATCGCGATACTTTTTCTCTGCTTTGTAGTTGTCGATGATAAAAGAGGGTATCATCAGACAGATCGTCATGAGAGTGGTGATGATGAGAATGTTGCCCACCAGACTACTTTCATGAATGTATTGCACTACCTGTATTCCTGGGAATAACATTAGTAAGTTCAACACTACGGAACCTATCTTTTGACGATGGGTTCCACTTGACGACGTATACGTAATGTATTGTGTCGTTATCACGGCTGTCAGTGCAGCTACTGTGATAACTAATGCTGTTGGTAAAGTCAACTCAATCGTTAACATAAAAAACTCCTTGGGATACTATCCCGTTGGATATAAACGTAATGGATGAGGGTAACAGCAACTATCCTCATCCAACTATCATCTGTGCTTATTTTTAAAAATTAAGCAGCAGAATCATGGTTATGATTTATATCTGAAATAAAATAGATCGCATTTTTGCGATCACTAATGTGCGTCATATACCCTACCCAGGATACTAAGTCCTGGGTAGGGTGCTATGATGCGTAGCATCAATCTGAGAGGTTACTTATAGTAACCTCGATGAAATGTCATGTGTATCATGGTTAATCGTCTAAACAAAAATAAAGGTGTAGTATACATCCCTCACTAGAACTACTAAGTCCATAGTGAGGGATGTGTGGTGTGTATTGGGTGGTGGGTTTTGTAGGTACATTGATTCTATGTGATATTTATAATGTTTAATTATTAGATGTTATCGAGATTCTACTTGTGACTTCAGCATCTCGTAATGGAGTGCTTTGTACAGGATCTGTTGTCTGTAGTGTTTCTCTGTCGCAGCATTGTCTTTTATGGCTTCAAACAGCACGACAACGATAGCGAAGATAATGGTGACCAATGTTAGGTTAGCAACAATACTGGATCTACCAATATCGTAAGCAAAATCCCAACCCGGATACACTGTTAGTAAAGTTATGATGGTCGTTCCTACCTTATGCTTGAAATTAGCATATATGGATAGGTACGACATCTGCTGATAGGTTATTCCTATCATGAGGAGTGTTACTACTCCTGCAAGTATTGCAGACAAAGGGAGAACTGATATTTCTTTCATTTGAAAATTCCTTTGGGATATCATCCCGTTATTTCAAGTATAAAGGAGTTGATATTTCGACTATCAACTCCACTACCACCCACCCCTTGTTTGAAAATGATAAGAGGCAGATGGGATCCTTAGATCATGGTTATAATTTATATCTGAAATAAATTTTGAATGCACTTTTAGTGCATTCTGCACCGTAGGTGTAAAATGCAATTTATTTGCATCTTATACTGCAATTTCTTGCGATCATCTATACACGTCATATACCCTACCCAGGATACATAGTCCTGGGTAGGGTATTATGCCGCTTATACAAGTCATTCTTCATGGATGACTTTGATATCTATATTCCAAGGAAGGATTGCAATGAATGTGTTTATACAGACAAGATACCCCAGAAAGATGGAATACTTAGCAACAGTTTCTACTGTGAATGTAAACTGGTATAGGTTCATCATGACCAGCGATGATATCAATGATGTCAATGCAAGACCTAGGAATAAGAAAAAATATAAACCTTTGAGATGGTGATAGTGAAAAAAGCATAATCTGATTAAAATGACGATCGAGAGCACTACATTGACGTAGTTGATATTTGGCATACCTTGTAACAGTGATTCCATGATGATCTCCTTGTGATAGATAGAAAGGGTGTTGCAGCGGAACACCACAACACCCCTATATTAATGGATTAATTACTTGATATTTGATTCGGCTTTTAACACTTCATACTGAAGTGCCTTAAAGCGAAGCGTATTTCTGTAGGTCTTCTCCATCTTCATATTGGTGATTTCTATAGAAACCATCAGTACGTTGATGAACATGAGACCAACACCGATGATAACATCTAGAATGGTGCTCATGAGACCTATCTGATAGAGTAAAGTTACACCCATAAATAACATCGATGGTGTTGCTATTAGCAAACCCCATCTCTGTTTACGGGTACCATAGAGGTGCATATACGCCCAATATTGATAGGACATAATAGCCATGTTTACAGTTAACACGAGTGCTAATACTGTAGACATTGTACACTCCTTACGGAGGATTACTCCGTGATAAGTACTATAGTAAAGGATGTCTTTTGTGGTAAGACATCCACCGATAGTGATGCAAGCACCACTATGTCTATTATGTATATCCCAGATAAAATAGATTACAATACACGTCATACTCCCTACCCAGGATTCATAGTCCTGGGTAGGGATCTATGCCGTCTACACCACGGTAGCTGTATTGGCTGAAGTGATCAGATTCACATAGAACAGAGCTTCTCTTTTACGCTGTGATTGATCTTTGATGGGGAAGATTTTCGGAAGTTTGATATCTTTCTCAGCAGCATGCTTTGGTGTCTTATAAGAGAACTTAGGTCTACCATGTTCATCTAGGTTAGGTCTGACTTGCATGGTGTGGACGATACTGTATCCGTGATTGATCCCAACAAATGAACGATAAGACTCAGCATAGCGTTTACTGATATTGCGCATGAAGAATAGCTTATCATCCAGACTATCAATACTTATCTGATCCACTTCTTCGATCAGGTATTGCTCTCTGGTATCACCATAACAGAAAGCTGACTTGGTGACATGCTCCCTTAGTTCATCATCCACCTCACCTGAGGTGATGAAGTAGGCATAGAAGGAGAAGGAATCATTCAAGGTCTTATGGGTGATCGAGAACCTACCATGAGACACGATACCTGATGTTTGCATCAAGTGTGAGAAATGTCTGATCATCGCTCTGACCTCAGTAGACTTCTGTCTGATGGTAGCAGATTGCAAGATAGAGATGACTTCTCTAGGTGTTAGTCGATAGATCGATACCGTAAGTGGAAGATCTTCATTGGCTAACAGATAGTCGATATCCATGACTAACGTAGAGCTCGCGTTATAGAAAGCATTATGCTGAGAAGGTGGAAGCTTTCCTTGTTCATGATAGGTTGCTTCGATGAGTTTAGAGAGTGTCAGAAGTTGACTGTCTTTAGGTCTTTTACTACCCATGGGATACCTCTTGATTAATACGTCCAGATATGATACTGTCCAAAATAGTGTCTTTTATATAACCACCTAATATAAATCCTTGATCATCTGGAGGGATATCGATGTTAACAGTATATACTAACTCGTCCTCATTAAAAAAGATTAAGGATTTCTTTACAACATCAACACGAGTAGTTTCAAGTATCCTGTAAGAACCAGAATTATACCCAGAACTATACTCGTAGGTTTCCATTAATGAATATATCTCGGCTATAATAGTTGGCCATGTTTCTTCTTTAATGCATTCCTCTAATGAGAACTGATAGTGTCTGTCAGTTTTTATTTTAACAAATCCTTCTCTTTCATACGAACTTAAAGTGATGATCATGGGGTTACCTCTTAGGTTTGATGTGATGTTGAAGATGTTTTAAGAAGTCTTCAGAGAGGTGAGTATACACCTCTTCTTTTGACATGGTGATTTGATAGATCTCGTAGCGTTTCTGATATCTTAGACGATAAGAGATCTCGTTATTGCTACTGTAACAAGTGATCGTTAAAAATGAGATGGGTTCATTGGAGATGCTGTAAGCACAAGTGATTTCATCTGCTGTATACTGCGTGAATACTCCTCCATCAGGACCAATACAGATTCTGTTGGTGAGATCAAATTTCATCAAGAAGTCGATATCTCTTTTAAGGTTCTTTAAGAGTTGTTCTTCATCGACATCGATTCTTTTAAGTTCTATATGCATGGATTACTCCTCTGTTTTAGTATCAATCTCGGAGAATACTCCGTCTTCTATCACGTCAACACCATTACTCGAATAAGAGAGTTCTAGTTTATAGTGTCCACCGATAGGTAAAGCATCTAGATCTACCTGGATGAACTTAGAGATCTCCACACCGAAGGCTTGTGGGATCTCATCACTGGTAGCTGTGATAGTGATGTTGACGAGATTGTTATCTTCTACTCTCTCAAGGTCTATGGTATTATCACCTGCTTGCATCTGGTTGTAGATGAAGGTATAGAGGATAGGATCTTGGTTGGATTCATGGGTTTTTTCGATGATTAAGGTTTCTACCTGTCCATCATGGTTGTCTTTGATCAACATGATCTGCATTGTAGAAGGTTCACGTCCTAGATACCATTCATCTGTCTGGCAGAACTCTTGAAAAGAGGATTTCGTGATTGTTGCATCTGTCATGGATAGTAGTTTACCTTGGACGATACCAAAGGCATATTCAGGACCTTCAGAGAGGTTTGTATGTAGTCGCATGGATTAAGACTCCTTTTTAGATATAAATTTCAAGAAAAGAACTTCAAGGATATGAACTTCAACCGAATGTGAAAACCATGAGTATCCAAGAAATGAAGGATTTTATCAGCATGCAGAATGATAAAATCCAGAAGAACTGTAAGATCAAAGTCCCTGACGACAACCATCCTTTTGCTATCCATATCAGTAAAGACCATCAGTTAAAAGAGATGTCTCCTTACATCAGTCGTAGACAAGCCTTCAGTGAAGACAGAACAGTACCCAGGGTATGTGTCGCTGATAGCTTGTATGGTTGTATGGTAGGATACGCTGGGATCTATGGTGATTATCAGTACTACCACCCTATGCCTAAGATGAATAGCCGTGACAACAGCGGTGTAGTTTTTCGTGGTGGCTGGTACATCTACGCGATAGACTATCAAGAAGCATTGAAACCGAATAAATCCTTGGTCTATGATGCTTCAGATACAGGAGAGTATTGGTTGGTGAATTATCAGAAGGATCAGAAACCTTATCACCCCGTCAATATCGGTAAATTCTTTATTGAATCTCATACCAGACGTTATCGTGATAAACAGGGTACTGAGACGACTTATGTCTTCTATATCAAAGTCGATAGAGACATCTTCTTTGATAAAAATACACCCCTACACGCTGGTTGCTATAAACTCACTCAGGTGTTCCTGACGACAGGTAAACCTGAGTATAATGATAAAGTCAAAAGCTACGAATACAGCATAGAGAAAGTCGGTGATGAGATCTTTGAAGATACAAGAAAGATCACTTGTTCGATGTTAGACTATCAAAATCCTTCTCGGGTATGGTGAGCTATGAATAAACATAAACTCTATATCGCTTTTGTCATGATGAACCGTCATGTCACTTATCCTAAGGATTCATTGGCTGAGATCAAAAGGATCCACAACAGACGGTGTTATCATGCTTTCTTAGTATGGTCAGATGGATTTCTGATTGATCATCGAGAAGATGGTCTGCATCTTGGTTGGATAGACTACGACAACCCTTTAGAGAAATACTGGTATCCTGCAGTCGGTGCAGATCAGATCAAAGATGTTAAGAAAGGGAGTATCCATTATCCACGAGTGGTGAACTACGAGATGGATTATGTCTACACCTATAACAACATCAACCACAGTGATGATGAGCGTGATCTACTCATTGATAAACTTGAGCCTTATTACGGCATCTATGGTGAGTCATTGACTGATCAAGTATCCATTATCAATGGAGAAACGGTAGAGCCTTTGAAATCCAAGAACAGGTTTACCCACTCTACACTGATAGCTTATCTTTTCGATAAACCAGATTTCTATCTCTGGGATACAGATCGTATCTATACAGATCTTGCAGAAGTGGATCTGAAAGGTACGATCGCTGATTTTGTTTTAGAGGAACAATGAAACCATGAGTCTATTTTCTACATTTAAATCCTTAGGGAACTCTGTTGTTGGTAACATCGAAGTCAGTGAGTCTAACAAGTACATCACCTTACATGGCTTTAATGGACACAGGCTCATTGATGCGATCAACAAAGCCTGGGGTACTTCTAAGATCAGTAACAACATCTTCCATAGTGCTACCTACATTGCAGTTAAGTTCCACAAGTTTTTCTTGATGGACATCATCTATACCTTAGAGAAACTCATTGATGAACCTAAGGTACCAGTATCAAGAAGATCACTTAGAATAGCTGTCAGTAAACTCAAAGAGCTTACTGAACTTAGAGCAGTATTTCAACCAGGAGTAGATAACTCTCTTATCGATAGAAATGCTGTTAATCTCTTTAAAGTATCTCCATTGCCTTGGCAGTCAGAGTACTTGGATATCTATTCAGACAGACTTTTGAAGTATAAGCTAAAAGGACATCTCTTAGATGCAAAACCTGGTACCGGTAAAACCATCGCATCTTTGATCCTCATGGAGTCGTTGAAAGCGGATACCATCATCGTGGTATCGCCTAAGAATGCTGTCATTGATGTCTGGAAAGAGACCTTAGATAACAAATATAAGAACACGCCTAAGTACTTCCATTCATTATCAGGATTACCACCTACATTAGGACAACATGTCTACGTCATCCATTACGAATATATTCCGAAGTTCTTAGAGTATCTTTCTAAAGTTAATGTGGGTGATCTGGGTAAGGTATCTTTGGTGTTGGACGAGTGTGTTTCGCCGGATACTGAAGTGGTCACACCTGTTGGTTTCAAGAAAATCGTTGATATCACGACAGATGATCTGGTCCTCCAGTATCATCCAGACGGTACTAATATCTGGGTAAATCCTTCTAGAGTAATCAAGAAACCTACACTAGAAGTACACCATTACCAGCATGATGAATGGGAGCAGGTGGTTACTCCTAACCACCGCATGATCTTCTTTGATGATACCACCAAGAAGATCAAGGAATGCTTGTCTCGTAATTGTGATTTATTTAACACAGACTACAAGACTATCGTCAGAAAAGATGAAGTAGACGTCCTGATAGATAACACCACTACTACAAAAACCATAGAACACCTCGATAAACCCGTAGACTTCTATTGTGTTACTGTACCTACAGGTATGTTCTATATCCGTTACAATGGTAAAATCTCTGTCACTGGTAACTGCCACAACTTCAACGAGATCAATTCTCAAAGAACGCAATCTCTGATAGAACTTACTAAGAAATATGTACACTATAGCCTCTGGATGTCTGGTACGCCTATCAAAGCACTAGGTAAAGAAGTCATCCCTCTCTTGCACTGCATCGATCCGCTCTTTGATGAGGCTTGTGAGAAATCCTTCGCAGCAGTCTTTGGTAAGAATTCAGAGCGAGCGCTTGATATACTCGCTAACCGTATCGGTATCCTTTCTCACACAGTGAAAAAAGAAGATGTGGTCTCTGATGTCAAGCTCTACAGATACCAAGCTAACGTCACTTTGAAAAACGGTGATGATTACACGCTCCCTGTGATCAGACTGAAGATGAAAGCTTTCATTGAGGAACGTAGTAAGTTCTACAAGGAGAACATGAAGTCCTTTGAAGAAGACTACAAGTACGGGATAGAGCTTTATCGTAACTCCATCAAGAACAAATCACAAGAGATCAAACTCCTTGATGACTATCTCTCTAAAGTACACACCATCAGGAAAGGTTGGGATCCTTACACCATGAAGGATATCTCCAGGTATTGTAATACCTTCGAGCGTACTAAGATTATCCCGATGTTACCCAATGATATCAAGAAAGCTTTTAGAAAAGCGAAATCTGTCTACAAGTACGTCAATCTGACTATCATGGGGGAATGCTTAGGATCTATTTTAGGTAAAGCAAGAACCCAATGTAACGTTGATATCGCTAGTAACTTAGGGACGATGAAACTGATCCCACTCAACTATGGTCCTGATCTTGGACTCATGACCCTAGATGAGATACTCACCAATGCAAAGAAGAAAACCATCATGTTTACTTCCTTTGTTGAAGTGGTGACTACTTTAAGATCAAAGCTCATGCAGGATCAGTACAGACCTGCTGTGGTCTTTGGGGAAACCAACAAAGATCTCCCTAAGATCGTTGAGTCTTTTGACAAAGAAGATGCTGTTAATCCCCTGGTAGCTACATTCCAGTCGCTCTCTACAGCAGTTCCACTCATCATGGCTAACACCATCATCATGCTCAATATCCCCTTTAGGGATAAAGACTACGTGCAAGCAGTCGCTCGTGCGCATCGTAAAGGACAGACTGAAGATGTCTATGTCATCGATGTGCTCTTAGATACAGGAGATGTCCCCAACATCTCAACCAGATCCAAAGATATCGCGACCGAAGCTGCACAGATGGTCGCTAAGATCATGGGAGTCGATATCGATGAAGAGACTTTGATGTCCCTTACAGGTGAAGGTTATAGTGAAGAAGGATGTGTTGGTTGTGGTACACAAGGGACGATGTTTAAAGAGAGTAATGGTCAGATCAGTCAAAATCTCAATAATGAAGATAGAAGGTTTCCTTATTACCGTACTGACATCGGCCCTAAAGTGAACGAGATGCTTGAGATGATCGAAGATGATCCTGATCTTGATCAGGTTAGATCAGATCTCTTCTCTAGTGATGTCACTAAGAAAAACACTGTAGGAGTCGAGATCTCTAACACTGATGCGAAGAATCCTAAGTTCTATCAGTGGATGTGATATAAAGAAAATGTGTCATAGCTCCCAGGTACCCTGTTATATAGGGTACCTGGGTATATGCCGCCTAGACTAGAGTTTATCAACAAAAGGTAAAGTCATGTCCTTGATGAGATAGATGTACTTGGTGAATACCTCTCGGAGATGTTTATCTTCGATAACCTCATTTTCAAACAAAGTTAGTACGTATTCATCAGTACCACTGAAATAATTGTACTCAATGTAAGTCTGTTTCTTAGGTGGTGTTTTGAAAGGTTTGTTAGCCAGGAGATGAATATCTAAAGTGAAGTCCGTGATCTTGTCTTTGCGCAGTCTGTAAAAATAATTACATTCGTATACGCGATGATTATCAGTGAAACGATATTCAAAATCAATGCCTTCAGAGTAACGCCTGGTGAGATTGATTAGGAAATGTTCATCTTCCTTCTTACCAGAGATGATGTCTGTAAGTGATCTGATGGTTTTATCGATCAGTTCCTTGTAGTGAGGGTATTGATCTGGTATCTCGTCACGAAGAGACCGCACCCCTTTAACAGTTTCTAAGATGTGGTTGTAGAACTGAGTAAGGTTACTTTTCTCATTATGCTCTTCTTTCATGAAGAGGTGAAATTTGTCTTTTGTCATAGTAAGGACTCCTTAAATTAAAATAGATGTCATAACACCCTGATACGCTATATGCGTATCAGGGATGTATATATGTCAATAAAAGAATTGAATCAACCCCTATGGGGATAATCTATATTTCATTTATAATGGAATATAGATAGCGAACATGGTGAGCGAATCTATACCCCAAGGATTTTAGATTCATGTCAACGGATACCAGAACTGATATACCACAACACCTGTTCTTCCAGAGTCTTGGTGATCGCTTTCCCCACTACCCGGACATCGTCTGTAGTAGCAGTATATACACCATTATCGTAGTACTCCAGATACGGTTTCTCATGTTTAGTGGTATAGATGATGTATTCATCACGGAGACAGATATCGAAACTCACCGTTTCACCTTTATCTTTATCGTTAGACCAGTGGTGATAAGAAATATAACACTGATCATCATTGTCATCACTGATCAAGAATTGCCATCTTCCGATATCTGTATTATAGCGATGCTCAGCACGATAGTTCTTAGCATTATTAACAAAATGCTGTAAGAGAACACTCGCCTTTTGTAATACTGTCTTGAACTTTACGATCTTTTCGATGTTACCACTGTGGGTGACATCGACGAAGTGTTCTAGTAGATACTTCTCGATCTGTGCTGCAGGTCTTGGATAGATGTAATCCCCATCGATACGCACTTTTTGGTAGTTACCCAGATAGAGATCATAGTACATCTTAGCTATTGCATATAGCCAAGATCTTAGGTGTTCCGGATACTTCCAAGGAAGAGGAGGTTTTTCATGATGGAGATGGATGTTGTAAACGATATTCTGCGAAATACGTACGTCTTTGATCTCGTCATCATTCACAGTGAAGAAGAGACCTATGGGTTTCTCTATTGAATTCGAATACTCTTTTAATATCACACGAAAGACATGACCGTTAACTTCATGATCATCGATACCAAAGATGTTCTGGTAATGATAACGATGTAGAGGATGATTCATTGATGTGATATCACGCATCTTTAAGGTGTAGATGTGTTGACGCATCGCTAAGTTGATCTTCGTGATCCAGGATTTATGATCACTAACATTGGTTAAAATGATCCCTTGTTCATACAAAGCGTTCATGTCGTCAAAGACGTTTACTTTACTTTCAACGCTATCGTGAAAGACATATTTCTTCATGGATATACTCCTAGTTTTACAGTTTATTAAAAACACCATAGACCGTGTTTTCTTTAGGTCTACAGTGGGGTCATCTCTTTATACAGAGATGTAGAGTGATGATGTCAATCTGACATCATCAGGAAATGATTATCGATAGGACCACGAGGTCTACCCTGATAAGTCTGGGTGAAGTCTTGTGCATAGTCGTGTAGCTTCCATAGGAGACCCTTTAGAGGATCACAATAGAGATTATAGATAGGATTGTTAGCATGGTCAGACTTATCAGTACCTGTTGGGATCTCCACACCTTCTAGGGTGAGAGTGTGTTGTCTTTTATTGAAGCTGATAAGCGTTTGGTTATTTATACTAAACTCTAACCAATCTCCTTCGATACCCATGTTGACACAAGCATAGACCGTATCTCCAATATAAGGACTATAACTGATGTCGATGCAGTATCTACCTTCATCAGGGCGACATTCGCAATAAGGGACACCGCTACAGCGCAACCAACGATAAGAGAAGGCGAGTCGCAAGTACTTTGTCAATAAGAGAGCCGGAACGGCATAGTCCTCTACTTTCCAGTATATCCCACTCTTAAACATGTACCGAAAATGATCGATATCATAGTACAACCAATAAGCTCTTTCTTTGATCTTCTTTAGATAGTATTTAGTGTTATTACGCTCTCTTTTGATCGATGGTAATAGAGGTATTTTCATCATGAGTAACTCACGTAGGTTAAGTGTAGGCGACATATATACATAGAGGCTTCTACATGAAGCCTCTATGGGTGATATGACGTCATCGGATATTGGTCAACAATACATACATGACTTCTCGTACAACAGAGAAGAGCACTCTACCGACTCGATAACTTGATGGTGATATAACACGTACGTCTTCTCCTTGGTGACGGTAAGCTAACATGGGGTTATTAGAATAACTATCTTCCGAGACCGTCGTATTAAATTTAAGGTAATCATCATCTATCCTGATTTCAAAATGGATATAAGGGACGTATTCGGTATCAAAACTTTGCATGATTTTGACATATTTATCTGCATCACCTTCTAGTCGATACTCACGGAGATCAACAAAATCCCGATATTGTTGATGGTGTACCAAACGATCCTTTCTTTTCTTGAAATACTTAAGCATCTCTGCTGCTTTCCTAAAGACCAGGAGATGGTTCTCTAGATGGGGGAAAGGATCTACAGTCGTGTGTACTAGACGTTTAAATAAAAGCTTATTGATGTTGACACCGTTTTTATCAGGATCAGGGTTATAATACTTACCTAAGTAAACATCGTGGATGAACCGAACACATTTTCCAACATATTCGGAATAGACATCTGGATAGTCCCAATGCTCCGACGTGGTATTAGCTACTGTCGAGATATCGATATTCAGTATCCAATCTTCTTTGGCACTGAAACTGATTGACGTATTTGCGAAAAGTATCGAGAAATTCATGCATTCCGTTTCATCGTCATAACCACGATACGACCTTAAGATGAGACTATTATTCCCTTTGGTGATATTGTCGACAAAGTAGATCAATCTTTTCAGCTTAACTTGATCCTTTTCCTCCCCTTGGGGTAAAATAGACATACCCTGTTGGTGAAGGTCTTTGATAGCGGTGTCTAAAGACAAACTAGGTTTAGTGTACATAAGTGCTCCTACAGCAGAGGATTAAACAACAAACCACGGTCCTTTTCACTAAAAACATCATTGCTAAGTAAGGACCACAATCAAAGACGCAATTATAGTAGCGTCTCTATGGGTATATTTAATATCTGAAAAATAAATGATCATAAAGCCCACCTAGTTATACCTATCTAAGGTATAACTAGGATGTATGCCGCAGGCTATCTGAGACGACATGTAATGTCGTCGAGGAAATGACGTCTATTCAGAGAAAATAGATATCGCAACCATCAGATCAACCACTATACCACGCATCACTCCTGCGATAAACACGTGGTTATTGTTCTCATGAATGACCTTACCATCACGGATAAACCAGATATGGTCGTGGTTGTCCGTCTTGATTTGGAGCCCTGACTTATCCGTAAACGTAATCTCTGTCATGATCCCATCTTCCATTTTGACAGAGACCAAACATACTTCTCTGCCAAAATCAGAATAGGTGATTTGGAATGACTCCTCGTCCCAGGATACCGCATTCATACTACCGTATACAACCCAGGACGACAGGATAAAGCCAAAGTCCTGGAAGTCATAAGGCGTGCGCGCTGTCAGTATAGAGCACGCAATACGTATCTTGTCTTTGAAGATACCTTTGGTAAATACCTTCGGTACATTAATCTTTTTCATTTCAAACCTCCGAGTATTTCAGTGTAAAGCAGCATCCCACGCATCAAAGTGAGGATACCATTTCTGGCATTTTGATACCGTGTGGTATCTTCAGCAGCATCGATCACTTCGATCTTGTTTTTACCGTAGTAGTTGATGTGGATCTCGTGGATATCGTGATAATACCTAATCTCCACATCACTGACGTCAATCGAAATATCTCCGATACCATCGTTGACAAAGCTTACCGCAACGATGTCATCAAAATCACCCTGATCAGACATCGTGATGCGATGCTCTGATTGGTTGATGCATCCATCATTGATCCACTGGTTCAGATCCTGATACACCGTTCTCTGGTAGTTAGATGGTAGTTTTATTCTACTCCGATTTGTTAAATCAGATATCGCAATCTCAATGATCGATTTTGCGACATCGATATCTTTTATTTTCATGTTTAAGTCTCCTTAAAAATGTCATAGGTGCCCTACTCCAGGATACCCGATAAAGGTATCCTGGATATAGGGGTATATGACGTTTACATCGGATATACAGGTATGCCGGTCATGACAGCAAAGATGGATTTTTCAATCGCATCTGCTGCGCATGATCCAAGATCTGTGTCCACTTTAGTGATAGTGTCCCTGTTGTTATCATCATGTTCGAGTAGTACCTCTTTGTCGTTATAGATACGTAGATATCGACCATCGTGTTGGATGGTGATATCACGGTAGCGCATCTCAAAACGATCATCTCTGATATCACGATAACAATAACAACCGTCGTGGAGATACCATCCATGAATATAACCGTCACTGTTGTAACGGTTCTCGACATAGACGTTCTCACGAGCGATCGTCATCAACATGCTTTTGATGGCGTTCTCAATGTCATCGCCGATAGCCTTATCGATTCGTCGTATGAACAGCAAAGGTTTTTCTAAGACTCTTAGCTGTTCATTTTCAAAGTTGCGACGCAGTCTACCTTTGCCATCGATGATGAGTTTGATCAAATCAGCGATGTTCATGATCAGTGAAAACACTCGTTTATCCCAACAGAGTTCCCCATTGATCTTAGTTACCCACTTATCCTCGTGGGTGTACGACACGTGGATTTCTTTTTCAGCATCGTGGAAGGCTTTTACTTCCCCGATGCTATCTAGATATAGTAAATATTCACGATAAATCCTGTCTCCTTTGATGTCTTGGAGACAGTTGATTTTGTAATACCCACCATCATGGTGGGTACCATGGAACCGCCAGTTTTGTTGATTGATGTGTTTCATGCACCAGTCTTTAATGCATGATGCATGTTTAGCAACCGTTTTCATGTAAGGGTTGCTAAGGTCAATACCTGTATAAGGATTGTCGAGATAAAGGTCAATGAGGGAGTTCTTGAAAACATTCTTTGCGTTCAAGAAGCCTTCCTGGGACTCGATCTTCCATCGAGTACCTGAGAATAGTTGTTTCATGTTTCACCTATTAAAGTTGATTAAAGGAATGTGATATCTCTATCACTTCTGTTGAAGAACTACATGTCCTTCATGTTTAGTATATATACCTGAAATAAAATAGGATGCAAAATACCCATCTCAATGGCTCTGTAAGACGATATCTCACAAAACTAATATAACTCATCAATAAAATATAGATAACGCCTCAGAGAGCCTTACAGAGGCTCCTAGAGGCATATATGATATTTGCTATTGATCAATACCCAGATAAAACGTCATATGTCCTCAGTAGTACCTGTCGTGGGTACTACTGAGGAGTAGAGGATGTATGACGTCTATACACCGATCCTGCCGGTATGAGCATCTCCGGCAAGCATCGGGTTTTCATTCCGTTCGATATGTTCGTCTGTACTGATCTGACTGGGATGGATGTCCTGGACAAAGACTTCCATGATGATGTCTTGTAATGCGTCCCCATAAGCACGATAAATCTCGTCATCGTAAACATCCCCTCTACCATCACTAAAGCATTCTACATTACCGAGGTAGTCTCTAACAAAGATAAAGTCAGGAGTCTTGATGAGTAACGCATGGTCAGAAACCAGTCTGATCCAGTAAGGGATGAGTGATCTATCATCCCCACTCTTAAATAAAGTCAGATCAATGATCTCTACAGGGTCTTGACCACTATACTTATCTTCAAAACCATTGACCATGTTGATATCTTCAAAGTGATCTACGAAAGGTTTTAAGGCTTTCCAGACCATATCAGATACTCTACTAAGTCCGATCTCATGTTCATCAACACATCTATCTTTACATATCGACATCGATCTCTCGCGACATAAGCTCATCAGGGTGATGAGCTTATTATGTTTATCTTGTTCAGTCATATCGCATCTCCTGCTATCTCATCATGTACCTCATCTAAGATATCTTTAAAGATCTTACAGAGTTTCTCTGTATCGTCTCCTTGATAGCAAAGCTTGAAGGAGACTAAATCATGGTCTTTATAATGATTTCTTTCCTCAAAGACGTATAAGTAATTACGGTTATTACGACAAACATACTCAATACCTGATAACATATCGCCAAAGAAGTATCCTTGATCATGGTAGAGATAGTAACCGATATCTCCTGCGGTCAGTTCTTTCTCATGGGTCTTATCCATGCAGATAAGGTTGACTTCAGGATCATCGTAAGTAATCAATACTTTTAGATTCTCTTTGAATATCGCTATTGCATAATGAAATCTCTCAAAGATCTCAATCCTTCTCTCTTGAAATGCTTGATGGAGCATCACGTTTAACTGATGTTCTCTATCTTGATAATCCATATTAGGCTCCTATAGATGAAATAGATAAGACAACATACACCCTACCTAGGACTGATGATCCTAGGTAGGGTGATATGACGTGTATATATTTACTCAGATGTCTCAGATACAGTAGCCTCTTCTGTCACAGGAGCTACAGCATCATTTTTATCGATGATGTAGTGTTTATCACGGAAGATGATTTCTGCTTTCTTATAACCAAAAGCCTCTAAGTACTTACAGGTGTTGTTGAAGAATATCGGTGGACAGAGACCTTGACCACCGAAGTGCCAGGTAAGTTCTTTACCTACTTCCAGATCTCCATCACTGGTGATATCATAAACCACTCTTTCACCGATATCAGGCAAAGGTTTCTCAGAAGGGAAGTTAATGTAAGTGAGTTTAACTAACTTCATCCTGCAAGCATCATCAGAGATCTTCTGCACGGCAAATGTGACTTCTCCACTATACTGACAAGCTGCATAAGGGAGGATCTCGTAGAGATCATGGAAAAGATAGACGATGTTACCAGGTTCAAATACGTTAAACTTCTTCTGGTTGTACTCTAATACTTCAGTCTCTGTGGTGTTCTCTAGGGTCAGATAGACGTTACTTTGCTCATCTATAGGTTTCTCTAAAGTAAAACCTGCATGCTTGCTATGGTCCATATAGACGGTCGCTGCATCGATCATGGTGTTTAGTAACACCTCTTGACCACGTCTGACGATAAGCTGCTTAGGCAGATCCTTGTCGTCTAAGTAATAGCGTTTCTGATAGAGTCGAGCTTTGTTCTTACGGTCTAAGACAAAGATCTCGACATATTTCTCATCGACACCAGTACTTGGATTGGTACCTGAGATAAAGACAGGCGATGCTGCGATATCTTGGTTGTCAGCAATGTGTAAGATAAAAGAATCCATATATCACTCTCAAAATAGAAAATCAAACAAAAGATAAGTCATCATCGTCATCAGAAAAATCCCCATCATCGGCATACTCATCACCATCATCAACATCATCAGGGATATCCCAGTCTTCATCATCTGGAATATCTTCCGGGAATAGATCTTCTTCACCGAAACGTACGTCTTCCGGGATGTCACTGATGTCGTCGTCTTCATCGTCGACACCACTGTCAAAATCGTCATCCTCTGGAAGATCATCAAAGTTGTCTTCGCCACTAAAGTTATCTTCGTCTAAGATATTGCCATCGTCATCAATCATAAATCACCTCATGCATATACGTAGCTATGGATCACACTGTCCTTATAACAAGACAGTGGGATCACCTCAATACCTAAAAATCCTGTTTTAAAACCTCTTCTCTTCTGGATCTCCTCATGGTAACTGACCACCTCATCAGGATGACCTACGATCTTACTGACGAGATCACTATCATGGAAGTACTGACTCAGAAGTCTTTGGTCTGTGTGAGTCAAAAGTTGTTTAACATAGACCTCCTTAGGAGAGACTAGTGCTAACACCTCAATATCTTTATCAAGATCACATCTTAGATAAGGAACATGATCAATGGACTCATGTAACACATCTCCATTGATACTGATTTTACCTTCTACAGAGTATCGAATCACGCTTTCTTTGAATTTACCATTACTTTTACTCTTACTGACGTAGTGAGGTCTATATTTAGGGGTGATCAAGAACTGCTCATTACCTTGATCATGATACTCCTTAATAAAGGCATGTAACTCATCCGAGCGGTAACGTCTGGCAAGCATTTTGTCCTTACTATGCTGGTCACGATAGTAACGACTTTTGTTGGTGTCGATATAAAACATATTGCTCCTTAGGACTCCTTATGAAAAAGCACCAAAGTCCATCTGCATTACCGTATTGACTTTGTCAAAAGGTACAGGGATCTCTGGTGATAATAGGCTTACATCAGTAGAAGTGAGTGCGCCATAGGAGGATTCATAGTGGGAGACTAAGAATAACTGACTATGGATCTTCTCTTCGATGATGGTTTTGATGATGTTGATCGCAGAGACTCTATGCTGCTGATCAAAGCTTGCACCAAATTCATCTAAGAATAAGGGATAATGATCAAGCTTAAGGGACTTCATCGCAGTTAATTTAAAAGCAAGGTTGATGACTTCTTTGATCCCAGAAGATCCCAAGGATACATCTTCTATCGACTCTTGATTAAGTCCCACTTGCATCGGGAACTTGAAATCTAGATCGATACTGTCTTCTTGGGACTCTGGGAGTTTGACCACCAAGGGATAGCTCCAGATAGAAGCGATGATTTGGTTCATCGCTCTTAGGAAGATGTCGATGAAGTGCTTTAATCCTTCAGCGATCATCCCAGACTGAGGTGATAACTCATCTAGGAGTAGTCTCAATAAGCCTTCCTTGTAAGAAAGGCTTTTGATCTCATCTTCCAGATACTGGACCACCCTATGTTTATTATTTATATCTGATTTAGCTTTGATCTTATCTCCTAGAGTGATCTTTAAGTGCTCTATCATGCCGGTTAATGCTTGGTTGTTTTGATGCTTGATGCTATCAAGCTCTAACTGAGAGAGCATCTCTAGTAGTTTAGCAAGACTTCCTCGATGCTTAGAGACCAAGGATTTCTGATCGATATACTTCAGGATATCCTGGATGTGATCATGGATAGAAGCTCTATCTTGGTTTAGTTGATAGAGCAATCGTTCTTCTTGCTCAAGAGCATTTGCGTAATGTTCAGGAGATTTAAGATCAGAGGCTTCTAAGGTAGAGAGGATATTATTTAGTTCCACCTGTCTTTTTAATAACCTTTCTTGATCCAGATAGCGTTCTATCTGATCAAGCTCTTGGTCTATGCGTTCTACCAGTAAAGAAGGATGATCGATATTGAAGTCTTTTAAGAGATATCGATATTCAGGATAGAGCTCAGTGAAGAGTTGCTTAAGTTGATTACGCCACTGATAAGAAGCTGTGATCTCATCTAAGTGTTTACGTTTAGGGATTAATGCTTCTTCAATGTGTGTTAATGACTCTTTTAATGCTTTACCTTTCTGGGTCAGTTCATCAACCTCTTGAGGGTTGTAGCCTGGGATGAAAGCATGGTTACAGTTGGGACAGTGGATGAGATGGTCTTTTCGTTTATCCATGAGGACTTTTAACGTCGTCCTCATGGTGATCAATGACTCTTGTTGTTCCTGATAATCATGCTCTTCTTTAAGTAATGCTTGTCTGTACTGCTCTATCTCATCAGCACTATCTTTGCTGACCACATTGGGTCTAGCGGATAACCAATGTAAGATACGTGATTTCAAAGAGAGCATTCTGTCTCTATCTTGGGCTTTATAGGAAGCATTAGTTTGTCCTGTAAGCTTACTCTGGATATCCGTAAGTTCAGCATGGATCTTCTCTTTATCGATCTTAAGTACACCGGAGGCCTTCTCTAGACTGTGCTTGAGTCGATCAACTTCTGCTTTCTTGACACCTATTTTAACATCAGTGTCATTGATCTCTTTATTTAGTTCCTCTAGATAAGCAGAGATATCTGAAGTTGGGATGGTGTCACTGTGTTTATAGAGGTAAGCTAAGGTATCCAAGAGATGCTGACGGATCTCTTGGATCTTCGCCATGACTTTATTGATGTGTTGCTGGATCTCTTGGATGTTAGGATTACTGGGTTTATCGATATAAGTCTGATGAAAAGCGATAGACTGCTCAATGGAAGCGATCTCATGTTCTATTTTCGTGATCTCATCAGTCGAAAGTACTGATGAGAGCTCTTCAGCAAGTCTTCGTTTATGCTCTTTAAGTGACCCCTGGATATCTCTTAAGTAATCCTTAAGCTTCGTCCATACAGCGATAGCGTAATCGTAGTTGATGTTAGATACCTCAATGAACCATTCTCGTCTTCTTTTAGGAGACATCTCGGTGAAGGATTCTTTGCTGTGGAGTAGTTGATGGATATCTGTGGTGTAACCAAAGATATCCTGTACTAAGGTTTGCTGGATAGCTTGTGTACCAGAAGGATTTAGCTCTTCATTGGTCGAGAGATCAATGAAACTACACTTGACACTACTACGGTAATAGGTAGTGAGTTTGTAGGATTTATGGTCATTTTCAATGATGATCTCTTTTTCACCATTGGGATAATAGTCATTCTTGTTACCTGGTAGAGGTGAGATCTCTTTCATGAGTGTTGATTTACCGAAGCCATTGATCCCAAGGATCAACTGGCAGAACTGTAGTGGTTTTAACGTAAAGGATTTCACCTGACCAAATCCCAGTCTTTTGAATCCTTTTAAAGTGATAGATGTGTAACGCATGATAGACTCTTAGGAGTAGAACACATCAAATAAGAGAGATGAGTAAGCAAAAAGAAAGATGCAGTCTCTCTGAGGAATACCCTCTGAGTGATACGTGAAGTATCCTGAAGAAAAAAGAAAAGACGTCATACGCCACATCCTAGATAGAGGAATAACCCTCTATCTAGGATGTGTGATTCTTAGATGCATGTCAACTTAGACGTAGACGCCACTGTAAGTGACAGTAGCTTCAGATCCATCGCTAAATCTGAAGGTCACGTTAGGAGCAAAGCTCTGTCCGTTGCTACCAGCACTCCAGTTGGAATTGTCTATCTCTTCGCCGTCATGAGCATGCGCTTCACGAATCGCAGCAATGTAGCAGCTCTCACTGTCAACACTACCTTCATCGTAAAACTGCTCATCAAAGAGTTCGTCGTAAGCTGACTCGACTGCTTTAGCAATAGTGGTCATGTTAAGTCTCCTTAAAATAGGTTTAAAACATGTCCATGTATGGATATCTTTCGATAACATGGGCGAAAATGATAGACTGCTAAGTCTATCTGTCATGATTGTGATATATATCTGAAATTTTTTAAATTGCAATCGAAGAGCACGATCTAGACCAAAAAGGTCTAGATCGTAATTTCTGTATACATATACACAAGTAAGCATAAGGGGTACCCGAAGGTACCCCCAACTGCATCATGAAGACGTACCGATCACGATAGCTGTCGTCTCGTGTGGATAGACTACATCCACACAGACTCTACCTGTCACGGTGTAGTCATAGACGATGATGTACAGGTGTCTAAGCACCTCATGTACATCACGCTCTTTGAAGAAGTCATAGGGGTTCATGGATTTGGTGAACCCCGCATGAAATCCTGCATTCGCTAATGTCTCGATACGATCCCAATAACTAAGTTCTTTGACAGATGTTCTAGCGTTAAACGTGCGTATACGGGGACCGATATCGTAAGCATAAAAGCGTTTACTGTGTTGATCTACGATACCCTTGACTTCAACGCGGTATCCATGAGGTATACGCATCTTGGAGCATTCCCGTATTGCTCGGGTATCAATACAAGAGGGTAACCCTTGCATGAGCATATCCCGTGTATGAGATACTTGTTCGTCATCATAGCCGACGACCTCTTGCACACCTAGTGTGCTCATGAGGTACGATCCATCACGACGATAGTACGTATACGCTTCTTTTAACTTCAAGAACTCAGGTTGTTCTAGCTCATGCTCAAAGATGAGCGCATGATCTGCGTCCATATAGGCACTTTGCATATGCTCACAAAAAGCATCGTATTTCGTGGTAGAGAAGATATTGGGTAACATGATTAACTCCTATGTTTATATGTTGAAAAAGCGAAATCTAAAGCATCTCTGCGATCGATTTCACACTTGTGATATATACCTATTTGGAAATAGAATGCAAAATAGCGACTTTTACTACGTAATTTCGGTAAAAATGTTATTGTCATTGCAAGCTATTTATTTTCACTTATTTAAAGATAACACGGAGACCATAGCCCATGGATCAAAATCAAAACCCTTTGGAGACCAACCAGTCTACCAAGGGATCTCTGTTCAGACTCTACTGTGTGGGGATCGTTGCTCTGAATAAGAAGTTCCACGAGAACACCATTGAATTCACGCCAGTAGAGAACGTCCCGCATCTAGATGGTGAGTTAAATGACCAGTGGGAAGAGGTCACAGCTCAAGGCACCGATGCTGAACGCAAACCTTACGACAGCAATGTCAAGTTCACCAAAACCTTGAATGCCGTATGGCTTCCCATGCATCAATCTAACCGCATGACCGCTCCTGATGTCAGGCGAGGTGAGAAAGTCCTCATCTATCAGTTCGGTAACGCCCAGAACTTCTTCTGGGATACTTTGGATAACTACACCAAAGTAAGAAGACTGGAAGCAGCAGTATACGGATACTGCGCTACCAAAGAAGAAAATGTCGAGATGAATGCTGATAACACCTATGTACAAGGAGTATCCACTGCAGAGAAGATCATCACGTTGATCTCCACCACCAAGAAGAATGAGGAGAAGTATAAATACCAGATCTTCATCGATACCAAGAACTACCACATCGTCATCAGAGACGACTACGAGAATCGTATCGTCTTACAGACAGAGAAAGAACTGATCAGACTAGAGACTAAGGATTGTAAGACATTACTACAGCTTGATAAGGGTAGAATCACCTCTAAAGGTACATGGTTCCATCAAGGGGATTTCAGTGTGAAGCAAGGTGGGGTGTACGAGAATAACGTGCAACTAAGTACACATCGTCATCCTGAGACACAGAAAGTCACATTACCACCGACAAAAAGTGGTCAGCCATGGAATCCTCATCCTGATAAATTGGATATCGATTACCGTCAGCCAGAGCTATTTAAATAAATAAAAGACGGCATACATCCCTGATACACCTGTAGTGGGTGTATCAGGGTGTTTCTTCCTTCATTATCCATTCAGCCAGAGCACCACACTAGGACTACTTAAAGTCCTAGTGAGGTGCTATGACGCTTATTCTTTTGCGATATTGATCATCTCTAGAGACGATGGAGTAAGAGAGATGTCAGCTCATGGATCCTTCGTGTATGACTAAGGATCTCTTCTTTGTTAGAAAGGTAAGAAAGATGACGAGATTCTTGTTGGATAGCATCGATCAAACTACCGATGCCCCTGTATTTCATATCGTCTTGCATATAGGACTCCTGATGTATAGGTCATAATACCCTTAGAGCGCGTGAGAGGCACTCTAAGGGGAGATAATGGGTTAGTCAATGGTGATGTCTGGTATCTCTGCTATAGAGCCTTCAGGAAGGTCTAAGACAGGTTTTAGAGAGGATGTATCGGCAGGTTCCACGAGTGCATTCTCCTTACGAAGATTCAGATAGTGTGCTCTTGACGAAGCACGGACCTCTTCACTACGTGCTTTCTGGGTGATGTTGTTACCTTCCAGATAGTCAAGCTGTTGGAAGAAGTATCTTTCGATATACATCGCAAATTTATCAACGATAGTCTGTGCGTATTCTTTCTGGTAAGTATAGCACTGATTACGGTAGAGGATCATCATCTCAGGTTTGTTGATGAAGAACTGATATCCACTTGTAGATATCTCGATCCCGTCATCATCGATATGGATCGAGAGATCCTGAGGTTTACGTGCAGGATGATAGAGGATAAGCTGATGATCAGACTTTAAGATGATGTTCTTCTGTGCTACTTGATACTCTGGATAGACATTGGTGTTGTAGTGGAAGAGATATTTACCATCTGCGGCATGGATCAAGGTAGTGAAGACCGTAGTCAAAGCTTCTTTTAAGAAGTCTTTGCTATGGGCGTTATAGGGATCTATGTTTTCATCAGTGATAGGCTCTTCTGGAAATACAGATTCATTTAGCTTACTTTCGATCTCTTTAAAGAGCTTCCAACTGAAATGGATCAGTCTGACATGACCATCACTATCGTTGGGTTTGATATCAGGTCTCAGTTTACTGGTCGTGATCTCTATCATCTCCTGTAAGGCATTGGGGATGAACTTAAGACTTTTATCCTGCAGTAAGATAGATTCAGGGAAGTCTATTAGAGACGTATCGATCTTCAAAGATCTAGTCTTGTAGTTATAACTGATACTGCAATCGTGAGAAGCGATCGTTAAAGGATTGGTGGAGAGACGATAGCTTTGGTTATGGATAAGGATCTGATAGGTTTTGTTCTTGATGTTGTAGTGGATGATTTCAGGACGGTTGAAGAACTGATCAAAGACTTCAGTGCTACGCATCAATGCGTAGCAGAGGAGATGTTTCTTCTCGTCAGAGAGATCCATCTTGGTGGTTTTGATGCGTTGCACTAAGTAAGAAAGCTTGGTTGAGAGTTCAATACGTAGTGCTGTGGTGCTAATATTGGAAGCTGGGATATCAGACATGGTAAGATCCTTGATGAAAATAACGAATGAGAAATACCTACCTAGGACTGATGATCCTAGGTAGGGTGTTATGACGTGTATGACGTGTATACGTCTATCCGTGTGGATCGGGGATGACCCACTAAGGAAATGACGTGTGATTACAAGATACCTGTTTCTACAGAAAACACCATATCCAACAAGATCTGGTGGATATTCTTGATAAGAACAGTGGTGATCTCATCATCGAAGGTGTGTTCTATATCACGCATCCTGACGTATAATGATTTACCTTTAGTAGAGACTTGATAATCTCCTTTACTCAGACTAAACTTAGGATCATTCAGATCTATGGTGATCTTGATGTCCTCGTAGCTTAAGGATTTACCTTTGCCATCGATGACCTTGATCTCATGGCTATGTTGATAGATCGGAGTTAAGATATCAGGGATGGGTGATAGGGTATTGACATAATCCATCTGCACTAAAGGATCGACGATATACCGCACTTGTTCAAATAAAACCCTGTTGAAGTTCAGTTTCAAAGCCTTCAACCGTTTGTCGATATCTGCTTTGTTATAACGACTGACATATCGACCTTCTCTGATATCAACGATGTATTTGGCAAAAGCCAAGAATACTTCATAGATGAGCTTTAAGGTATCAGGGTTTTTGATGGTGCTGACGAGCGTACCATTATCATTGACTATCGTGACAGCACGAGATTTGACCCGATACGAGATCAATACCAACACCCCTTCTTTGTCGACTTGGAAAGTCACAAAGGGTGGGTTGAACTCTCCTGGAGTAGTGACTAAGGATACGCAATGCACGGTTTTACCGATCTCTTCATAGACACGGATGTCTTTTAAAGTGATCTGTGGTATCCATTTCTCCATGTAGTAACATAGTGCAGGAAATGTCGTGTGCATGGTGTTGTCATACTGGATCGCAAGATGATCAGTTAACGTGTCAAAATGGGGTTTCACGGTGAGTTGAAAACCTTCCATGAGACCAAGTTTGTTGGTTTTTCTTTTGGTGCTAGTGGTTTTGGTAACGCTATCGGTTTTGTTAGCTTTGGTTGAAGTAGACATGGGTTAAGACTCCTAGATAAAAAGTAGATGACTTATGCCATCAAGTCAGCTTAAGGTTGGTATGAGCTGCAAATAGTAATTCTGACAATGCTCATATGTTGGTTTTGAATCGATCTGTTTTGTAGTTGACCTCCCAAAGTAAGGTTTCAGGGGATGACGTTTCATCGTAGTGCATGAAACAATCACGATAAAAGTGGTAAGAATATCCGTTGTTGGATACAGCGATAAAGGATGATCCTGTCCAAGAGACGACATAGTTGGCATGGATCACCAGCACATTGAACAATATCCCTTCATCCTGGAAATAACGATAAGTGTGGGGGATATCTTCTAGTAAGAGGATATCCTTTAATGCGTTGATGTATGCAGTCTTTAGTTCTTGATAATGACTACGATGCTTCTTAGTTACTCCTGGTTCGTAACCATCCTCTACCAATGTAAGGATCTTTTCCTGGTACTCCGCTGCATCCAGGGTATTGTTGTTGATATACCACTGGGGATCCAAATTGTAGATGGAAAGCAGGATATGGGTAAAATCATAGATAGCTTTACCGATAGGTCCACTATAGTTACTGTTGATACATGTCGTCGTATCGTCCTCTTTCTCAAAAAGACCATAGTAAGAGAAGACTTCACGTAAGTTGATGCGACTGATCGCTTTACCGTCCTCAGTACGGTACTTGATCGAGAGGATGACATTTTTTGGTATGGTGTTCGTAGAAGATCATCTCTTGCCAAGGATGACAAACCCTGATCTCTGTGTTCTTTAAGAACGAGAGATCAATAGTCTCAAGATAACGATGCATGAAAAGCTTGAGATTAATAAACATCTCATGCTCTCTTAACGAGATTTGCTTCTTTAAAACTTCATCAAAAGACTTATCGATGTCTTTCAATGCATCTGTTATTGATACCCTAGGGGATTCTAAGATAGGTTTAACCTTAATAGACATAGTTACTTGATAAAGGTGAGATTGGGGATGACACGGATATTAAGTCCTGTAAGGACAGTATCGATCGTGTCGTATAAGACTTTGTTCAGTTTTGGGATATTGACCCCAGTATAGTTGATATTGATTTGCTCTTTCTTGGTATCAACTTGATACGCTGATAGCTCCTCTTCTTTCAAAGTGAATAATCCATAGCTAGGACCATGTAGCGCAAATCTTTTACTGTCGTTATAGATCTCAACCGCATATCGCTGACCTTGGTTATTGATGACTTCATAGCTGTCTTTAGAGACCATGTGGTTGTTACTATCTGCAACCACTAAGTCTTTCTTACTATGTTTGACTTGATTTCTGTGGATCAACATCTGCATCATCACCAATATCGCTTTATCAACATCTCTGAATAACTGAGGAAACTGAGGATGGGATAAGTTCTCCTCTAGAGCAAGATAGATATTCTTGATTAGATAGAGTTTGGCATACTCAGCAGAAGCTGAGATATATCCATAGGTGATGACTTTGTCAGGGATGTTACCAGGGATGTCCATCATGGTTTATGCTCCATTTTGGTTTCTATGTAATAAATGATCAGTATAAAGGCAATGTATAAGACATCGATACCAATCAAGAGTAACCAGCTATAAGCACGATAAGTTATAAAAACCCCTGCACAGATGAAAAGACTGATGAGGATGACAGCCAAACCCGTTGAGATCAACATGGCTTTATTGTAGAAGCAGTTATCCAGACAGTCCTTCGGGACAGGATATAATTTCAAGGTCAAAATAAAAGGTGATATAAAGATCAGTACCGTGATGATCATCGTGAGATAATCATACCACTGTGCATGATCCTTGATGTAGTGTAAAGTAGTCGTGATATCCATAGAAGACTCCATGATAGTCATAGATCCCTAGTGATACCATAGATAGGTATCACTAGGGTACTCTGTATGACGTGTATATAGACGTGTTATTTTTATTTATGCACCATTCTGAAGACTCTGGCTTTCACAGCATGACTGATGGTATCCCTATCCTGCGGTGTTAACAAGATAGTGTTATCACTACCTGGATAAGTGTACTGATACAGCGCCGTAAACTCAGGATCATCACTACTTAAGTGATGATCTCTTAAGGTATAATGAATCCCCGTGGTATGATAAAGATTAAAATCCCCATTCTGATACAAAGTAATGTTGATCGGAAAATTAGGGATGTTGTAAATGGCTGCACCATCATCACGGTCTGTGGTGATTAATACCTCATTGACTGACGCATGTCTCTCTAATGCAGAAAGATGGTTATCTATAAAACCAAGTAGTGCCGACAGATACTGATCCGGATAATCTCCTTCGATATTAAGTGGATTTTGTCCAAAGATTAAAGATGACATAAGTGATATCCTTAGATGAACTTAAACGATGTTAACACGTGGTGATAAAGTGCTTTGCTATCCTCTACGGATAAGAACAAAGGGTCTTCCTCATCACCGGGTAAGAGCTCATCGTCATCCCAGGTGAAACCACCGTTGAAATCTAGTTGATATTTCACTCCAGGGCAAGTCAGCATGAACTCATAGCTGTTAAGGGAGAACAAGATCTCTTTATCAGAGACACTGTAGCTGATAGCACCTTCTTCTTCATCTTTCCTGACATGGATCCCTGTCCTACTTAGATAGGACAGGATCTCTGTTATGCGTGTATCAAGTGCTTGGATGACAGTTGTTTTATCCATGATCTAGATACCTGTAGTCATCATACCAAAACGATGTTGTTCTTTCTCAAAACGCGCAAGCTCGATACCAAAGTTCAAGAACTCTCTGACAAAGAACATCAATATCATCGAGAATCTTAAAGATAAAGGATCTGTGTAGGTTTTGTCATACAGAGTGAGTGATTTACTATCTCCTTTGAGCCAGGGGTTACCATTATCCATGAATTCATAGTGAGGATTATCAGGATGCAGATCTATCGTGAACTGGAAATACGTCGGTTTTTCTTCGTTGGAGAGTTTGGTTGCTCTGACGACATGATGGTATTCTTGGCTGTCATCGTGGATGAAGCTATAAGAGAAGATGTTGGTTGTGATCTCATGGATAGCCTTAATAAAGGTGTCACATGTGGCGAAGTAAAGAAGACTCATGGCTTCTTGAGTAATGTTCATCGCGATATGCCGATAGTAATCCGCAAATAGGCGTGCTGACATGGAGGCGATGTAGCTTGATTGCAAGAACTGTTGGTGTTGCTTTAATGTAGACTGACTGTCAGGGTTGATGTTAGGTTGGACGAAATGGTTGTTGGGTTGATACATGATAAGCTCCTTATAGGAAATAGCAGATTAAAAGATTGACGATGTTATCGTCATGGGGACGATGATGACATCGTCATGGAAGTCATCACCACGATAGTCATCATCACGGTAGTAATATAGGTTTGATTATGTTTAGATTGCGTCATATACCCCACCTAGGAGATAACTCCTAGGTGGGGTGTATTGATGTATGACGTGTAGTCTATCAATCTACATATCGCATGTGACCTGTCTTGATAGACTGGATCACATTGACAAAAGAACCAAAGATGTAGTGGATAAACTTACTACTGATGAAGTCTAGTTCCTGTTTCTCATCTTTGATGAAGTATCCGGTTCTTTGGATGGCTTCATCACTACCACCGATCTGAAGACGGATACTGTCATCACCGACATGGACTTCACCACCCAAATATCCCTTATCACTAGGGATGATGATCTTGACGTCTTGGTAGCTTAGGGTCTGTGCATGTTCAGCAGGATCGTAATCGATAGCATAGTCCTCACGGTTACGATAGAAGTGATCTATCACATATGTGAGTAGTCCAGGTAGACGATAATAAACATGATCTTGATCTTGGATATCGCATTCACGAATAGCGTCTTCGATGCGATTTTCGATCATGTTGTAGAAGTCAGCAATGATCTTCTCATGAGAAAGTCCGTTATCTTTGTTGATTACTCTACCAAACTCTACTTTGATTAGGAGACTGACGATAGATTCAATATAGTCTCTGACATGGGAGGCTAAATCACCAGTCAGTACTTCGTCATTGGACTTGACCTCATTACTGGAAGAAAAGTAGTCGTTATTATAAGCATCATTGTACTCAACACGTTCTCTCAGGCTAAAATGAAAACCATGTCCTTTGATGATAGAAGTCCGATAGGTCTCCTTATCAATGGTTTGGTTTTGGATGATGAGTTGTGTTCTACTACTGTAGTAATCAAGAGCAATCGCGTGTCGACTATAATAACTGAAGTTATATATAGATTCATCACCATCTGCACCAAAGTCAAAACTCTTATCACGACTGAAATCAAACTCCATTAATCCGACGTAGATGTCGTGATTAAGATCGCTGAACTTACCTTGACTAAAATCACTGATAAGAGGGGTAAGCTTTCCTAGGATAGGAGTGATAGATTCTTTCCAGTAAGAATCAATAGTTTTTACATGTCTGAGTTCCATGCTAGCTCCTTAAGTTGTGTGTCGATAAGATCAATAGTGGTATTACTGATACGTTCTCTGAACATTAAGATATTTGTATCAGTCGTTGGGTTCATGTCAATCATTTTACCACTATAGGTAAAAGTGAACCTGTCATGGTTGGGGTTAGTGCTATCAATTTTGAATCCAAATTCGTCTTTAAAGGTGACGTAGATCTCGTCTACACCAGACAGACGATAGTCTTTGATGGATACGCGATCTTCATCACGACTTAAATGAATGAAATATTCCGTATGGGTGGGGTAAGTAGCACACCTAAGACCTCTACCATGGATGATAGCAGCACTGGCGCGGATCAGTATCGCTAGTACGTCTAAATAAGGGATATCCTCTTGGTACGGTTTGATCTTCTTATCAAGAGGTGGTTTCAAGTAGTTGAACGCTTCGATATAGCTATCTCTGACAGAGTCAAAATAGATGCGGTCATCGAAGTCAAAATCATGGATAGCACCATGCCAACTAGGACTGAGATACTTGATATAATCATCCTCCTCTAAAGCATTAAGATAATCTCTGAGGATGATATCGATACAATACCCATCAGTGTGTTCAGCATGATGTAAGTTAAGTTTATCCAAAGAGCTCTGAAGTGATCTCTTAAGGATCCTCATTTTGACATGATCTGTATCTTGCATGTCTAAGACTCCTGTTTCTCGCAGTTAAATAGAACGATGTGGACGATGACAAACATCACCGTGTAGAGGTGATAAGTGTTCTGGTAGAAGAATAGCAGTAAGATGACATTGATAACCACCTCAAAGAGGGTGATGGTTATGATGCCTTCAAGCCACTCTACCAGGACACCCATACCACGCCTGCCTCTGAAAAGATCTTTTTTATCATCTACTCCTAGTAATCCTCCGATCATGACAAATAGAAAGATGATCGAGGTGATAAATAAGACCTCAAAAGAGCTAAAGTGAGCGAGGAGTCCTTGGTAAGACTCCTCAACCACAGAGAGACATTCTGGATTATGGATATATTGGATCATGATGCGGCAATCTGTGATAGAGGACCTTGATGATAAAGAAGTAGTGTCTTGTAGACATCGGTAATTGCTGATTTGATTTTATCGGCAATACCAGCACCTGCAATAACACTTTTCTCTATATTAGGGTCTGTACAAAAGACCATACTCCCTGCTACATGTACTAACACAGGTGATACAGAGATGGTATATTCCTCTGCACCACCTTTTTCATATCGGGATACATAGCACCTATCCTTATCTGAGGGATGACGACCCTCAAGATAGATGATACCATGTACACCACCATGAACCAATCCGTTCTCTTCGTAGTAAAGATTCTCGATATTGGTAGGATGGGTGAGGTGGATGATCGCATTTTCAGTGATCTTAAATATAGATGTTATCGTGTCTTTGTGTTCGGGATGGTTTTTACAAAGCCATTTAGATCTACCACGGACGCTCTTGATCAGTGCTTTGACATGATCCATGTATTCATTGTCATTCATGTTTTATTCCCAGGCTGTTGATAACCAATAATCGATATATTCAGGACTGATAGTATTGTCCTCTTCAAAAGAGTAGTTCATTTTTCTGTGTCTCCTGTGATAATGATCGTCATACAACCTCACTAGGACTTTAGTTAGTCCTAGTGAGATGTAAGGGTATATGACGTGTAAATGATCTATCGTGGTACAGCAGTCTTCAAGCACCACAGATAAGCTAGCAATATCGGTATATAGTCTTTGATATAATCGTGGGTACTTCCACCCGTAAGCAAAGGATTAACATTTACATACCCTACAGGATGGTCATCTATAGATCCTACCTGTTCGATATCGATCTGTAGATCCTCACCTTTCTGGATGACTGAGATATCCATCATGTCGTACCTGATAGAGATATATTCCCCGTATCCTGCTATCATGATCTCGATATCAGGTAAGGTATATGTCTCAGTACCAGTAAATGTAAGTTCTTTATCGGGAATCAATACCCCTTCATCATTGGTGTGACCATGATAGATTTTCTTAATGGTCCCTGTTGGGTTATAGTTATACTCAATATTCTCTTTGTCCATAAGGACTCTAAAGATATCTTTGAAGTATTCATAGACCTGTCCTGGTCTAGGATCATTTTCATCATCTGCCAAGTATGACTGTAAGGTGAGTGTGTCATACAGGTCTTTCTGATAACGATTGAGAACGACCCAGCTTTCATGATAGTGGCTTTCATTAGGAAGTCTTAGTCCACCGATACCGATGAGGTCGATCATCTTGAAGACCTCAATGATGATAGCTTTGATGAGGTCTTTTTCATGTTGATCAGTAGAACCTGAAATAAAGGACTCTTGTGTCTCATCAGGAAGACCTTGGTTATTAAGAGGAGTATGTAAGGAGAAACTGTATCCAGGGACTGTTATCCCTTGGATATGGTAATAACCTTTATCTCTGACTTTGATATCAGTTAAGTAATAAGGAGTAAATGATCTAGCAAAGTTATTAATTTTGGTGTGATACTGTTTGAAGAACGTGTATTCATATCCGGTTTTACGGATAGCACGAGATTCATGGAGATCGATAGTATCGGTGAAGTAATACTTAAGAGACTCCTCGATCATGGATCTGAACTCCATGATGAGCTCTTCACTACCGATACTGTTGTAGTAAGTATAGAGATCATTAAAGCGAGGTTGGATGTGTTCATCCCAATAGACTTCGGTAGTCTTGATGTCAGTGAATTTCATATAAGACCCTGTGTGTTTGAGTGTATACTAAGGTAATAATAAATACCTCAATAAAAAATAAATGCAGGTCATATACCCCTGATACACCTATAGTGGGTGTATCAGGGTGCTCTACATGGGAGTGTATATAGAGATCTTGATATCTACCGATATCAAGCTTGTCTTAAGATGCCGTTGTAACCTTGTTTGACCAAGGCTTCGATGTGTGCGTAAGCTTCTGCGATGAAGATCGGATCTTTGATCGTGTATTTCACGACTTCTTCACTACGTTCAGCCGCTTTAGGATCTGCTCGATAGGGGTTGACTGTCATGACAAAGAGCAAAGTACCATCGTCTTGCATGAGAACTTTATAACCGTACTCTTTATTGACTTTCTTATCGACTGCATAGAAGGCAAATGTTCTTCTATCCGGATGAACCTCCAACATATGGCGATTGCTTTTATCTTTCGGAGAGAGGTAGATGTGGAGATTCTGATCCTCACCATAGTCGGCAAGATAGTAATCCTTACGATCTACTCTCTTGAGATATGTAGTAGTCGCATCAATAGTCGCCAAAGTCGTTGCACGAAGTTCAGCTTCGTCTTTGAATCTGTCTTTTTGGACGGGAAACCCATCGTCTCCTGTCGAGACATTGCTCTTCGGATCCTCCTTGGGTGCTGCTGGTGCTACGGGTTGTTCAGGTTGCTTAGGTTCAGGTTGTTTCGGAGTGACAGGAGGATCTTGAGGCTTCGGAGGCTCTACACGAGGCTGATCCTGGTGATGATCTTTCGGTACTTGGACATCACCATGGGCGAAATAGTTGTTGATGATGTCCAACAACTCATCAGCTTGTTCAAAGGAGAGCTCCTTGATACGATCTGGTAGACCATCGATTAAAACAATGGTGTCTTTAATGCTTCTTGACATAATTAAAAACCTTTTTCATGAGGGATGATACGAGTCCTCCGTCAGGAAGACTCGTAAGATAAGTCTATATAGGGTACGTTGATATGGTAGATATAAACATATACGACAAAGATCTTAAGAACATGACCTTAGGAGAAGCTTACAGGATGCTTCTTTTAAAGACCGAACAAGTTGACCATAGTAGTCATGTCAAAAAAGAACTCTCAAGAAAGATGATCAAGTTGGTTAGGATGAGCCATGATCTCTATCCAGACAGTCATAGTGAACATAATGAACATCATGACAAAGTCACACATTTCTTAACTGAGCTTTATTTTGCTTTAGCGGACATGATCGAGAATAAAGAATACATGATCATCAGTCCTTTGTCTGAAGATGGGGTAAGTTATAGCCTACATCGCAATAACAAGATGGTCTGTAAGATCACAGAGGGATGCTCTATGAAAGATCTTCATGGTTGGCTAGTAGAGATTGAGAATGGTAAATGTAAGATCGCAGTTACTGTGAATGATGATAACTATCTCTTTAAGGTCTTCTGTGAAGGAGAACATCATTGGAAGATCACCGGTGATGATTTCACACTGCTGGTGGTGAAACCTTTCTGTATAAAGGTTGACCATGTCTTAAGAGCGGTGACTGATCATCTCTTGAAAGATTATTGCTAAAAAGAAAAAGCATCATACATCCCTGATACGCGTATAGCGCATCAGGGTGCTCTGAATGAAACGTAGTGTAATGAAAGAAGTTGACACCTCAGTAGTACCGATAGTGGTACTACTGAGGATATTCTTCCCTCATTGCACTCGGTCAGAGCACCCCATATAGGAGATAGCTCCTATATGGGGATGTATGACGTGTGTTATTTAATCTTCATTCTCCATGAGCTTATCAAGACACTCGATATACTCACCCAAATCACGATTAACGTCTTTCATCTGTTCGATGATGGTGGATTCCAACCGATACTGACGGAAGTAGTATCGATTACCACTATAGTCAAAATAAGCACCCAGATAGTTTTTATCGATGTAGATATTGATATCTTTATCTACATGTCTAAAGAAATAACCATCTTCACCCACACCCAGCCAATAGTCTTGATATTCATAGAGCTTGAAATCCACATAGTCTCGTATCAATACTAAGGACTTATATCCGAACTCGATATCATCAGCATGGTCGATCAGTATTGATAGACCTTCGTGAAAGATATCAATGACTGACCCTAAATTAACTTTGAAATATTGATCTGCTATCCTAGGTGAACAGGATAAGAAGTATCTCAGGTTCTCTTCTATGTTATCACGACAGTTACGAGCTTGTCCAACGACTTTGGAGAGATTACCTAAGGTATCCTTAGCTGTGGTTTTGTTGATGAGATACTTCGATAGACGAGAGGTATCTTTATTATCAGTTAGGCTTTTGATATAATCATAAACCTGATCGAGTTGGTCTGTAGTAAGTTTAGGGAGATATTCGAGGATATCTTTTAAATCTGCCATAAGTAGACTCCTGTAATGAGTGAAACGAATGAAGGGAGCTACGTTATCGAAGGTGGTGTCCTGATACAAGGATGTATCGGGTCCACCATCCTGAGATATAAGTAACTCCTGTAATGTTAGGGTGATGTGATTAAGGTCAAAGTCTCTACTCGTAGTAGTGCTGTTTTAAGATAATGTCGTATCCGTTTTAAGACCTCAAAACAGTCTATATCAGCGGTTTGTTCGGGAGATAGGATAAACAGTACTGTGGGAACCAAGTCGTCGACATCGTAGCCACGATACTCTGGACCTTTGCTCACTTTGAAAGTACGATTGGTGAGATCTACTTCGTAGATACTATCCCCATAGTCCAGACGATAGAAATCCTCTCTCACTTTGAGAGCGTTTTTATTGATGCGTGTAGCATAGTCGTCTGGACTTCTAAAGTTGTAGTAGTCATTTGAGGAATCTCTATCATCCAAGAGATCACGGATGAAGAATGTGCTATCCCAATAAAGACTACAGAGATCTTCATAGACCGTGGGATCCATGAAAGGATAGAGTGTTCTTAGGTGTTTCTGGATATCATCTTTATCCTCTCCGATCAAGATACGATCTCTGATAAGGTTTATCGGTGTACGGAAGGTCACCTCACCAAGATTGATCTTATCGAAGATCTCATAGAGGGCGTATATCGCCTCTCCGATGAGATCGATACCCAACGACATTAGTGTTGTGATATTGTATTTTTCGATGCAGAAGTTGGCTTTGAAGTACCTCAATGCGTAGACTAGACGATCATTATCTAAGAAACGTTCGATACCTACGAAGCTATCACGGTTGGCTTCGTAAAAGACTATCGTTGCGTGATCTTTGTCGATATTGATCGCAAGTGTTGGGTGTGGTCCGATACTTATATTACCAGCATGATAGGTTCCTTTCATGGAAGGCTTAGTATCTGTGACCTTAAACCCTCTGAAATAACGATGACGTAGAGGATCATCGATCTCTGCCTTAAAAGCAATATGGATCCCACGAAAACAACGGAATAGTTCTTTTTCTGCTGGTGCGACTACGTTCTCTTCGTAATGTCGATAGACTTCTATGACGTGATGGTCAAACCACTCTTGATAGAGGTCGTTGATATAACTTTGTTGCATGATTTATATTCCCACTGTGATAGCATGTAATAACTCATCCATGATAGACACGATCTTATTCAGATAAGCAACATGCCCATCTGTTGCCGGTATCGTGTATTTCTTATCTTGGATAAGGAACACTGAGTCTTCTCCTTTATGTTGATTGAAACTAAAGTCAAAACCATCTCCTTTGACGATCATGTTAGGATAATTGATGTCATCAACAGGATAGAACTCAATCATGTTGTTCTGATGAGTATATCTCGTATAGACGTTAATATCATCTTCAAAGAGGAAATGTGTCTTGGTATGCGTTCTGTCATCGTTAAAACTACTTGTAACGACATCTTCAAGGATGGTGTATACCTCTTGATAGACGTGTGTATCATTACTGATATCTTTATCCTTCTGGATACGTCTTTTCAGGTTAGAGAAATCCACATTGATGAAATTGCGGATGATCTCATATTCCTTTTCAGTGATCTGATGGATGATATTCCTGTAGTAAGCATGCATGAAGTACTCTGCATAGAGTCTCATGGAACTTAAATAGTACCACGTTAAAGTACCCTCTTCTACATGTTCAAAGGTATTGTTATCTGTGATCGTGAAGATCTCTTGTAGTGGGAGACCACTGGATGGATCAGGATCGTAACGATAGAGGCTACGTAGTTCACGATCTTTGAAGAAGATGTGGAACTGATAAGGATATTTTAGTCCATGATGATGCGGTGTTGTCAATCTGAGAAGACTGAGACCATCCTCTGTCTTCTCTAGAATGAAGTCTGTATAATCCAATTCGCTCAAGAGTGCTTTTGCTCTATAGAGTAGTAATCTTAGATCAAGTAAAAAAGTATCTTTATTAACAAGATCGTAGTAATCAGGATAACGTTCATTAAGCTTTACAGTAATCTCATTGAGATTTTGAACAAGTTGATCATAGTGGATCGGATGATCTGGTGATGTTAATACTGACATGATTTACTCCCAAATATAGCGGATTAATAATAGACGTCATAGATCCTAGATGGAGTACTAAGACTCCATCTAGGATCTATGACGTTTAAGTGTTCTTATAACACCAGTTTGACCATATCGACAAGTTCATGGGCAAACCGCAGGTCACTGATGTTAAACTCTTCAATTTTTTCAATGGTATCTTTCTCATCGATATCCTCGAACATACCACGGGGTTTTTCAGAGCTTTTATATTTAATCTGAAAGGATGAGATTCCTGTAACCAGATTCACTTTGACACGGTAGTTTTGATAACAAATCACCATAAAAATGATTTTACCATCTTCGGTAAACTCAGCATCAATAAAGCCTTTTTCACCCTGATAGATGTCATAATGACGACAATACCTATGTTCGTCATTATGGTTCTCATTGGCGACATAGATAGGACCGAACGTATGGATACTCTCAATCAGTAACGAATGAAGATCGAATAAGAAACGATCCATATAAGGTCGATAATCACCTTCCAACCCTTTACATATCGTATTGACTTTATCAAAACGTGTACGGAGTTTGGTTTCTTTTTCTAAGATATACTTGTCTTGTTCTACGACGTACTCATTATCAGTGGATTTGATATCACTTTCCTTATTGGAGATGACCTCTGATGAAGAGATAATCTCTTCATCAATAAGTGACATCAGATCCATAAACACAGAGAATAACTTCTCTGTATCTACCTTATCGACAGGGATATCCAGGTTTTTGATCGCTTGTACGATCGCTTCATTGATTTTTACATGTTTCATTGATCATACCTCTAAAGTTTCTTCATAGTAGGGAATGCTGGTCTCTTCTCCCAATCTAACGTAATCCGCTCTCTCTTTGGTCCAAAGATAGAAGCGATGCTTGGTGTCCATGACACCATGTTCACCATCGTAAGTGTAGATGAAGGTGATACGAAAATGACCTTTTTGAAAGATCACACGTGATAGATGATTCGGATAGAGCTTCATCAGAGGAAACTCAGTAGAGAGAATGTTAAAGAACCCAATCTCTGTGTAGTCTCCACGAGTATCAACAAAAGTAGCTATCGTTTTATTATCCCGATGAGTTTTAGCAAGTTTGATCTTATCACGATTAGCGTACTTGTACTCTTCGTATAAGTAGAAGGATTTCAACTTCTGAAACTCATTTAAGAGATACTCTAGATCTGTATTTTCAACTATGGTCTGGAGTGTCGTGTAAGCTTTCTCCCAGTGGATCGTGTCGATATGAGCGACATCGATCAAGTGATCGACGATCTCATCATGGGTGGGATGTTTGATCTTAGGCTTAACTTGTGGATGATCTATGGTTTGGGTTTGGTTACTACGATCTGACGTGCGAATACGATCAGTTATCGTACGTATACGAAAAGGATAAGTCATGATTTTTGGTTCCTATGTTTATATGTTGAAATATTGGATATAGTAGCGTGTGCTACATGAGTATATTTAATGGCTCAAGATAAATAGATTGTGTGATTGGCAAGATGGCATATATCCCCGGTACACCCACTACAGGTGTACCGGGGTGTTCTTTATGACGTTTAATGGTTTAAATAATCAACCACAGTACGGAAGACCTCACTCATTTTCGTGGTGAATTGTCTATTCGTGATCAGATTAAAATCCTGATCACGAACTACTGTGTCATCGGTCTCTATCTTGAAGCGGTAGTCGTCTTTACAACAGACGACACCGATTCTTCCTTTTGGGATCTCTATCATCCACCCTTGTAGACCATTGAAGAGTTCATTGTCGGTGATGGAGATGATAAGTTTGTTGTGCTTATGGAGCGTATAGATGATTTTATCATCCTCTGTTGTGATACGCATCCAGTCTTTGTGTTCTGCTATGGTAGTTAGACAGAAGAATAACTGCTCCATGAAGTTAACGATAGGTGTGCTATCAGCTTTAGGGCTATCCTCAAATAAGGAAAAACCATATCGCAAGACCTTAATTGTCTTTCTATATAAGTCTTTTTTGAGCTTATTCAGATCAGGTTTATTACCAGTCGTGTCTAAGAAGCCTTGAGTATCTTCTTGGGCGCTCTTATGGATCTTGCGATCCACTGAATCCTCTTTATAGCCTTTTTGATGAGGACTGATATTCCAAGTACCGTCATGATAGGTATAGTTGGTAAGGTTAGGATAAGGTGTATATTGCATCAGATATCTCCTCTTAATTAGACATCTCTAGTCTAGATAGTTTATCTTCAAATAAAGGATGATCTCGTAAAGGCATCACCAAATGTTCTACTAATATCTTCGTTATCCCTTTCAAATAAGCACCACAGTCTGAATATTCATCATCGATCAGTAGACTGATATTGATGTGGTTGTCATTACCATCTTTGATCTCATATCCAGCACCATCTAAGAAGTACCAAAGTCTACGGTATCCATAGAGTTCACGATTTAACATAAGTTCAAAATGAGGATTACCATCTGTGGCTATAGTTAAAGAAAAGGATAGATCAGGAAGATGATGGGTCTCCTCTGTCCAAGGATGTTTGTTGCGATCAAAGATAAAGGTAACCACATCTTGGTGAAAGAGATCGTTGATATCAATAGTTGATACTTTGCTGTGATAACACTCTATATCAGAGAGTCTTCTGGTAAACATATCGAGTACTTGAGAAAAAGCATCGATGGTACGATCTCTTAAAAATAACGTAGGATCATCGGGATCATGATCATTGACATTAGCACTTCTCTTAAGCTTCTTTAAAAGCATGTCAACGTGTTCTTTAAAAGAGATATCATTGCTCGTTACAGTCATATACCACCTTCTGTCTAAGTAGATCAGTATAGGTCTTGATATCATTGAGTTTGTATATCAGATAACCCCCTGCATAGCGATAGTTACCCTTAGTGGTTTTATCTTGTCCATTTAAAGAGATGATCCTGACACGATAGTTGTAAGGATCATCCTCGATGAAATAGGGATAAGAGATCTCGATATCACGATGTCTGAACCGATAGAAATCCTGGTAGATCATGATAGAGAGTTCTGGTTGCTTATCATTAGAGATAGAGAATAACTCTTTATCATCATCCTTACTATAAGTGATGTCTTGGTAAGACTGGTTCAAACATTTAAAGAGATCTTCAAAATACCATGCAAGGTTACGGATACAGACTTTGACGGTAGCTTGTCTTTTCAGTCTTGCGATATTGGGGTTATCATTAAAGATCCAGTCATACGCAGCTTCTATGGTAGTGCTGGATGCAAAATCAATAGGTTTGTTAATCATGGGTTACTCTTTTATAAAAGATGTCATATATCCTAGATGGAGTACTAAGACTCCATCTAGGTAGGGACGTATGCCGTCTAGGCTATCTGAGAGGATCAGGGATGATCCTCGAGGCTCTCTCTGAGATGGTGTTAACAACACCATCGAGGAAAATGACGTGTATGTAGATTAAGGATGCTTGTGTTTATCAAACATGCTTAATACCATGGTGACGATAATCACAATTAACATCGTGATGATGAATTGTAATATCGGCATAGGTTTCGGTAGTCTTGTGAACATGGGTATTGCAACAGCAATAACCATAGGAGTCGCAGTAATAACAAGCACATTGATAAGAGAGAGGTGTTTATAACGATCGTAGAAAAGACTCGCGTGGATAAACACGACTTGAAACATTATCACCGATAAACAAATTTGAATCTGTTCAATCGTCATATACGAGTATCACGAGTATACATCTATTTTAGAGGCTCGATAAAGTCTTAACTATCGAGGTAAAGATGTAATCCTTAGCTTGTTGCTCTTTAGGCAACTGATCATAAGGAACAAAACAAGGATGTTCTTTCTTTTCAGGATCCTTGATTTCTCCGTACTTCCAACCCTCTTTTTCTTTTTCTTTTAGCCAGTTTTCATGGCTACCAGAGGGACCGGCATTAGGGTTGTCTAAATGGAAACGTACGCCGTTTATAGCGCTTGTCTTAGCCCATTGTGGAGCTTCATCCCAGGGGAGCTGAGAATCGTCTCCTAGTGCCTTACAATAACCACGATTGGCTTCATGACATACTTTAGCGATTTCTTCAATAGAAAGTAACATAGAAAGTCCTAAGTTTTGTGTGATGACAGAATTGTCTTGCGACGGGGTGTCTGACGACGGGATCGTCATTTCTTATCTATAGATGTAGATTATACATCTATATCTAGAACAGATCATCAGCAGTGATCTGTTTCTGCTTCTTACTATAATCCGTACTACGCTTGTAGAAGAAGTCGTTTTCTTTACCAGCAAGTACTTCTTCAGTGAACCAATCTGTTTTCTTCAAGAGTTTCTCATCAACCAGATAAGGCGCTTCGATACCGAGTATCTCCAGCGAGTTATTGTAACGATGGATGATGTAGTTTTCAGCAGTAGCGAGATCAATGAAATCCAGATCCCCTTCTTCAAAGATCCAGTGGAGGATCGCTTTCTCTGCTTTAAGAGCAGAATCAGCAAGAGTGGTGAGTTCTTGATAGAACTCCTCGGTGAATAACTCAGGATGCTCTTCTTTCAAGATACCATATAAAGCGATACCAAATCTCCCATGGATCTCTTCTTCTTTAGAAGTAGCTTCAATAGCATTAGAGATCCCCTTAAACATGTTCTTGTGTTTGTTAAAGGACATGATCACCAGGAACTGACCAAAGAGAGAAATATGTTCGACGAACAAGGAGAACATGATCAGAGAAAGGATGAAGTGGGATTTGGAGAGTTCTTTGTTCGTTAAGAAACTCTCGATATACTCCACTCTACCCATCAGAGCAGGGTATTCGTGGATATTGGAGAACATATCGTTCATACCAAGCTTCTCTAGAAGGTCACTATACGCGTCAAAGTGACGGCAGTTGCCCTCAATCGAGACAGTGTCTTTATATCGAGTAATGATGAAACCAGAAGGGACGGTTACGCAATAAATCATCCCGTCGTAATCGATGACTTCTTTTTGGATACTGGGGTTATCTAAAGAGTAAATTGTGATGTTATCGATCTCTTTATCTGACCTTTGATCATACCCACCGTAATACTTTACTCTATCGATAGAAACATCGAAGTCTTTGGCCAACACTACTCTTTCTTCGCCTGTGGTTGGATCGAAATCTAACATTCTGTGGTTTGGAGTGACGACTGTTACCCACTTATCATTTTCCGTACTAAAACGATAAAGTTCGCCTTGGTACCGGTTTTTTATCACCTTAGTAGGTTTAGCAAAAGATATTTCCTTAGTTCTAGCATCAAACTGGCAAACTAATCTATCCCCGGTAACATTTTTAAAATTAACCCATCCAGATGGTGTAAGTATTTCAGTACCTTCAATATGACATTCGCTCTCGCCGAAGGTCACACCTACGAGGTCAATCTCCGGTTTGGGAAAATATTTATAAAGATCACTCCAGAATCGTTTTACGGATACCTCCACTTGTGCTATCGCAAGCATAGCTTTTGTTAAAACTGACTTTTCAGCAGGTGTAACGTTAATATGGTAATCTTGGATATCTGAGGTGTAGTTGAACTCTGTTGAGAGCCAGTAGCTATGTCTGATAGCATCCTTAAAGTCTATCAACTCAGGATACTCGTATGGCTTGGCTTCTACTCTTTTTTCAAATAAGTTGCGTTTACTCATGGGTTAAGACTCCTATGGTTTAAATTAAATAAATAGCAGATGCTACGTCATATATCCTGTCTCCTCGTATCAAAGGAGACAGGATAATTATTATTCAAAATTCATGTATAGGCAACATTGATCTCATTCTTGCCAAAACCTACCGGTTTATAGTATCTTTTCTCTACACGCTCAACAGGAGTGCCCTCTAAGATAATGTATCTGTCTCTTAAAGACAGATCATCTACTCTGATGACTACACCATCAGCTCTCCCTTGTCTGACATAACGGAGATATAGCTGACTGACGAAGTATTGATCTTCAATACCATAACCGACTACTTGGAATCCATAATCCATCTTTAAAGTGTTGATCGCAGAGCTATAGCGAAATAACCTGCGACAAGAGATAGACATGTCATCTGCGATAAATCCTTCTGGGGTGAGATATCCTGATATCGACACGGATGGATAATGAATGGTGTGGATGTATTTCGGTATCGATGAAGGATGATGACCTTTATAAGGTGTCCATTTCTTCGCATGATAGAGATATTGCTCTATCTTGGATAACACACCTGCTTTGTAGATGCATCTTAGGTACTTAGTCTGCACGTCAAAATGCTCAGATACAATAAAAGCTGTGTTATGGGGATATTGATCTAATATCGGTAAGATCTCTGTTGGCTCAGAGAAGATTTTAGTTGCCATGAGTTAACCTCTTTTTGACTATAATACTCATCACTATAGTAAGAGTCTTTCATTGATACCCATACCTAGAGTCATTTCTAGGTATGGGGATGTATGCCGTCTAGGCTCTCTGAGAGGATCAAGAAAGCATCACCATGGTGCTCTCTCTGAGGGACTACCTCCTCTGAGATGGTGCTAACAGCACCATCGATGAAATCGAGATAGTCCCGATGAAAGGATGATCATCGATGACATGACGTCTATATCAGAGCCTTACCTTCATGCCCAGATAAGACATAAATAACGCGTCCATCATGACGAAGTATATCGATTCACCTACTAATGCATTGTAGACATCTAGCCCTACTTTATCTTCTTTCTGACTAAGGATACTACCATCATGGTAGCGATATCCATCGTCTCTATGGATCTCCCAGTTGAATGAACCATCGAGATTAAGTTCGATATAGTTGCTAGGATCATCCTCCCTAAAACACTTAAGAGTATGGGTATCGGGGATGAGATCGAGAGAATGATAGTCGATAGATCGCATATGTCTGTAGGTTGTGGGATGTCGTTCTAGCGAGATGAAGATATCCCCTTTATCACGACTGTCAAAGAGGAAGTATTTTAAGTGATCTTGGATGTCATTAATGATATCAGTGTAGTCATCAAGATAAGCAACACGATCTTCTTCGGGGATGCTCTCACTGATGAGATGCATCCTGGTCGTGATCTGTGATCCTTTTAGGTGTGATGGAATCAGATCTTTGATACTGAACTTGGCATCTGGGTAATCAATCTTCTTGAATGTATAATTCTGCAACATCTGCAAGATACGGATATCATGTTTGACGTTGTTTAATGGGAAATGTGTTTTAAGGGAAACATCTCCTAAGAAAGGTGCTGCAGGATAGACTTCAAACTCTAATACACCATAGCTGTAGTCAGGGTTTTCTGAAGTAGGGTTAGAGGGTGCAAAGGTCCAGTCGAAATGTTTACCACTGATATGGTCGTTGACCTTGATGTCAGTAGTCGTGACTTTATTAGCATGATGAAGTTTGTCTTTCAAAAGACGATAGAGTCTTAAAGAAGGGATGATGTTATTGTAATCTCTTTCCAAGATACGGTTGGTGATATTGAGGTAAAACATATCACACAGTGCTTGGTTGAAGCCTTGAGCATCGTAGTTCATATAGCGTTCCTATGTTTGGGTTATATTGAAAGATAGTGGATGATGGTAGCGTGCTACCATGGGTATATTTAATATCTCAATGAAAAAAGAATAGACGTCAAAGATGATACCTCAGTAGTACCGATCAGTGGTACTACTGAGGAGATAGGTCATTTATGCCGTCTAGGCTCTCCACTGTCGATCCCCATCTCTGAAGAGCTATCTTGATAGCTCTGATGAAATCGGCATGTGGATATGACGTCTATCCACGTGGGATGATGTTGTTTGTGATGTATCGAATCGCATACTCGATAGCGTGATGATAGTCTGTAAATGTGAAGCAGACAGAGGTCTCATGACCTGTAATTTGATCTGTTACGGGTATGGAGAGATGTTCTTTGGTGAAGATCATTTTACGGATTTTGGTAGGATCCATGTATACCAGACATGGATCTGTCACGTCTCCAGTATGGGGAACATCATCACTGTGTTCGTAGTAATGACCCTGATAAGAGAAAGCAAAGAAGTCGTTATCGACACCATACTGCATGAAATTACCAGTATCTGGGTCTACTAACTTGATAGCAGTAGCTGTGTTGGTACCACGATCTACAATACTGATCAGATCCAGATGATATTCCCGTTGTTTTAGCTCATCAACCAACTTCGTGAAATGATAGAGCATCTTATCCATGGATGACAAGATGTCTTTATCCCAAAGACCAAAAAGTTTGTTATTCAGGAACGCTTCTTTTAAATGTCCATAGATGCGACCTGTCGCTAAAATGTAATAAGGCTTTTCTAAGTATCTCAGTCTGCCTTTATCATAGAGCATCGCAAACATGTGTAGTGTTATAAAGAGCTGCTGGATCAACAGAGACAGTTCTTTGTCATACCTCTTGATGAGTTCATTTTCACCACTTAAGATAGCTCTCTTGTAGATAGATGCAGAAACACTGTCTTTGGATGTGATCAGAGAGATCACATCCTTCATTCCGGTTAACGAGTATTGTGGATATGCCACTTCAATACCAGTGTGGATCGTTCGAAGATATTCAATTCCACGCACTATGATATCAGTTTTCTTGATAGGGTCTTTACCATAGTTGTAGTCAAAATGAACCATGAAATGTGTGTTGGGATCAGAGACTGCTTCTTTCAGACCTTTCTCGAAGGATGATAATACATCCGGTACAGGTGTTTGGTGCTTTTCAAAATAGGTATTGATTGCCAAGAATAATGGTTGTAATTTATCCTGGTAATAACAAGTGATATCTTCGACATTGACGAGATAATTGATCGATAGATACATGAGTAGACTCCTTGGTATGTAGACAAACTAGATGATGTTAGTCCAGATATACGGGAAAGCTTTCGTGAGAGAATCGATATATGCTTTCATGATGACAGGTACTTCGCCTTCTTCCTTATCAAAAAGGAGATGTTCATTATCCACAACTATCTTCGAAAGCACTGTCTCCCCATCTCTTATAAAGCTTTTGCGATACTGAAGTTCATTACCTGTATATATGAAATGGATGTTTTGGTAGGCGAGTATGAAAGAAGGTGTTTTGATACCCAGTTTTAAGTAGACGTTTCTGTCTATGTCGTGCATGACGATAGACTCAAGACATCCTTCATCGTCCTTATATTCAGCACAATAGATACGACCAGTATGATTCTTGAGATATTCGACGGACTTCTGATAGGTGTCAAAAAGCATATCTAAGTAATCTGCATGAGTTTGATCGATTTGGTACGCTTTATCGGTCAGGAGCAAGATGTCGCGATAGAGTGCTTTATGGACTCTTGATACAGGCGGCTCTGTCTGACGACAGATCTCCTGATCTCTTATCCCGTGAAGAAGATCAGAGAAAATCTTTAGGATATCTACCATACAGAGTGGGATATCTTTATCACCAGAACCTACTTCATACTGGAAATTGCTGTCTTTGACATAGGTGTGGATATAGATAGGATCAACGCCTTTCTTGGAGAGGATGTAATAGGTGTCGTGAGCTCTTTTGTCCTCTTTAATCTCCATCCACTGAAATTTGTTATCGTCCATAGATCCATAAAACGTCAAGATATCTTTACCAGGTTCTTGATCGAAGTGATATTGGTTGTGGTTAGGATCATGTATGAACCGATAGATCTCTCCAATGAAATCCGTGATAAGTTCAGGTACTGGTTTATCGAGTTTTGTATATTGATCGCAGAGATTCGTGAAGTAGAAGTTAAACTGATCAATAAACGTATAGATAGAAACAGGGTTTTTAAAGGTAACAGATGTAGACATAATGAACTCCTTATTTAGATAAAATGGCATAGCACCCTAGTGATACCTTAGATAGGTATCACTAGGGGTGTTTGACGTGTTTCAGTATTCACCACTAATGGGATCAAAACCAGTCATGGTTCTAAATAATGCTTTTCTTAGTAGCTGATGATATTGCTGGATGTATCCATTGTTAAGCTCACTAACAGGTATTGAAGCAACAACTTCACTACCGTATTTCTTTACGTATATTGAATCTTCAGTCTTCTCTACTGAAAATGAATCATTCGAGTCTGAATACAGTACTGTGAAAGTATCTTCTTCATCATTGCTAATGACTTTCAATGATTGATTTCCTTTGATATCACCAAGGGGATCAGCATCTATTATCAGATTAAATTCATTGCTAGTAGACTCTAGCTCATCATCAGGAAGATGATATCTCATCTTCACTGATTGTTGATGATTAACCATTCTACCTAGTACAGTTAATACAAAATGGTTCATCGTTGCGAGCAAATCCTGATAATAACTGTTATTCAGGTACTGATCATACTGGAGATTGATAAGTTCGTATTGATTGAACAATGATACCCTGGATGCATCGTAACGATATTCGTTGAGATAATGTTCAGGTTCATCGTAATGACGGATCAATTTCCTTAACTGGTCTACGAACTTAAATATCAGCTCTTTTTCTTTCTGATGTTCTAATTCATGCACCTCATCCCAGAATAAGAATTTTCTACCATCTTGGTAAACCCTTTCTTCAAACTCAATGGTTTTACCAAATAAACATAACTCAATCTTATTGATTAATGAATATTCGTCATTAATCTCCTTTTCAGTGTAGTTCTGTAAGTTAAGACAGAAATCTGATGTGTTATCGGATGAGTAATGGAGATAGTAAGTTGAGTAGAAGTAAGTAGCTTTTTCCTGATAATAAAACTTTATCTTTAGAGGTGAGTTTTGGATATTAGGAATGGTGTTAAGAACTTCGTTTAAAGCATCTTCGTAGAAGTACTGAAAGTATTCTACCATATCACCACTAAAATACTTACTATCGTTGTTACGATAATAATCGATAATATCATCTACTACTTTGCGAAAGAGAGGCTCTTTTAAAGTACCAATCTCTTTTCTTTCGATATCAAAGATTGACATATTAGACTCCTATGTTTAAAATAAACGACATATAACCTCACTAGTACCCGCTATAGGTACTAGTGAGGTGGTGTATATGACGTGTATAGTGTTATTTAAGACGAGATGCTTGCGGGATACCTGTTGTATAAGCAAACAGGGTATCCCTGATGATCGATGTTAGCGCAGTTGGGTAAGACAGATAAGCTATATCGGAATCTCTATAAGGCAAGACATAAGTCACACCTTCAGTCACTCCGTCTATGTTGATATAAGAATCTTTACCGTGATTATGGTTAAATACCATCGATACTCCTGGCGCAGACACAGTGGTGATTGGTTTATCATCTCCTTCATAGTCAGTGATCTCAACAACAGCGTTACCATGGTAAAGCGTATATACTAACTTGTCGTCAACACACACTCTTCTTACTGTCTTAAACTCACCTACATCTAGGGCGAAATCATTCATGATCCCTTTAATGACGTGTATTGTTTTATCATAAGCCTCATGTTCTGCTTCCGATAATGAAGTATCCTCTTTGATCCTGGTAAGAAGATTGTTAAGCATTCTATCACAGGTGTTGCTGTAATGATCAATAGCTTCTTCTGTGCTTATATGGATGACGTTACCATAGCTTGCTTCCATCAGGTAGGTTGCATGGATCTTTAAGATATCGGCGATTAAGAAATACAATTTAATATTCTCACCGGTGTCTAAGAGATCTCTGGGTGTGTTGATGACGATCTTACCATCTTCATTGATGATAAATTTTGCATCAACCAGACCTCTAGGATCATTAGGGTTAAAGTAATAATAACTAAACCTAAGCAAACGATGATCTTTGAAGTACACTTTGAAGACATCGATAATCTCGTCATCAAAACCAGGTTTCTGTTCATCAAAAGCTGGCATTAAAGCAAAGTTGATCGATAGTACCGATACAGACTCACCATTGATGATATCACGATCGACAATGAGATCAATCTTGTTCATGAGCTTAGTATAATAGATCAGTTTACCGACAAACTTCATATGTCCTTTAATGAAAGGATAAAACTCATTGATCTCAGACCAGTTTGGAAACTCTTTGTCGATAGTATCAATGATAGGATCTGACGCATCAAGCATGTCTTTTGCGTTAAGTGGGTTGTGAGGGAAGATTAAGGTTGTCATGGGTTATAACTCCTATGTGATATGTGTAAATGTCGTATCAGAGAGCTTAGATGTCATAAATCCCCTACCCAGGATACTAAGTCCTGGGTAGGGTGTAATCAAGTAACATCCCAGGATACCTTTATCGGGTATCCTGGGAGTTATGACATTATTAAAAAGGCGATGTCTGTGGTCGGATTATATCCGATCAAGACATATCGCCACGCATTTTCGTACCACTATAGCTTTCGCTACCACAGCTTCTTCTAGAAGTGAAGCGTGTTTGTGGTCTGGACTATATTTTATCATGGGTGGTCAACTAGGTCAATCACCTTTAGATACCTGCCGTTCTAGTCTCTATACCTTCTTGGTCTATATACGCTTTCCCAGGGTATGGTATATAGTAAGCTTGGCTCGACATTACCGCGTCAGTGAGTTGTCGATTAGTGACAATCACTTATGTTGACTTATCTAAACCGGATGTGTCTAGACTGTAGGTTTTGTCGAATTTGACAGGTTATATCTGTAGGACTTCTCCTACAACACTCAAAACAATATCCTGTCAAGAAATATCTACGTTCCGTTAAGAAACCATATCTATATATTTGGTAATAACGACACTTTCTTGAGGGAAGTATACACTTAAGGTATAACCTCCGATATGATCATTTATATAAATTCGATATTCAAGATCGATAGTGTTTTCTTTGGAAAGCGCGTCTCTGACGAGACCGTCGATAATATCAGAGTCATTTACATTTTGTAATGCTTTTCTGACGATGGGAAGTAACTGATCTTCGACGATTTGATCGAGTTCTTGAAGTCTATTATCAGAAGGTTTTTGATATTCAGTCATGCGATTACCTCTGTTTTATCGGGTTTGGGTCTTTTATTAGTCCTAACCCAAGTAATGATGAAACCTTTGATTGCATTTTTGTGTTTGATCCAGTATGCATCATCGTACTTATCCATGTTATTTAGATCAAGACGACATAACTGATGTTTGTGTTTATGGTACCAGGATAATTCAACCAATCCATCATAATGGAAAAGCTCTTCTCTGATAGATTTGATATTCTTGATCTGGAAGTATTTACAGCGATACCATTCACGACTGAGTTTCTTTGACATAATAATCTTCTTTCATGATAGATTACCTCTATATAAGAGAAATAACACCCTGATACGCCTTCTACAGGTGTATCAGGGTAATATGACGTGTATATCTTAAATAAAAGTATCTGAGATAGGATCATGCCCAGTGATGATCCTGAATATAGCTTTGTGGATGGTGTGGTAAAGATCTTTGATTAAAGTACCTCCTGCCATAGCCACAGGTGACATGAATTGTAGGTTATGTTCACTTATTTGGAAATGAACATAACCATCATCTTTCACCTCCATCCCGGTGAAACCTTCTCTATCGTGTTTGTTAAAGACAAACTGAGGGCTGTAGCCAAACTTGAAGTAGAAAGTCTGTTCTTCATTAAGACGATAATCATAGACTGCAAATTTATACTCCGTGGACTTAACCTCATTATCACTATCGAAAGTTTGGCTTATCTCAACTGCTTTACGATGTTCTGTCATGAGGTCAAGGACAGATAACATCGAGATCACCTGACTGGTAATCTCAACATATTCAGGATTACCATCAGTATAGCTATTATAGACTAGACTCGTGAGTTCATGATGGTGTTTTAACATGATCCTTTCGGCATTATGACGATAATCATCGCAGTAATGACCGATGTCGTTCATCAATTCGATATAGAGATGGATACTATCAAAGAACTGATAGATCAATGACAGCTCTTGTGATGTCTGTACAGGTTCTGATACTTTGGGTGTATAATAATAACGCTCACCTTTACTGTCTTCACGGATATCCAGTTGGAAGGTATCGTTATCATCAACCATGAGTGTGTATGATGCAATAATCTTGCATTCCTTAACCACTCCTCCAGTTAAAGCATCTGTGATAGGTACAGGAGTTGTATAGATATTACCTCTAAAGTGGTAACTAAAGCCTCCTTCACACCATGAAAGAGATGTTTGTTTGATATATTTGTCCTGATGGAGATGTAGTCGTAATGGTGATCCTTGAATGTTAGGGATATGTTTGGTGATGTATTCTAGGGATTCATCACTACTTGCTAGTTCCGACAAGACATAAGGGAAGTACTCACCATAGCAACTGTTTATGGTGTCTTGTTCTCGATAATACGTCAGGAGTTTATCCAATGGTTTCCAAAGGTGCTCTTCATAGAGCACCGACCATGATTTAGGCTCTATAAGTCTGCCTATGTTGATATTGGTCATGGGTGATCACCTTAAGTTAAAAATGGGTAGAAATAGCATCATCTATACTGATGTTATTGATATAATCTATATCTGTATATAAATAGCCTGCGGTATATGTACCATATCACCCTGATACACCTGTAGTGGGTGTATCAGGGATGTATGACGTATGATGTATGTTCTATGGATGATCGATGATATCACATCCTGTATAGGTAGATATCATCGCGAGTAACAACGTGTCGTGTAAAGACTTTACAATGTAAGCGTTGTCTAAAGTAAGTTTAGTATCATCTTTCTTATACGTGATCTTACCTTCTTTGCTGTATAAGGATTTACCATGCCAGTTTAGTGAGAAATCAACATCAGAGAAGTTGATCCTGAAGTTATCACGTTTTAAGAAAGAGACACCATTGTTAAGCTCTTTGATATCGATAGTGTTGATGACATTGTGCATCTCAAAGACAAAGTCTACCGAGAGTGCTATCGCAGGTGATAACACAGTGATGTCTTTGCTATCGATGATCTGTCTTATGATGCTATAAAGACTGGTTCTTACCTGATGGATATAATGGTTTCTTTGGAAAGGGATATAAGGCGTGAGATAATGATCTCTCTCTGTTGGTACAAAGAAATGATGAAACCAGTGGATCATATTTGCATATTCACGATGGTGAAGATAGTTACCGTTAGTTATACCTGGTATGTAATCTGTGTTTACTGAGGTACCACAGATTACATCAGTACCTGCTAAATACTGATAAGAGAAGACGATATCAGGTTCTTTCTGGTTACCAAAAGAAAGTATTTCTCCATTAATCTGATATTCACCAAGTTCAATGCTATCGGTTTTACGTGTGCAGTCTAGTGGATAGAAGGAAAGATAAGCTCTTATCTTCTTAAAGAGTGCAAGATCAACGATAAATGCAAGATATTCTTTGTCATGGATATCTTGCAAGAGTCTATTACGAGAAGGATGGTCAAGATGTTTCTTGACCTTGTCTAAGAAGATTTGATACATGTTTAACGACCTCTTTTTAATGAATACGTCATAGGACATCACTAGCTATCCCTGTAAGGTAGCTAGTGATGATAGGGATATATGCCGCGTAGCGGCTATCTGAGTCGCCTTCTGTGATACTGTATTAAGAGTAAGACAGTATCACAGGTAGTGACGAAGCTATCTCTGAGATGGTGTTGTTAACACCATCGATGACACCCTCTGAAGAGCTATCAAGATAGCTCTGAGGAAAATGACGTTTACTGCTGTTTTACAGATGATAACTCATCGTATCGTTTCATCAGTTGTTCCGCCCAGCGTTTATAAACCATGAATGTGTAATCATCGTGATCCAAGGTAAATATCACCCTTTCTCGGATAAACCCATTTTCAATATAGACGATGGTACCGTTAACATAGATACCAACACCAAAACACCTACCAGTATCTTTTCTCTGGTTATGCTGATAGAACTCATACAGCATAACCCCTGGAAACGGCTGGTTTTTGATGATCACGTCGTCTAGAGTGCTATTTGACAATATATCATCGATGATGGCGTATGAGTGCAAGATATCAGATACGACTTTTGGTGAGTTGTTATAGACGAAGCCAGTACAGGCTTCGTCATCGATCACTGCTAGAGACTCTTTAGTCTCTTTTGGTTTGATGGTGTTATTGACATCATACAGAGATGTTTCTTGACTGTTGTCCATTTAAGACTCCTGTGTATTTGTGGGGATTATAGCTTGTTACATAGTGGTAATATATATTTAAAAATACATACACGTCATTTTCCTCGATGGTGTTGTTAACACCATCTCAGAGAGAGCCTCGGGATGATCCCATCATCCCTCAGATAGCCGCTACGCGTCATAAGTAGGTATCCTTGGGGTTAACCCCAAGGATACCTTTTATGCCATTAATTATATTTATTTCCAGTGTCACCTACACCTGTCCAACCACGACCAGGGTCATACTCATAACCAGAACTATTGCCATGAGGAGTACCAGCATCATAGCTTCCTCCAGTACTACGTTTGGTATAGTACAATTTGTAAAGATGGTATTTATAATAAAGACCATACTCATCACAAAAGACAAATGTTGCCATGCATTGGACACTAGTGGCGGTCATGGTGTTCGCCAGACCATTGAACTCATGTGGGATCGCGGGGATCTTCGGACCAGGATAAGACGTACTGTGAAGATTCACTCTGATCGCGGTCGCAAGAAGTCTCGGTTCTGGTTTAGGAGTCCAGGGTTCCTGTTTACGTTCATTCTTCCAGAAACGAAGTTCAAAACCATACTTAACAGTGGACGGATCGTCATTATAGTTTTTGGTGAACTTACCGCGTTCCAGTACTTCAATGAAGGGTCTGAGTTCACTGTTGATCTGTGCTGGTCTATTTACCGTGACAACAAAATACCATCTTAACCATTCCACTCGATAAGGGTAGTTGGCATAAGCGCCTTCTGGTTTTGGAGCATGATACAAGAATGGAACTGATATTTGGATAAAACGATACCATTTATTACCTTTACGTTTCCAGAAATTATCAATCGTCAGGTAGAGCGAGTTATCGTAATCTTTGTAGATATCAAAAGACCCTTTTTCAAAATAGTTCTGTGGAGCATAATCAAAATCACCCACGGGTCTTTGGAAATGGTTAAGATACTGATCGGTTTGATCCCATCGCGGATAACTTGTGTAGTTTAAAGAAGTGATATTGAAATAATACTCCGTGTACCAAGTAGAATTGGTGAGATAACCCAAACCACCTGGAGTGAAGCTTGATGCCGCAGTCGCAGAATAACCTCTACCACGTTCCGCTAAAACGGAATTGATGAATTTGCGGTCTTTATTCTGTTCAATGGTGAATCTTCGATCAGAATAAGTGTTTCTGTTAGGGGTACTCCCAACTGACACGATACCACCTTTATCACTTCTATTAGTGATAGTGATCATCGCAGGCAATTTAGAGAAATCCACCCCTTCATCTCTTCTTTCGATCGTGGTATCGAAGACACCGATAGAAGGATTGAGACCAGTGGTGTAAATACCTCCACCGTTATTTATTTTTGTTGGATAACCAGGTATATGGTTGCCATTTCTCTTAACTTCAGCGATGTAGTCTGCGATAAGCTTCGTATAGTTGGGTGTCTCTGACATAGAGGCAACCATACTCGTTCCGACACGGATATAGTCAGGTGCTGTATCTGGCGGATACATCTTGAGCTCCATGATCTCACCTTCAGTCACTTCGATAGAACCATCAATACTCGGATCTATCTCTCTTTCCCCGTTACAGTTCGTCACAACAAGCTTGACGTTGAAGTTACCGAAGTTGTCGATGGTGACTACATTAGACTTTAGTTTACCCACTTTGTTAGTATTCTTATTGAGGAAATACAGTTCTAAATAAACTTTCTTTCCTCTGTCCATATAAGAGAAGATAGGAGAGGCCATGTTGTGCAAGGTATCGTCATCAGAGATCGTGAATAACTGAAGTTCAGTGGGGTTGTTAGTCCCATGTTGGTAACTGAACTTCACTTTAGTACCTGGATATACCCCTTCAAGCTCTATAAGGTTACCATTATCCAGCTTGAATCTCTTCACGATATCGATGGTCTCCTGTGGTTCATCGTTGATAAACCATTTACCAGTGATCTCGATCTCGTTTAAGTTACGGACTGTGGTGGTGTTTAACTGGAAGTATTGTAATATCGCAGCAGTACCTAATTTACCCGTACCGTAGATACGCAATACCCCATCAGCGGTTTGCGTATTGTCAATAACCGCTGCCAGTTTGTTAGAAGTGAAAGATTCCTCGAAACCTTTGTTATCGACATAGGTGATCTTAAGGGATAATGATTTACCGATATCATCCACCTTGAAACGATACTTCACAGAAGTATTTTCACCAGGAGCTGCGTAGTTGAAAGGATCGCCTACAGGTTTGTCATCTAACATCCACTGTAGCTTAGCTTGGTTGATATCATATCCGTCTGGATCACTGATGCTAACAGAATAGAAATACCCTTGTTCACCCACAAACGGTAATGAGTTACCCACCATCTTGATCTGGATATTACCACTAGCAGCTCTGTTTTGATCAAACTGACAGAAATCATTGGCTAATTGAGCGTTGGTATACCAACAGTTGATATCCACATGGTACTGACTGTAATCATCAGAAGGATTTTGTTTGATATGGGAACAGTACTGGCTGAATAACTTAATACCAACAATGTTTCTGTCAAAGTCCTGCCATCTTAGTTTCGTTCTCCCAAACACGGTATTGAAAGCATAACTCTGACCTTTGATGATATCTTGTCTACCGAAAGTACCGATGAAGTTATACTGTTTGGTACTTAAGTGATGGTCTCCTGCAAAGAAAGCATGGTTACAGGTATAGATACCATCTTGACCATTACTGTTTCTTGCAAGATACTTGATCTGGTTTGCTGTCTCTATGGTCGTGTTACAGAAATCATAGACAGAATCACCGAAAGGCTGACGGTTACATTCCACGACAAAAGGTTCAAACTGACATCTGTTTTGCTTGAGCATCTTGGTGATGTCATTAGTACTCGGATGTTCTTGTACTAACGTGAGTCCATAGAAACGAAAACGCGTCGGGAGTTTCTCATCATGCTCCCATCCAGCTCTGGCAATCCTGGTCTCCATGAAACCAGTATTGTCTTTGCTACCGACAACCAAGAACTCACAGTGGTTGAATACAATCTTGGTGTTGAGCTTGTGATAACGAATATCCCAACCTTTCTCACCACCGAGTTCATTAAAGATCGTATCACACTGATCCCCATAAGGACGGAATTCAATCACGCCACCACGGGCATAGACCTTACCCCAGGTTTGATCACCCAGTTTGTTGAGCTTAAAATAGTTGTTTGCTATATTGGGATCGGTGACAGGAGTCCAGTTCTTAAACTGCCACCCAACACGGTGTTCGACCCCTTCTTTCAACCATACCGTACGATGGATACTGGCAGGACCTTGGGATAATGCATAAGCGATAGACTTAAGAGGCTTCTCACGAGTACCACGTTTATTCTCTTTGGTAACCGCTTCATCAACACCATCTTTCGGATCCACATAGAGGTTGACAAAATAAGACCTATCTTGTTCTATCGGTAATGCGTAGTAGATCCCATCAGGCTGTAAGGTGATCAGGTTGCCTGCTTTTTGAGAGATCGGGATGATCTGTGGTAATAACACACGGAAAGGTTGGTTGTAATACTCAACCATCCTGTCACCTACGATCTGTTTAGTAACGGTATATTTACTAAACTTACCATTTTCATACTTGGTCCACTCAGTACCATCCGGGATATCATATCCACCATAAAGGGCTAATTCATGGACGGCATAAACCATCTTGTCTTCTGATACCATGTAGTCCAGAAGATCTTTTAAACGATCTGCGTCTTTAAGTCTTTTGTCGATGTAGTTATAGATATCACCAAACTTATCTGTATCTCCTAAGAGTAGTGCTTGTCTTAGACGATCGATCGCATAGACGAGATATTCAAAACCATAGATGTCACCGATATCATGCATGTGTGGTGCAGGTGGCCAGAATTCAGGTTTGGCGATGATGTTATCCCAGATAACCGGTCTTTTGTCTTTAGCAAGGTTATCTAACTGTTGTTTTAACACATCGCCAAAAGAGAGTGCATACATCCCACCTACCGTCTGATAACTTACGGTGATGTTATCAGAGATGTTTTTGTTGGTGATAACAATAGTAGTCGCAACTTCTTTACCGGTATCTCTTTGGATGGTTTCTGAGAAATCTGCAACTAAGTAATCATCTTTAGTCAGTACTCTATTGGTTAAGGTATCTGTGATGATGACAGATTCTACGTAGAAAGGAATATAGGTCGGGATAACGATCCTTCTTTCTCTTCCTGTGATGAGCGCATGAGGTTCATCTTGGACGAAGTTATTCGGTGATCTTGCAGATTTATCGAAAGGGTATCTTGTCTGTAAAAGTGTTTGTGGCATGGTAGTTTCCTTAAACTGAGACGACTACGATGGGATAGATAAAAGCAGGTTTGCTGTTGACTGAGGGGAACTTACAATGTCTGATATGAACTTTAAATGGGATCACAGAGGAGTCTCCGATGTGATCTTCGTAGTTATATACGAGTCGACCACTAGCTTTCATGTCATCTTTTTCTTGTTGGGTCAAGAAAGATTCTGGTTTTAATGCTCTTTCAATGTAGTCAGGATTGGTGATGATAGAGAGCTGGTTGTTCTGTGGGTATTTATAATAACCACCAGTTTTGGCTTTCTCAGCTCTGATATATTCCTCGACATCAAAACCAAACTTAGCTGCAAGACCTACGATACCAGAACGATAACCATTGACAGGATTCTCAGGATGGGTTGCTCTATCCCAATTATCACCAGCATACCAGTTGACATTACCTTTCATGACGTTTAATATCCAGTTCAACATGACATTAAACTTAACTGCTATCGTCTTCTCTTCGATAAATACTTTATACTGATCCGTGCTGTCTGATGGATTTCGATAATCTTTGAAGAAGTCCGTTCGGTTATGTAGTGTAGTATATTTAATATCAAAGCTAGTTAAGTGAGCTTCATTGATCAGATTACCGGATTCTCCATCATAGACGACGTAAGTATGGTTAGGTTGCGGTGTGGTAACACTGATGACATTGCATGGTGTCATACCCAGAGCAGGTCTGATGACTGTAGAGTTGCTACCAACATTGCCATAGAGAGGATCATCCTCATCAGACACGTATCCTAAGGTATACGGGGTGTTAGATCCTTGGATGATCTGGTCGGCGATATACTTTTTATAGTTTTTGGTGATTGGAGGTTCGTATTCATTTAACGCACTGCCAAAAGCAGCAGACAATGCTGTTGATAGTTCTTTTAGCTTATCTTTGATAAGTGCATTGACTTCATCTTTACTATACTGCTTCTTACTGACATCTGTGATCGTGGTCGCGATACTTAAAATAGCAGAAGTCAGCTCTCTTGCACCATAGAGATCTTTGATATTAAAATCATGGTTGGTGACAGGGAATCTGTAAGGAAGTTCTGCTACCTGATCCCAGTAGATCACTTTTGGGTTGTGTATTCTGTCAGCGAGTATCTTCAAGATCGTCTGTTCATCGATCAACCAGTCGCCACCTAGTGTCTGATAGTCGATCGACAATACACCCTGCATATCTCTTTTTAAAAGGCTGATTGAGCCAAACAAAGGTTGTGCGACCGATTTTGATCCTTCGCTGAAGTGGTGGGTTAATTCATAGTCCTCACCTCTCTTGAGTACTTTTGGGGTGACACCACTACCAGCAGCCTGATAAGTAACTTTGAGTCCCATCTCGTAGTAAGGGGCAAACTTAGGTACTATGAAATGAAAGTCTTGTAAATTGGAATGGGTGAGCACATGCTGCTCCCCGATGATTTTGTTGTTAGGGTTGATTCCCGTATAGTCGAAGACATAGGGAGCTGGCTTTAGCATCGCCATATAGAGATACTCCTATTTATAAAGATAAACATCGCAATCAATGCAAGTATATACTACTATACCCGCATGAACTCATATCTTCTTGACTTAGGACTCCCCCATGTATAGCTTAAAAAACACCATCGCTCAGCCCATGAACCAAAGAGGTGTGTGGGATAAAGTTGATATCTCTAAGATATCAACCAAAGAACTCTTGAAGCTTTTTGCAGAAGCCTATATCACGATCTACTCTAAGATCTTGGATCGTGATATCACGATCTCTTTATCATCGATCAAAGATAGACTCTCTACTTTTGATGGGACTTTTACAGAGTTTTTAGAGGAGAATAAAAACAAGTCCTTTGAAGAGATCGATTTTACGGTATCGTTAAAAGAGAGGATACTTAGATACGAAGATGGTGTCAGAGCAGGGTATAAGTTCTATCCTTCACCTAGCATCCATGCGGTAGACTCTGAACATGGTATCTCTGATCGTCCTTATATCAAGTTTGAGAAGAAATACAACACTGCTAAAGGTAAAGTATCTATAGATCCCTTAGAGTTCTATAAGTACTGTCTGGTCTCTGTCAATGGTTTCATCCACAGAGTCGATGTCAGTAAAGACGAGATGTATATCATCGATGGCTACAAATCTGTCAGACAGGCTAATGATAATGCTATCGGTATCCTCTCATTCAAAGAACTTGGTAGTATAGATGTTGTCCCTATCACCAAGGACATGATCTACAAACAGGTCGATAGTGCTTTGCTCTACGACCAGTGTTTTATTGATATCGGTAAAGATACCTCAGATAAGACGATCATCTTGATCTTGGGAGGCTATCTACATGTACTGGATTGGTTAGTATTTAGAAGGATTTCTGATACAGCGATCAGGATAGACCTTAAGAATATCCCATTTTTAGAAAGGTTCCATGAGAGTAAAAGATATATCAGTTTTGCGGACGCACCATTAGACAGAGGACATGATGATGATCATGTTGCAGTATCTGATATCACAGGGGATAGGTTTATTAGATATTATCTACAGATGCCACAGAGTTTCATTGTGCTACTAGACAACACTGATGTACATGTCAGTAGACAAGATGTCGTCACCACGAGGATACCTGGACAGTACATTAGCTATGTTGAACCTAAAGCACCTTTGATCGATGGCCATGGTAAGTTCGCTAACTACTGGTCAGTATGGGAGGATGATGAGTGGGTACTAAACACCAGAGAGAATCAGTATCACAACTGGGTCTATGATTCAGCCAGTATCTTCGGTATGAACTCTGTTACCAATAGTAGATATACACAAGAGCTTAGTGAGGCGTCACTCGCGTATATGCTACGGATCAGTAGCATGATCGAGAAAAAGAAAAAATAAGACGGCATACACCCTAGTGATACCTTAGATAGGTATCACTAGGGCATATTCTTCATTCGTATACACTCATTCAGAGCACCTCATCCAGGATTTATCCCCTGGATGAGGATGTATGACGCATAGTTAGCTATTAGGGCTTACAGACGAGTATAAAAGTTGATCTCATCTTCTTTGATATCTTTATACTTCGTAAAAGACCAATTTTTATAAGCATTCCTGGTCTTCTGGTACTTACTATACAGGAGGATCAGGAGGCTGATCGGAAACATCGTGATCAAGATGAAGTATCTTGAGTAGACTAGACATAAGACTAACGTAAGTATCGACAAAATGATTATCAAGAACAGGATGCGTTCTTGATATCTTCTTGCTCTCCAATAATAGAAAGCAAAGCATTTATCGATATTCTCGAAATAGGCTTTCGCTTTTTCGAGATTACGTTCCATTTCTTCTTGAGTATAACCTACATTCTGTTTGTCTTTGTCCACCGTATCGTTAGTTGTATTCATGATTGGGAAGTTGGTTTGTGGATGATCAAAAAGTAAAATACGGTGTTATCGTAAACCCTGTTATTGCTTTAAAGAGTATCGTATCTACATTACTAGCCATCACTTTACAGAGTTCAGGGTTGACACGATGTTTAGAGAGTTTAGTGTAATAGTTGTTATCATCTACCAGGAAGATCTTGTAGACTAGATCAACAACCTCATCATCGTCGTAAGAGAGCACGCGGTTATCGTTGTTAGCGATATACAGCGTAGAATCACAGCCAAATGGTATCCCTTCACCCCCTATTTGGGTGCAGTTATTTTTAGACACGGATTTATTTGTGATGTGATATTCATGGGTATCATTTCTGATCTTGATTTTCATATCACCACGATAACACATACACTCTTTAAGATGATTTCCGATGAAGTCGATATAGTCCTCTGATTCCTCTGGATAGACCTTTTTGATATTATCAAAGATCTCATCGATCTCTTTTATTAAAACACCTGTATCATAAGCGGGGGCTCGGATGAGACCTTTACTGATTGCTTGTGTGATGACATGATGCTGTAGCAGGAAATAAAGGATATCCTGACTGTTACGACTATGGATATTACTGACCCAATCATCTTCACTTACTCTAAAGAAATAGAGTTCTACTAAGCGATCTTTGAGTCTTACTGAGATAAGTTCACTCTCATGGATGGTGAACCTTATCGTGAAATCAGACTCTAACGTAATCACGTAGTTGATAAAAGCATCATGAGGGAAGGTTGCACTATACTCTACCGTAAGAAACTTGAGATCTTTTTGTTCTAAGGACGATGAGAACATCTGATACAGTCTCTTTAAAGTGATCGTGATATCGATAGCATCTTCTTCAATGAGAGACAAGGTATCGTTGAAATCAGAATAGTAACCTGAGAGTACTTGTTCTAAAGGAGTGTGAGATAACAAACCTATCTCATCATTAGTGTCGAGTAATAATCGTGTTCTTTGCATAGAAAAGACTCCTATGTATGTACCCTAGTAGTACCCTGATAGGTACTACTAGGGGGTATATGACGTGTATATAGATATACTTAAATGATACCTGTACGGATCATGAAAGACATCTTCTCTAAAGATACTAACATATCCTTCAGGAATAGCTCCAATTCATCATTGGGGATACCAAGATCCACGACGACCTCACCCGTATCGAGATCTCTGATCGTCAGATGTCCTGGATGAGACAGCTCAATAGAGAAAGAATCATCCAATGTCGCGATAGAGGATCTTAAGTAATCCGCGCCAAAGACTGTGTGCAACATGAAGTTATCCTCAATATCAGAGAAGATATACTCATTAGAGAGGTATCCCTCATCATTGACAGTATATTGTTCTTTGATAACGCCTTCATGGACGACTTCCTCAAGCCTATCTATCAGTCTTGCAAATGCAGGATAGACTTTCGGATACCATCTGTAGTATTTATACTTATCCAGTACGTCATAGAGGAGACTACGGACTTTGGTGACGTAGATACAAGGATGTTTAAGATCACTTGTTCGATAATGACCCCGCTCGATATCGTATAAGAACTTGGCGATCTCTTTAAATAGTGGTGTACCACCACCAAAGAAGTATTCCTCTACGTTACTTTTGGTTTCACTGTGATCTGGAACATACGCTATCGGTTCAGGGAAATTGCGACTTGATACAAGGATCTTCTCAGGAGAATACGTATCTTCTCCTTGGATGGTGAGGAGATAAGTATCATCATACCACTCTCTCGTATACCTACCATCATTGCGGCGGATATGATAATGAAGGAACTGATGATGGTTGAAGAACTGATCAATAAAGTTCATAAATCCTTTAATGAACTCCACATTGGCCTTATCGGAACCTTGGTCCTGATAAGAACTATCTTTGATCTTATCCTCTAGATCATTTAAGAAAGGACGGATGCGTTGTTCAAATCCTTCAGCTATCGTTCCGTAAAACTCAATCTCACTTTGTTGCATATTACACCTCTTATCAATAGTTGATTAAAAAGATCCTGTCATTTGACAGATCCCCATGGTGAATAATCTATATCTAAGATAAAATAGCACACACCTCATCTAGGACCACTATAAGTCCTAGATGAGGATATATGTCGTGTAGCAGCTATCTGAGACACTATCGTAGATGGTGTCGAGGCTATCTCTGAGATGGTGTTGTTAACACCATCGATGAAAATGACGTGTGATGCGCTATCTATTTAATATCTGTTTCGCTTCTTCAGTGAGGGTGATGATCTCTTGATTATGCTGATCTGTATAAGCACACATGAGGTCATCTGCAAGTTTTAGTAACACAGATTCCACGAAGTGATATTCGTCTTCGATGTAATCTGCTTCTAATAATAGCTTATCTGGAGTAAGTACGGATACCTTAGATAGCTTATATTGCTTCTTCGGTAGTGGTGAGAGGTAGATGGTAAATACATGATCTTCTTTCTTGAACTTGATCACGCATCTATCATGGACCTCTGACCTGATGATGACAGTAGACTTAAGATCCTCTCTGATCCTCTTGGATACTAAGACGATATCTTCAATGACGTCTTTTGCAGAGGGATCTTGGATGACCGATAATAGAAACATCTCCGCATTGACTTTTTGCTCATCAAAACCACGCATACTCTCTTTGATCGGGACATAGAAGAAATGTTCTTCAGGATCATCGATAAATGCTTGCAATTTGTTAACAATACGCAAGAGTTTTTCTTTGTCTGTAGTAGTGATATCACTCATTTCACTATACCTGTCATGATGGTGAATAACAAAGAAGTAATGTTGTTATAGAGTGCTGTAGTGAAGAAGTCAACATCTTCTGTCTCTATGGTTGATACCACTTTGGTGTCCTCGACATGGAGACCATCATTGTAGAAGATCTGACCATGAGGATACTTGATGGTGAAATGATGATGTTCGCTTAAAGATAGTAATATATAGTGCTCATCATCAATACTGTATTTAAGCTGTTTTGAGACACGATCTTCTTTTACAGGATGTTCTGTATCTTCTATACCTCTAGAATGGCTTAGAGAGCCATCTAGAGGGGTTATATGACGTTCTTTAAGATGGTTATTGATCAAAGTGGAGATAGAGGTCTCTTCATCGATGAATATGCCGTCTAGGCTATCTGAGAGAGACTCTTTTTCATGGGGATCGGGTCTATCCAGATAAGTGATATGGAGGACACATTGTGCGTCCTGTCTATGGTCGATGAAATAGTAGAGTAGTTCTATGACCTTATCTAAGAGCTTAAAGATCTCTTCGTGGATAGATTCATCTTTGATCGAGTGGATAAGAGACTGGATACGTTGTCTGATATCGACTTTGAACAATGAGATCTTGGGATACTCCTTTTTGTGGTAGTATCCCAGTTCTATGGTTTCGATGATATTACTGATGTGACTGAGTAAGGATTGATCTTCTTTAGATGTTGATGTGATATCTCGGTTATGGGTATCAAGAGTAATAGATGATCTGTCATCTTTGATGATCAGTCGACACCACTGTTCTTGATCTGGATAGTCGTGGATGGGATAGATGGTGTTATTATACTCTTTTTTGACCTTAGAGAGATCGATGTCTTCGATATACTCACCTAGTAAGGTCATGATACCAGCGTAGAAGAAGTAATCGTTGAGCTTATGTTGTTTTAGATATCTGGATAATACTGGTTGAAAAGCAGGATAGAGTTCATCATGGATGATATCGGTCAGCGTACCACGTTTGTGATATTCGATCACTTCACTGTACATGGGCTAGACTCCTTAGTGACGAAGAAATAAAAAGATGTCATATAAGTCCCTAGTAGTACCATGATCGGTACTACTAGGGATGTATGCCGCAGGCTATCTGAGAGGATCAGGGACGATCCTCGATGACATGACGTTTATGACGTCTATTCGTGTGGATCAAACAAATGCTTTCTGATCAAGTAGTAGCACTACTTGATCTAGCACCATATGGAAATAACGGATGACATCAATCTCTTTTTCTGTATCAGGAGACCAGAGGATAGCTGTATAGCCGTCATTACCAGAGTAAAAGACGCTTCTACCATAATAACCTTCTTCATAGAGACGGAAGCTAAAACTACCATTATTAGCATGGACTTCATAGATCGGTTTATCGAGACAGTTGGGATCTTGCATATAATCGATACAAAGTCCTCGGTAAGAAGGGATATCTTCTACTTTTCTGACCCAACCCTGGATATTGTCCTCTCTGATATTGCGATAGACGATGTGATCACTGTAGTAACAGATATTCGCGAGTGCTTGGGTGAGCACACGCTTCATCGATCCCATTCGCTCATTCATCCAGTTAGGACGACCTGGGTCTGGAACATAGTCCTTGAACACTTGATAGACTTCATGGTCTTCAAGATCTGTGAAGATCTTAGTTATCCGATCTACGATCCTGTCATAACGCGGATCCTTTTTGTAGGATCCGTATTCTTTCTCGATGACATCATCTATAGACTCGTATTCCTCTGCAGAAGCTTGGGCCATGGCATGCATGGTTTTAATAACATCGGGTGGGAAGTCTGGGATATCATCTTCAAATAAAACGTTGTTCATGCATTATTCTCCTCTTGTAAGACTAAATAATACCCATAAGCCATCATGCAACCATGTCCCATGAAGAGAAAGATCTTATCAAAGTCAGAGGTCTCAGGACTGTCACTGATATGGCGTTCGACATCATTGGTATAGTAGATCACAGCATCGATCTTCTCATCGATGATCTCAACTACCATGGTGTCTTCTCCTATAGAGAACAAGTAGGCTTGCCTCTTGGTTTCTGGATCATACTGGTGCATGGTAGGAGCAAGTCCACAAGGATCACCGTACTCATCAGTGTTCACATCTGCAAAAGCATTGATGAAATAACTAAAGTCATCTGGAGTAAGCCAAGGATCTTTTTCATGCATGAAGTACTTCTTAGAGATCTCTTGGATATCATTAAAGACTTCATCATGGGTGAAGGTATCAGGATCATAGCCGATAGATTTCAGATGACGACAGACGTCATCACGGTTTTTCTTATTGCCATCATCTTCATCGACGCTAGCCATCCGTTCTTGAAGTTCTTCATCACTAAACGGAGTATCCAGGATAACACGCATCAGACCATCAGCAAGAGAGAGTACGATCAGTTGCTTAGGAGATAAGGATTCAATAGAAAGGTTTGCTGAGATGATCTCATTCTCAGGGGTGATGAGTTCAACATAGTTGATATCTCCCTCAAGGTTTATAGAGATATCGAGTTTGTAGATCTCACCTTGACCATGGATTAAGATATCTGTATCCCGATACTCGATATCGGAGTTCTTAAGTGCATCATCGTGCTCGTGGTTATTATCCACGATATCATTTTGCACATCATTCATGAACTCTGCAAGTTGTTTGTATTCATCTTGACCGTTATTATCCACCATGTGATTTACAGCATCACGTAAATACGGTGTGATATTGGGTATTGAGTTGTATTTGAAGGTAGGTGTCTGGGTTATCATGGGTTTACACTCGTTCTAAGGTTTGTGTGAAAGTAGGGTCTGACAGATAGTGATCTAGCATGGCAATATAGCATTTTGCATGATAGGCTGTATAACGACCATGGTAGGAGTTTTCGTCACTAATACTACCATCGACATAGGTCTTCAATGTGATCCGATCAGAAGGGTAGGTACTGTGTCTTTCTCTATCTAAGTTGATTTGGCCATCAGGAGTGGCGATGCTGTAATTACGATCCAGACCTTTTTGATATATCTTAACTTCACCGATGAGGTAAGTAAGATTATCGTAATTTTCGTATCGTCTCATGAGAGGATCTTCGATACGGACATGTTCGGTAAAAAGATAGGCTTTTTTACTCTCCCCTAAATATTTCTCCAAATTACTCATGAATAGATGGAGTCTTTGATAATCTTGCTCGTCGTTAGGAGGGCAATAAATGTTACCAAAGTACACAATCTGCAGTAAATGAGTGGTGTCTAACTGTGCATGTTCGATAAGCTCTAAGGACTTTTGATAAGACTCATCAACAGGAAAATGATCTAATCTGAAGTAGGTTTTCCCTTGAGAGAATACGGTTTCAAAAGCCTGTAAGAGGATACGATGGATGTGAGGCTGTATATCATTTTTATAAACATCACAATCGATCCGTGAACCACCATCTGTAGCATGCCAGATGACGCTGTCATCTGTAGATTTGTTGTTGAAATAGAAGGAATCAATTTCGATACGGCGTGGTGGGATATCCCATTTGAGTTTATGGTAAAGTAGATATTGGGTGATCAGGGTAAGTTTAGTGACTAACTCGTCGATATACGTCACATGGTCTTTGAAATGATCATCTTGGATATCTAACCCTAAATCCTTTAAGCCATATCTGATATCTTGGACATATTGCAGATAGATGATATCTGCAATAGCGTATGGTGTAGGCAGGTCAAGTTCTTTACTATAGTACTTTTGATACCACTGATAAGCTTCGCTCTTAGCTTTCTCTTCTTTTTTATTTTTAATGATCTCTTCCACAAAAGACTTGAGATCATTGACGAACTGTTCATCATTGGGATGTTTCCCCTTGATGAACTGGGTAAATTGAGATAGTATCTCTTCTGATGATAACATGATAGACTCCTATGTGTTAATATAAACGACATAGCACCCTGATACACCTATAGTGGGTGTATCAGGGATATATGCCGTGGTGTTTATTTTTGATCAAATCGACGATCAAAGCTTTGTGCCAGCTCTATGAAAAACTGAGACAGTGAAGCGATATTATCAATACTGGCAAATCTATCTAAGTTAATCGTGATCAATCGTTGACAACCCTCGAAGCGATACTCAACGATCTCCGCGATCTCCTTGTTCTCATCTTTACCCACCGTAAACTCTTCTACACAGTCCTGTCTTTCGATACGGAACTGATAGTAGACTTTACTGCCATTTACGGTATAACGATATTTCGCACGGATGTTGTCTGGTGTAGGTAGATTGGTAGCATTGATGGCATCGATATAACAACCATGCTGTCGTCCACTATGGGTTGTGATATAACCTCGAGTGATCGATCTAAAGAAACTTTCTCGGTTGTCTTCAAAGAAAGTCAAGATAGAGACAAACTCATTGAAAATACCGATGGTGTTCAGATTGATCTTTTCCAGAGGAAACTTATTAGCCAACATCGGATAGTCCAGAGGAAATTTCTCAATCAACAACGGATAGAAGAGTCTGTGCGCTTCTTCTTCTCGTTGTTTAGAGAGTGCTTTTAATGGAGGATAGATAGGACCTTCTGCATCAGTATCAACGGTGATTATCTCAAACAACGTATCTTGTACTTCAAACATAGGCGTGTAGTCATGAGAGAAGACGATATCTTTCTCATACTCACGACCTTGTTCTGCTTTTGATTTTTGTTCAGGTGCTGTGGTAGAAGATGTTACTTGGACATGTGTGGCCTGATCATCAGGGCTATCAGGATCGATGTTGATTGCATCATCGATGATGTCTTTTGCGATACCAAAATAAGCACTCAGTAAAGGTATCAGCGACTCTTGATACTGGTATTGCTTAAGGAAATGCGTGATCCCGATGTGTAGTATATCTATCGCTGAGTAATTGCCGAAACACCCTTCTTCTCTACAACGATCACTGATTGCTCTACGCTGATCATCGAGCATTTTCAGAGTCTCTTTATCTGTAGTCATGATTGCTCCTATGTGATATTTCATCAGGATGATTTTCATCACTGACATTTCATCGAGGTTACCTACAGTAACCTCTCAGAGGCGGTCATCGATAGTACTGTTAGTACTATCTCAGACAGCAAACGTGTCAGCTCTGAGAGGGTCATCATCCTTCAGAGATGGGTTTATAAATGGTCTATTTTTATCACGTCATAAAAAGCCCCCGCACTTACACACCCCGGAGAGATGTGTAAGCGCTGACTGGGGGAATATGTGTAATAACCCATGACGGTCTACCCTCGGTGATGCCCAGATCACCTAAAACAACCGTCCATCTAGAAACCGCTAGATGACCATGCTCTCAAAACCAAATAAAGAAAGCATGGTCTATAACAGTCTTTTTATTGGAACATTGGTTCCTTTTAGAAGATAATGTATATCTCATCATCTTTAGAAAGAAAACACTGTCACTGCTAGGGTCGTCTCGCCACAACCCTAGCAGCTTAGGAGACAGTGAAAGCTTGATAGTGTTTATCGATTACACTTTATCATCATCCGTGTAATCTTTTTTATCCTGAGGCAACCAAGGAGTCTTAAAAGTGAAGCACTCAGATCTTTTATCACATCAAGCTTTTTTATCCTCACCACTCGTAGTGAGGCGATAGCAGAGACAGAAGAGGTAAAAACTATCCCTGCTATCATTGGGATCACGGCGTCACATCGATGACGTAGTTGTATCCTGGGATATCCGCTGCGATATGAGCGATACCCTTGATGAAGTAATCCGCTTCTTCTTTAGAGAGTGCTTTGGTGATGACATAAGGATCTTTGGTCTTATCCAGTATCACAAAACCACCATTGATCTGTGCATCATCATTTTTGAAGTAAGTCTTCAGAATGATAGAAGGCTCGAACTTACGTTTATAGAGTTCGATAGAGACGATATCTTTCTCTGCTTTGCTACCATCTTTCTTACGGATCTGGAAGTCCACAAGTTTCTGATCGATGATATCAGTCGTAGACTTAGCATCAAAGTCGAGGATGTATCCTTTCTCCACACAGAGTTTGGTGTATTCACGGATCTTATCCAGGATCGCATCTTTCTCTTGATCTGTAGACGGGATGGGGAGTACGTCATGTTGATGGTCAAGTTTATCCAGGAGATAGTAGCTACCACGGATCTTAGCAAGGATATCTCTTAGGATAGCGACTGTCAGAGGACCTCTTTGAGTAAGACGGATCTTGAAGTCATCATGACCTATGGCATCGATGATCGTTACTTGGTTTTCGATGTGCAGGACATACTGACCATCATCTAAGTAAAGAGAACCATGGATGTCTTCTGGTAGTTTCTCATCGTACTTCTTGTAGAAGACGAATTTCACCAGGATATCTTTGTCATCCAAAGATGCCGGTGGGATAACTGATGGCGGAGTAGAAGGACCTGGAGTAGAAGGAGGTTGTACCGGTGGTACCTGAGGATTGGTGTTACCACTGTAGGTGAACCCTTGGGAGTTCAACACCAGAGGTGGGTTTTGCGTAGACCCAGGAGAACCAGGTTTCGTACCAGGAGCAGGTTTCGGTAAAGACTGAGTACCAGATCCTGGATTAGGATTGGGATTAGTCAGTAAGGTACAAAAAGCCCCTGAGAGGATAAAAGTCCCATTGACCTTAGCCTTGAACTCTTTCAAGGTAAGGTCATAGAGACTGGTAGAATCACTGATATCATACATAGTAAAAAGATTTCCTTATAAAGCTTTATCGGAAGTGTCGTCTTTGACACGGATGATGCCTTCTTGCTGAAGAAAGATCAGTTTATCGATCAGGTGTGATACCGATCCCAGATAGAGCTCATCATTGGGATAGATCTTCTCTACCAGGGAGGGCTCTATCCCTGAAGATACCCAATCATCTTGTTGAAGGTCTTGAAACTGACTAAGATCATGGTGGATGATCGTACTGATGGATTGGGATAGCTTAGGGGTAGCTTTGTGGTAGAGAAGGTGATATAACACCATATAGACATAAGACGTCATCGATAAAGACGTCAATCCAGTCGCAGACTCATAAACTTCAGGATATTTTTCTACGACATAGGTATTATATTTATTTATCGCTAAGTAATCCGCGATATCATGGATACCATGATCATAGAGGTCTAAGATGGTATCATTACTAAGGGTGATGTTGAATAACCTTAATACATGGGCAAGTCTATCAGTCGCTGCAGATCTACAGTCATAGTTGGAGCACATGACTGAAAGATCATCTTGGTATTCCTTCAGGATGAAAGGATGGTCACAGAAAGGACAGTCTTCTGGGATCTGGGAGATGTGTTGACCATCGATGATCTGGATAGGATAGAACCTAATCTGGATAGCATCCCTATTTTTCCAATGTTCATCAAACCCCACCATCAGTTTAGAGTGTTTTTTGAATGAACGTGTTTTTAAGAAGGTGTTGGGTAAGATGAAGTTTGTTACAGTGTGTTGTCCTAAAGTAATCGGTGAAGTATTGACCTTGACATGATAGCTGTTAAATTGGTTAACGGTCTCATCTACAGACAATACATCAACAATGAAATGCTGAGGTATGGTAGTCGTGATAAAGATATCTGGGTTATTCAAGATAGGATCTTTATCCTTATACCACAGTACTCCTGAGGTCAGTACATCGATATCACGAATGATCTTGTTTTTAGAGATAAGTGATAGTTTTAATGTTCTCTCTTGTTGGTCTAAGGTAGACTGAAGGGAAGTGACGTTATAGGGATCTTCATCATAGAGGGATCTCTTCTGAAAGAGTGGTAGATAGAAACCTAGATCTGTGATGAAGCTATCCTGATCAGGAGTTGTTAATACGCCTTCAGGATAGAGTCTGTTGTTTTCCCCATAGGTCAAGATCTCAGTGGGGATGAAGTAGCTGTGTGAGAGATAGCGTTTGAGGTCTTGGAAGAAATAAGTTATATGCTCCATGGGATCTATCTCGCCATAGTCCTTAGTGAAGGATTTCTGATCGACAAATAAGAGTCCTCTGACGTAACATGGTTCTTTAAGATCGATCTTGTTAGGTACTGTGGGAATATTAACAAACCTTCTTTTTACAGAACCTCTAGTGTATTCTTGATTAACAACATCGAGGACCATGAAGGATTCTAAGTTACCTTTCTCGTAGTAGAAGGATATAAAGATACCCTCGATCAAAGGAAGATGCTGATCACAGTGGAAGAAGTGTCTTGGAATGACAGATAGTGGTGGAGATACTTCACCATCACGATCTAACGTGAAGTTGATTCTCGTATATCCAAGACTGAATCTCGGGTGTTCTTTTTGTGTTTTATCTTCTTTAAGTTTGAAATAATCGATGATCTTGTAATACAAGGATAGTAGGATAGACATCAGTAACCTCGTTTATGAAAATGAGTAGAGATCATAGCACCCTAGTGATACCTATCTAAGGTATCACTAGGGGTGTATGCCGTGTAGATGTTTGTTAGATGATATCAGGCGTATCTGCTTCGACTTTACGGGTATATTTACAAGAATGCTTCTTGTCTTTCTTGTTAAAACCCGTACAACCTATAAAAGATCTCCCTTTGAAAGTAATCTTGACCAGAGGTTTACCGCACTCTGGACAAGCTTCCTCTAGTAACTCTCTCTTGTTAGGACTATCAGGATCATCAATAAACTCAGCGTATTTACATTTCGGATACCCTGAACAAGAGATGAACTTTGTCCCTTTACGAGAGAGTCTGTAGAGGAGTGCTTTACCACATTTCGGACAGTTTCTTCCTACAGGTTCATGTTGTACAGAAGGATTGATGTTCTTCTTGTAACCACAGTTGACATTGGTGCAATGATAGTACTTGCCATAAGGACCTTCTTTTATCCCTAGAGCATGATCACAATCAGGACACTTCTCTTCTGTGATCTCAAGATAAGTATTCATATCCGTCTGGATAGCAGTTTTAGCCTTAGAGATCGCATCAATAAGCTTATCCTCAGCAGACCTTAAGAAGTCGATGTAGTCTAACTCACCCCTTGAGATCTTATCCAGATCATCCTCCATCTTGGAGGTGAACTGATAATCCACGTAGTCAGGAAACCTTTTCTCTAAGAAGTGAGATACATGTTTACCGATATTGGAGGAGTCTAAGGTTCTTGCTTTATCGACATAGTTGCGATCTTTGATCTTCTTGATGATCGCACCATAGGTAGAAGGTCTACCGATCCCTTTCTTCTCAAGCTCATGGACTAAGGAAGCTTCACTATACCTTGCAGGAGGTTTAGTGAAGTGTTGCTCAGGAATGATACCATCGTTAGGAAGAGACTCTTTTACTGAAAGAGAAGGAAGATTCTGGTTCTTCTCCTCTTCTTTAGACTCATCTTGGGTCTCTTCATAAGCGACACGATAACCTTTGTATTTCTCGACTGTTCCTGTCGCACGAAAGATCCCTTCCCCACAGAGTAACTCTACTGTGGTTTGGTCAAATATCGCATCTTTCATCTGGGATGCGAGCGTTCGTCTCAAGATCAGTTGGAAGAGCTTTAAAGCTTTGTCTCCTGATTTAGCTGTGTTGATCGTAGGGTTTAGTTGATAGACTGTCGTGCGTATTGCTTCATGTGCTTCTTGCGCATTAGCTTGTTTGGACTTATAGACACGTTTAGAGCCATAAGCGTACTCTGACCAGTTAAGATCAATAAGTGCTTTATTGATATCAGTGATCGCTTCATCGGAAAGATGGGTAGAGTCTGTCCGCATATACGTGATCAGACCTTGTTCAAAGAGGTCTTGTGCTACTTGCATAGTCGTAGATACTGACCATTTGAACTTACGGTTGGCTTCTTGCTGCAATGAAGAAGTGGTGAAGGGAGGTTTAGGCGAACGTTTGACTTCCTTTTGTTCGATGTTAGTGACAGTGGCATGTTTATCGGTACAGTCTTTGACGATCTTCTCTGCCTCAATCTCATTAGGGATGTCTATCTTGGAAGACATCCCTCTTAAGGAATGCAACTTTGCTGAGAAAGCATGTTCGCCTTTGTGGGTATTTAAGGTGATCGACCAGTACTCATTGGGGATGAAAGTAGCGATCTCTTCATCTCGGTTGACAATAAGTCTTAGTGCTGGGGATTGTACACGTCCAGCTGATAGGGATTTCTCATGCTTTAATGATCGCATCAGTAATGGAGATATCCCATAGCCTACGATACGATCTAAGATCTGTCTTGCAAACTGAGCGTGTACAAGATCCATATCAAGATCTCTCGGATGGTTAAAGGCTTCTTTGATGGCATGTGGGGTGATCTCATGGAAGACCACTCTTTTGAATGGTTTCTTGATACCTGCATCTTTAAGTACCTGCATGACATGCCAAGAGATCGCTTCTCCTTCACGGTCAGGGTCTGAACAGAGATAGATAAGATCTTTGTTCTTCGCAGCTGCGATGAGTTTCTTAGCGACATCTTTTTTGTCTTTGGGGATCTCGTAGGTGACTTGATAGTCAGAGTCGATGACTTTACCTTTGTAAGGGATCTGTCTGATGTGACCAAATGATGCTAAAACTTCATAGTGGTCAGCACTGTTATTGTTGAGATAAGGTTGGATCTTCTTAGCTTTGGTAGGGGATTCTACCACAACGAGGTAATTCATGGTTCAATACTCCGGGAGAGGATACTGTATTAATAATGTATATCCGAAAAATAAATGTCTGTAGGCTGTGTTCTTAGATAGATAAGAACACAGTACTAGAGTCATCTTCTTTTCTTCTTGAGAGATGATTTACGGGATTTGGTGTGTTTGGGATGTTTACTGTGTTTGGTGTAACGAGACTTCTTGGAATAAGTCTTCTTACTAGACTTGGCTTTGTGGGATGATTTCTTGACTGAAGGTTCTGGGATATCATTAAAGGAGACTGTCTTACTAAGAAGATCAACTTCTCCACCTTTGATAGAGAGCTTATTCTTGGTGTTACCAGAAGTGAAGACGATGTTAGAGATGCCTTTAGAGAATAGTACTACTTGAGAAGCTTTACCATCAGTGTCTCTGTCTACTCTGGCTAAGAAACATCCCTCTGGGATATCTTTTTTATCAGAGTTCTTAACACAGAGGACCATGAAATTTGTAAGTTGTGCGTATTCTACATTGGTCTGATAGGGTTTGTAGTAAAATCCTTCCTCATAGGGAGAGAAGAACTTATCTGGATTGTAATGATTGATCTCTTGGATCTCTTGGATGTCAGTATAGACATCGTAGTGCAATTTTTGTGTGGTATCCTCTTTGGGTTCGTATCCTGAGTGGTCTCTGGCAAAGAGGGTGATCGTGAGTAAGGTGAGAAGGATGATGAGGTGTCGCATGATAGACTCCTTAGATAGTGGTGAAATGATGTCTGAGACACTGTCACAAACGGTGTCGATGAAATAAAAAAAAGAAGATGAGGAAAGATCCGTTATCTCCTTATAGTGATAACGGATCTATGTAGGGCTATTGTGATAGGATCTTCGGGATGGATCTCATCATCAACATAATTAACTCCATAATAAGCGACATATATCCCTCTACACCTCCTCCTTTATGGAAGGGGTGTAGTAGGATGTACGATCTCTTTTTTATTTTGTTAAACCAGATACCCGTTGTAGGATATCTCTTCACTATTCTTTCGATATAGATCGGGATAATGTTGATATTGTTTAAAATTGAAATAATCCATGATATTCTTAAATCTATCTAGATTGTTGCCACTGATGGATAAAAGAGGTTTATCTGTCTCTAATCTCTCCATAGAACGAATAAACAGCTTGACTCCTATACCTAGATTTTGGTATTCAGGCAATACTCTTAAACAACAGATCTTTCTTTCATTCGCTATGCTTGAGCCTAGCTCATTCAAGAGGGGACATCTCTCCTCGAATCCATCCTCTCGTCTCGTCAAGACAGTACTTCTTTCACTCGACTCCTCTGGAATCTCACTCCGTGTGTAAGTATCTTTCAGTATCGCTATACCCAATACTTTACCTGACTGATGTCGTACAATGATCTCCCTATCTCCTTTCTCTATCCCAGGTATGATCTTACCTGTATACCATTTGACAAAATCAGGATAATCTCTAGATAGATCAGATAAACTAATACCCAATACCTTAAGATAATCTAAAGTGATTTCTTTTTCCTGTGTAAACAAAGTATGGTCTATGATACAGTAAGAACTACTACCATTATCCAATAAGATCTTTGGAATATATAATTGACCCATATAAAGTATCCTATTTATATCCCTCTACACCCTTCCATAAAGGAGGAGGTGTAGAGGTGTTCTACTGATTACATACTAGAGAGAGCCTTACAATAACCACGATTGGCTTCATGACATACTTTAGCGATTTCTTCAATAGAAAGTAACATAGAAAGTCCTAAGTTTTGTGTGATGACAGAATTGTCTTGCGACGGGGTTGTCATTACTTATTTAAAGATGTAGATTAAAAAAAATAAAAATGATCCTGGTAGATACGTAAGTGTATCTACCAGGGGTTTATGATGTTTAGTTTATTGCAATATCGTGGAGTTGGTGACAGAACTCAGCCGTGATAGGATCTTCAGGATGGATCTTATCGTAGACATAGTCGTGGCCATACGTGTGCTCACAGGTAACCTGTTCGTCTACTGTTTTCGGCTTTTCGATATAAGAGAGTGTAAGCGTGTTACCTTCACCACCTGCTACTGCGACCAGGTTGCGGAAATACACCTTACGACCATGGAAGATTGCATAGCTTTTTGCAGCGTTATCCTTACTAAAATCTAAGTAATAAGGTATCCATGTCGTATCTTTTGTTATGTTCTTAGGTTCGGGGAGATCTTTGACCGGGAAATCAGCTCTCAGATCACGACGATTTTGGTTGAAATGATGGCAGATCTCGTTGGGTATAGCACCCATGGGGATCATCATACCCATGAGGTTATCTCCTGCAACATTTACGCTGCCGTAACATGCCATATTACCTTCTTGACCTGTATAAGGGTCACGCATTCGGAATACTCGGGTGTTGTGGTCTCGATCATAACCGATGAGCATGTATTGGACGTCTTTGTATTCAAAGCCTTCTTTGATACGGATCTTGTTGGAGAAAGGTAGAGGTTGGAAGTTTGCATAAGGGTTTTTGATCCCTGATGTTCCAGTAACGTCAGATACTTCCTTCTTAGGAGCTTCTTTAGTTGTTGTGTTACTAGCAACAGCGGTATTTGTAACAGGTTTATTATCTTCCAATGGTAAGGTTACAGGTGTAGAGGTATCACCTGCATTGAAGAAGAAGTCAGAGACCTCTTTACTGAAGACTATTACTTTGCCATCATCATCCCATCTAGCCAGACGGATTCCGTCACTGTTATTGATGGTGATGATCTGTGGGTTATTCTGAACATAACCCACTCCATCAACTACATTTAACCCCATGATGTCGGTGAATTCTCCCCATTGGGTATCTCCAACTTCTTTGGCTGCATTGACGATGATGTCAGCCTTATCTTTCGGTAACTGTTGGAACATGGGATCTGCATAGGTGATAGAGGATATCATCACAGATACAGCAAGTAAAGATTGCTTAAGCATGGTTAAGTACTCCTTAAAATAAAAATAATAAAATCATGCTACGCAGGATAGACCTTACGTAGCATGATTGATAGATCAGTTAGAATTGGCTTCGATATTGGCTGATTCTGCAGTCTGCCAGAGAGATTCATCATGGTCTTCATTGACGATCATGCTGCTGATAGTCGGGTCAAAGACGGTGGCATGTGCAGCATAACCACCCATACCCTGATCCATGCGAACCAATTTACAATACTGATCCTTATCAGTACCATCACTGTCTTTACAGAGATAGATGAGGTCTGATACCTGATAGGCAGTCCATCCATCCTTCTTGAACTGGAATTCTTTTTCACGGTAGAAGAACTCTTGACTACCGTATTCATTTACTTTGTCAATGAGTCGTTTTCCCATTTTGATATCGTTTTTATTGCGGGACACGATATCAATATCGATGCCGTTTAACGGGCTGTCAGCACCTTCATTAGGTGCTACCTCTTCAGCATGTTGGATTTTGTTGACTTTTGCCTCAGAGGCAAATGCAACAATCAAAAGAGAAGACAAAATAGAATTGATGATAACATTTTTCATGTGATGCTCCTTTAAAATTAATTAAATTAACGAAGATTGAACTTCATCTTCATGTTTGTGATATATATTTGAAATTTTTTAGATTGTAAAATAAATAAACATCATAAACCCTACTACAGGACACTGATAGTCCTGTAGTAGGGTAAAGGATCTATGACGTGTATACGTCTATCCGAGTGCAATGAGGAAATGACGTGTATACGTGAGAAAGGCTTGTTTATTGATGCCAGAGATGGTCTTTGTAGAACCATACCTCTTGGATAGATTCAGGGGTGATCTCAGCTTTGCTATCTGTGATCAATATACGATCTCCGTATCTTTGTTCCAGTTTAGTGATATCAATAGCTGCTTTCAGCACCTGATCATCGATATCACGTACTTCGGTGATATCGAGATAGTCAGTATCTGGCGTGATCTTAAGTCTGCTGTAGAAGACTGAAGAGCCACTAGACTCATGTTCGCTGACCTGACAGCGATAGTGAGATTTGAGTCTCTCCTGTAGCTCTTGCGTGGTTAACGTAATGGAATCAGGTTTATTAAGGATAGGGGTATCGATAGACATGGATAGTTCCTGTATGGGTTATCGGGTCATAGATGCAGCACCATCTAGGAGGTGCTGGTAAAGAATAGCATCATCATCAGACTCACGTTGTTTGCGACGATGATAGTCTGTCAATGCTTTTTCAGTATCTTCTACAGAGAGATGATTCGGGTCATCTTTTAAGATGACACCGACATCTGTGTTACGACAAGTACAGATATAAGCTTTCTTGTATTCCTTACAAGTACAAGAAAGCGCATCTTTACTCTGACTACTGATCAATGCCACCTCACCTGAGATGACATTATTTACAATAGCTTTCTCTCTTTGTTCAAGAGCACCAAGAAAAGCCACTGTAATCACACCCATGATGACAAGCATCAACTCTCCCTTGGTGATTTGCTTTAAGCTATCTATCACCTCTTTAAATAGATTTCTCATACGACACCATAAGCAGAGAGGATGACATAGATCAGGTATCCTAGCACACCTAGGATACCGATGATCATCCCTAGAATAAATACTTTACCCATAGTGGACACTCCTTAAAAATAAAAGTAAAGATAGAGCTACCCATCCTCCCTATCGAGGATGGGTGCGGTTTATGCCGTTTAGGTTTAGACGCGTGATTACATCATCCGGAACACGCGTTCACGCTCATCTGTGAACGTCTTGATTCTTTCATAGACGAACACGGTATGTGCTACTACGAATAGGGCTGAGATCTTACCCCAGAGCAATTTGATTGCCCAATGCCAGTCATACTGCCAGGCACACCAAGAAATGGTGCTGTTGGCAAGAACGAAGAGGATTATCAATGTTACCGCTTTTTGCAGTGATTTACCACTGATAAGTTCAAGTTGATAGAACTTGACCATACTGCGAATGCCCAAGATAGCAACCAGTGCATAAGCCGCGCTAACTACCATAGGGCTGAACCAGGCATAAAAAGTGGTAGTGAATTGTACAGTGTTCATGTGTTAAGTCTCCTTAGACGAATATCTGAGAGGATCAGGGATGATCCTCGAGGAAAATGTGAAAAGATATCTCTCAATATCGATGAAAATGACAGACTACTGAGGTTGTCTGTCATGATTGTGATATATATCTGAGATTTTTTAGTTTGTAATTTAGACGACATAAAGCCTTACTAGGACTACTTAAAGTCCTAGTAAGGTATAAGAGGGTTTATGACGTTTACGTGATTAACAATGAACACCTCTTAAAAACCTCCATTAAGTTCCGAAGAGATAAAAAGGGATCTCTCTTGTCTTCTCAGCGCAGTATCGGACATCATCCAACTCTTTAATCCCCATCCTGATCAAACACTGAACGATCTCGTAATACACGGGATTAAGGCTACTATAATTGGTCTTATAGACGTTATCATACCCACCACCAACCCTTGTGCTGTTGGACCCAAAGGGATCAACAAAGGTTATTCTGGTCTCTCCTTGATATGGTAAAATAATAGACCAATGGCAATCACTTCTCTCCCCACAGATAGCGACCTTAAATTTATCTGCTTGAGAGAGGGTGTATCCAGTCACCTGAGTGATCAAAAGGTAACGTGTAATAGCATCTTGTTTTCGGCGATATACCTCATACTCAGTGAGTTCAAAACAGTGTAACATGACGTGGAGTTTATATAAATCCAAATCTTCGTTGAAGATGATCATCTCTTAAAAACCTCTTTATCAGCGCCAACCATAAAAGTTATCAACTTGTGCTAACGATGGAAAATCACCCTTAGTTATCTTTCTCGGTGGTGTTTTCTTTTGGTAAAAGTGTAAGCCTCTAACACCCATTTTGGTCAATAGCTTCACTAACCAGCTAAAACCATAGTCGGAAGATCTAAATCCGTGTATGGTGGTGATATTTAAAAAGCAATTCGGGAGGTATTTGTTAAATTTCCCTCTTACATAACCAGAACCATAACCACCGTTGATCGTGTAGTATCTAGGACCCCAGCCTTCACCATGTTCACAAAGGTTAATCTTGACATAAGGGTCGCTATGCCTGCGATAATTGTATTTTTCATAATGCTCATTCACCACAGTAAAGGTAAATATCCTTCTCGATCTTCCTTTGGTAAACACCAACTCTGTACGGTCATACATGTCCTCGACCGAAAAATCATAGTTAACCTCGTAATCCCAACCTTCTTCTATCATTGTCTTAAAAAGTCTAATAATCCCATAGTAGTTTAGAAATCGTTGATCGTCAGCAACAGGATAGTCATCTGTCCAGAGCATCTTATCACCCTGGAGGAATGGAATCATATTTCCCTGTGAATCTAACTCTATTTTCTCTTCGCTGATCCCAGAGCCAACAAAACCCTCTTCAGCAAGGTAATCCAAGAACTTCAAGAAACCTTTATCAATCTTGAGTGGCGTATGTTCAACTTCTTTACCACAAGACTTCCCACTAAAATCACCTTTTCTCGTACGGACAAACAACGTGGTGTTGCTGCACATCGGGTAGAAAAAGTGCCATGGTAGAACGATTTTCATAAAACAAGTGTGCGGCTTGTTACCAAAATAGTCTTCATGATCCTTATCGATGAAATACCTATCACCAATGTCCCTAGTAATAATTTTTATCAACCTTTTTGTTCCACCTGGTAGTATGTAGACGATCCTGTTTATCAAGTATCCATGATCACATCCTGTACCTTCAATCACATCCTGGTAATAGTAGGTTGCAGTTGCTTTTATCTCTTTCAGTAGTTTTAGGATGTTCTCATACCTGCATCTGTGGTTCCTAGGTAACTTCTTAGGTAGGCTCTTCTTAACAGTTTTGGTACGTGTATATTGGGATCTCTTAATGTTCTTTACTCTTTTACCAGGAAAAGATCTACTCTTCTTCCTAGGTTTATCTTCATCTGACATACTAGAATAACCTCAACTAACATGATTCTAAATACATCAGAATAAGATCATCAGTAAACTCATCAACGTCATAAAGCCTCAGTAGTACCTATCAGTGGTACTACTGAGGTAATGCTGTTATGTTGTCTTGTAAGTACTGTAGTGTTGTGTGTGTATCAGTGTTGTTATGTTGTTTTATAGTGTTGTCTTACTGTGGTGTAATAAAGTTGTACTGATTAATAGGAATATTATTTAACTACTTATTTTCAAAAGTCTATAAATTTAACCACCTCTAGGTTACTACGTACCCTAGCGCGATTATTTCTTCTCCGATTAATATCCTTACGTTCCGTTACACTACGTTTCACTTCACTTCAGTCATTAATCTCCGAAGAAAAATCCTGGCTGATTTTTCCAAGAAAAAATCAAAGAATCAGCCAGAATAGATTCAAATAAAAATTTAAATCATCATACCATACTACCCTCGTAGAGGGTAGTATGGATGTAGTCAAGATCAGAGAGGATCTTAGAAAGGATAAGATCCTCTCCATCACACAGATGTCCTCATAGCAGGCTATTTTGGTGAGGACATCTGTAATGAAGGAATCGGATCTTGAAACGACAGTAAAAGATCCTAGGCTTACAGCTAAAGCTGTCGGTGCAAGCACAAATGTTTTATTATGCTTTCAGCTTCAGCCGGTCTCGATGAGATCTTCGACCCCATTACATCTTAGCGCGCACGCGACGATTTTTAAGACAAATAATATTCCTATTAACTGTGTGGATTATTTTAGCTTGATTATCGTGGTCTGTATTTCCTCGAGGATCGTCCCTGATCCTCTCAGATAGACGCTATGCGTCATTGCGTGGTATGTGTATATAAGAAGACTCGAAATCTAATGAACTTTTCACTTAAGGATGCAACCATGATTAAATATACCCAAGAAGATCACTTAGTCCCAGTCTACCGTCGTAGTGATGTCAGTACGTCCCAAGAAGACTACACTGACGATATCACTCGTAGTCAAGAAGACGTCGATGATCCCACTGAGACCAAACTGATCTTGAAAGACCCCTCCGTGGAAGATGACAAGATGACTGCTGATGATCTCACGACTGATCCTGAGAAAGCCAAAGAAGTAGAAGAAGCTCATCCTGAGCTCACTGAAGAAGTCGAGGAAGAAGAGGCTAATGACACTGATGCTATCGGTGATGCTAACAGCGATAGCGACGATAGTGATATTAGTAGTGATAATGATCTCTCTGTAGATGACGATATCCAAATCAAAGAGAGTAATGATAGCAAAGACAGTAAGGATGACTCTAGTAAACATGAAGAGACGCATGAGGAGTCTAGTGAGACGACTACCAGTAGTGATGGTAGTAGCACGACTACTGTAAGTAGCAGTAGTACCACCAGTACTGAGAGCTACTACCACACAGAAGCATCGCTAATCATGGAAGTATTACTAAGAAAGCCTGATATCTCATTAGAGAGCTATCGTCACATCGAGACATCATTGAACTACTTGGAATCTCGGTTATTTAAGGATTATGTTCCTGTGCTCTCAGTAGAGGAGCGTACTGAGAACAGAGTAAAGCTGATCAACAGAGCGATGAAGGTACTCAATGGGTTGCCTTTTAAAGGTCGTATGCCTGTGCATAGACCTGTGTTTAGTCTAGAAGACTTCATGTTAGAGGATAGTCATTACGCCATCATCGATCCTAGTAAAGATATCCCTAGTCAGATCACTACCCAGATCGATATCCTAGAGTCACGGGACCAGCCTAAACTCTTCAAAGTAGGCAAAGAAGTCATCAAAGACGATAGCACCTGTGATTGCGAGTTAAAAGAACGCGTATATCATGCTCTAGAGAGCCTACAGGACCTTACACCTCTGCAAGGTAAGGTACTATCCATCCTCCACCACTACGTCATCCACAAAGCCATCTAAGAGGTATCTATGCCTGCTGTCAGACTCAAACGCAATGAGATCACGTCCTTCATCCAGGAGAAAGTCTTAGACCACATCACCTATCCTTACACCTTAGTCTACGAGTCTGACGAGATCTATCGCAGTCAGTCTACTGAGATGGAGTACAGACTAGGCTTTAAGAACTCTGACAACATCATGCTGATCAGAGTCAGATACACACCGATTGGTATCGATGATGTCGATGTCAACATGGTGGTACTCGCTGCACCTCTACAAGGTGAACATCTCTATCCGGTACTGACGATATCAAGGGACTATGAAGAACAGTTGAAGATGATCACACTCAAAGTCGTCAATAAGCTCTTTCAAGTACCTGGATATCAATGATGACGTCATATAGCCCTGATACACCTGTAGTAGGTGTATCAGGGAACTCTTTAATGACTATTATTAAACACACCCCTAGTAGTACCACTGATAGGTACTACTAGGGCGTTATGACGTCTAATCTTGGTTGTTCTGTTCATTTTCAATAGTAAAGGATACTATAATCCAATATAACCCCTCTAGATGGCTTTCTAAGACGATATACGCATTTACCCTTAGTGAGTATATTAGTTTATCAGTATAACGGCTTAGACAAGCATTTATAAAGTATTTAAGAAATAATGTCGTATAGACGTCATATTTCCTCGATGTTACCATCGGTAACATCTCAGATAGCCGCTACGCGGCATAGATCCTCACTAGGACTACTTAAAGTCCTAGTGAGGTATGATGAACTTGTTATAACTCTAAATAATGGCTTTTATCATAGTTCTCCGTCTGAAGCAAAGAACCTTTCACGCCACGATCTGCAAGATAGCTGATCAAAGAGAGCATAGAAGGATCCATAGATGCACCATGAGACTGATCCACCACATCAAAACGATGGTTCCTAAAGACGTAGTTGTTACCCATCTCCATGATATCCAAAGTCTGTTCTTCCAAGGATCCAAAGTAACGTGGGATATGGATGGAGATATCAGGATCACCGTAGGTGTACATCGAAGAGTGAAAACCAGTTCTTGCTTCGATACGAAAGACGTGGTGACGATCACTACCTTTCAAGGTCAAGATGGTGTTGACATAACCATCCTTGACTTGCTCGACATAGCACTCAGTATTGGTATATTGCTTCATCTTAGTTAAGAGCTCATCTACAGTGAAGATATCTTTCTTCAGGTGTTTCTCTTCACGAGAGATGATTTTATTCACCTCAAGATCCCCAATGGTTACAAAAGGACATTCTTTCCCGATGAAGTAAGTTTCAGACAAAGACTTGACTCTTCTTAAGAGCTTCAGGAGTCCTACCATGGACTCCTCAGCATAAGTCGAGGTATGGACTAAACAATCATTCAACCCTGATTCATAACACCAACATTGTCCTTCACGAGTGGTGATGAAGTAAGATTGTCTTTTGGTTGATAAAGATCCCCATGGGAATAAGATCGCTAAATGATGGTCGCCTTTAAAGTGGCGACCTGTGACTTCACCACGAGGATCTTTGTAGCTGTTAGCATACATGTCTTTTCGGGTATGGATCTCAATGGTGGTTAAGACATCATTACGGTCGATAGCACTGATCACGTACTTACTGTACGGGATCTTCTTGTTACCACTCATGGTGTCTCTAGGTTCAGTCACATGGAGTTTAGTAGCATTTTCTAAAGTGGTGTAGATTAAGTCATGTAAACCACGGTAAGAATAGAACTTGTTTCTCAAGTGTTCTTTATCTGCTTTAAAACACTGGTACATCAGTAAAACCTCTTGTAATTACGGGATACATAACCGTATTTTACGCTGTAAAGAATAAAAGTATACTACAGCTAGTAGGAATATTATTTGTCTTATTTCGCGTAGTTTAAGCTGCATAAAGATATGTGCTGAATCAAATAATAAAGTATAGTTTAGTAGAGAATTAATTCAAGTGATCGAGTTGATCCGATACGATTCAAGCGATTCAAGTTGATTCAAACGAGTTGATACAAGTCGATTTGAGCGAGTAGAGTTGATACGATTCGATACGATACGAGTATGAGTAGAGTCGATATGAGTAGAGATTTTTTATATTAATCATCAGTGGACCACGGGTCCACTGATGTAAAGACACTA